AAACTCCCTACCCACAAAATTCAATAGATAAGCGTTTTAAAAACTCCCTACCCACAAAATTCAACTCCCTACCCACAAAATTCAATAGATAAGCGTTTTAAAAACTCCCTACCCACAAAATTCAATAGATAAGGGTTTTAAACCAGTGTTCTGTAGATCATTTCCACAAAATTCAATAGATAAGGGTTTAAACCATCATTATATAGGTTCCTTCCAACAGATTAAGGGTTGAGGACTGCATTATGTGAGTATTTTTTTTTAAGCGGGATGTTTAACAATTAAAATATGGATGGTATGAACGTATATGGCTTTGCGCCTGACTTAGATTTGAGTAAGGAGGTAGAAGGTTCTATTTTTGGGGTAAGAGGGATAGAAGGCAGTGATGGGATAGTATATGCTAAGGTAGTTAGCTGTGTAGACGTTAAGGATTCCAGTTGTGAGAGGTGTATTTTTTATGATTGTTATAAGGATAAATGTTTGTTATCGCGTAGTGATAGTTGTATAGATGGAGGCTGCCATAGAGGGGGAGTAGGCGGCGCCTTGGGCTAAGGCCTGCGGTTGTAGGTGGAACGTAGGTCGGAGCAGAGCCGGAACAGTTTATTGTGGAACTAAAAAAAATAAAAAGGAGGAGATAGCGATATGAAAAAGGCATTTAAGATATTTTCTATTATGTTTGTCATAGAAATAGTGCTGATAGCTATTTTAGATGCTATGGCGTAAGTGAGAAAAATTTCTTCATTAATTTTCTTATGCTTTAGACAGAATGCTCCCATCTTCGCAGATGGGAGCATTTGCTTTATGGGATTCATGGTGCAGCAAGTCGGTTCGATTCCGGCGATCTCACACAACATTAAAATAGGGAAGAACATGTTAAAAGAAGAATTTGAAGAACTGATTAAAAGGGAGGTAACCGAAAATCAGTATAAAAACATAGAAACGGCATACGAGGCTTTGCCGGAGTATATGGATAAGATGTATTTAGCAAGTGCTATTTCAAATGATATTGGGAAAGCTATTAATGTCTTATCGTTTTTAGGATCGCATATAAGCGAGTTAATGGGTTCGATAATAATCGAAAGGCAAAAGGTGGAATCATGTGCCTATGATTTAATAAACAAATCGCATGAGGAGGATGACTTGAAAGCAAGAGAGATTGCCGTGCGATTAATAGGAGAGAGGGGAACAGTGGCATACACAGTAAAAGAAGGGCTGCCATTGTGGGGACAAGATAAAAAGTTTATAATAGAATTAATAAAGGAGGATAGAAAATGAAAGACGGTATTGTATTGCATCCAGAGCATGGGTTGAATCCATCCATAGAACTATGCATAGTATGCGGTGAAGAGATGGGGATTGCTTTATTAGGGAATAACATCAAAGGGCAGGCGCCGCATCATATATGCACGGGAGAAATATGTGACAATTGCAAAAAGATAATAGATGACGGAGGTTGTTTTATTATCGAAGTTGAGGATGGATCAGATCAAAAGAATCCGTATCGTACAGGGAGATATTGCGCGATAAAGAAAGAAGCAGCAAAGAAAATACTTGGACAGGAGCATAGTATTGTGTACATGGAAAAGTCTGCGTACAGTCAAATAATACCACAAAAATAAAGAAAGATATGTTTACAAAAGAAGAGCGATTATTCATATGGAAAAAGGTATATGAGATGATTGATAGGTTAGAGGATGGGGAATACATATGTGTTGCGTTAAGAAATGTAGTGTTTATGTATTTCAAAACACATAAAAATATCTATGAGTTTCGTTCAGACGAAATGGTGAGAATATATTTCCCGGAATTGGAGGAGAAGATAAGTATGGGCACAGAACCAGAGGGAACAAGAACGTTTTATGGGTGGTTTGGTTGTCTTAGTCCAGAAACGAAGGAGGTAAGGCTGAATATTGTGAAAGATATTATAAAAGAATTAGAATAGTATTTTTGTTAATCTATTTTATTCATCAAATTAAGTTTTGGGTTTTGGCATGTCGGTTCGTGAGGATAGGCATGCCTATTTCTGCATCATAGAGGGGATGACGCGGCGTGCCGGTGCGTATGTGCCGGTCCTGGTTCGATTCTGGGCATCTCACAAACAATAAAACAAAAAAGTTATGAGAATATATAAGAATGATATTATAAAGGCGTCAGCAATAAGCACCGGAGCCGACAGAGGCGTGTTGCTGTGTTCAATAACAGATTCAGGCTTTACGTCTATAGCGGGCGTAATATCGGCTGTTAAGGATAGGTTACCAAACGAAGATCACAAGAAGTATGTATCTAACTTTGGCTTTTGTAAAAGAATTTGGATTTAAAGCCGGAGAAGCATGGAGTGAAATAACAGAATATGCTTACGGATGTTTATCGTATTCCGATTTTGCAACAACAGAGATGCTTATACCGGAAGGTTCGGAGCATTTATTCAAAGACATTTACACGGCAAAGGCCGACGAATTATATCATCATGTCCTGGATAAATTCGGATGGGCGTGGCGTGATCCGAAATATAAGTCAGAAACAGAATTATGCGCGATGCTAAAGTGGGCAAAAGAAAAAGGCTTGACCATTGAAGAGTTAAGTATTTAATTGTTAAACATAAGGCAGTAGTGGTGCGTGAGTATAGGTGCTGCCGTTAAAATATTTTATAAGATGAAAAAAGAAGAGATTCAAACTATTTTATACACAATCAAAGAAGGAGACAGTATTAAAATCAAAGTACAAGACAAAAGTGAAGAGATAAGACTGCGGGATCATGTAAGAAGAGTACAGAAATACGGATACAGGTTTTGTTTGTCTCATTTACATGATGGAATTTTCTATCTGGAGAAGTTGAAAGAAGGGGATAAGGATAAATACTATAGAGTAATAAACAGAGGAAATGGAAAGACCGGAGTATAATAAGCTACGCAAAATGGCTAAGACTACTCCAGGTCTGATAGTGGACGAGGTGCAAAACATGATGCGTGTATCGCTATACGATAATGGGGAACTTAAGAAGGTGGTAGTAGTAATGAAATGCGATTCTTTTTTACAGTCAAAAAGTAACATAGAAAAGATAATGTTATTATCATCTTCTATAGAAGATAGAAAAAACAAAGAAAAAAATAAAACAAAATCAGAAAATGAACAGAATAACAAAAACAAGAGAAGAAATAGGAGGAAAACAGGTTGATTTGACCTTTTACGGGCGCTTTTGCAGCCTTATCGAAGGTGATAGGAAGATAATACTAAGGGCAATAAAAAACGGTCGTAAAAAAGGCGTAATCGGGGTCATTCAGCCTGGGAGACATGACAGAATTTGGACCACATGGTCTATTGCTTTTGATGATCTGAGGGTAGGGGATACGGTAGAGTTCAGTACATCTGGAAAATACAATCCCGGATTTCATGCTACGGAAAAGTATGTAGGGTGTGTAGAATGGATAAAAGGGTCGGAATGTGCGATAAAAACCGGTAAGGGAATAGCAGTAGTATTAATTAAACACATAGAAAGGGTGGTAAAATGATGGGGTTGAGAGAATTTGTAGAACTTTTTGACAAGAATGAAGTAAAGAATTTGTTTAATGCATTGTCTTCATGTATAGAATACGTAAGGATAGATTTGCATGTATTTAATATAGGTGCCTATGTTACGTGCCTGTACAGTAATGATCTTGAATCGCTTTCACAGACAGAAGGTTGTAATGTGAATATGATGAAAGAAAAACCAATAGCGATGATCCAGCCAACAGTGAAAGACGGGTGGTGCGCATTCCGCCAGCCGGACGGTCTCTGCGAGCTGCATGACCGAGGACTAAAGCCGACTGAAGGAGTTCTGGCTTCTTGTAAGGTGGTTAAAGAAGACAATGTCCCAACATATGAAACGTCTGTACTTAGAGCAGTAGCTCATGAGTGGGTTAAGGTAGAGAACTTCGCAACTATAATGAGGGTCGTTTTTAAATTTTTGCATGAAAATGAACGTAGAAAATAAATTAGATAAAGTGGTTAATATCCTAAAAGAAAAAGGATTTGTAGTATATAGAAAGGGCGGGAAGGAGCCAGGTGTGTTTTACGCTAAAGAAGGTGACAGCCGGATAGGATTCGTTTATCCCAACAACGGATATATATATGATAGAATAAAAATGTGGTCTTTTTCAAGGATATATAAACCACATAAGAAAACCGGGTCTTCGTGTTTAATGAGCGTCAGCGACGAATTTACGATAGAGAATGCGATTAAGAACATAGAGGATAGACTGTGGGTGAATTATATAAAAGACGATAACAGAAAACGACCAGAAGAATATAAAAATATAAGAGAATTTGTTGGTAGCTTCACTAAATTCTACAGCTCTGTAGAATTAGTTGAGGTTAAGTAGTTTTCCATGCGAGTTAGTTGCCGGCACTGGTCTGTGAAGATAGGTGCCGTTTTTTTTATTCAAGAAAGGAGGACAAAGATGGGAAAAAGAGACAAGGAGATACCTTATGAGGTAGTCATACAGGAAAGAAAAAGAGTGGATTTATACGGTAACGTAGTGTATTATATCTATTGGTTTGATAAATATGGGTACAATATCACAAACGAATGGAAATTCTGGAGCAAGGGTCCGAAAAAGAAATACGATAGAGTCAATCGTTATCTAACAGATAGTTGGTTGAAGGAATACTGTAAGAATAACAATTTAAAGATAAGTAGAATAAAGGAATGAAAAAGATAAAAGTAGACAAAGTGATATTATATTACATGGATCGGGTAGACCCTGACGGGAACCTATACCGGTTCTATGTATATAAAGACATGGCATCTGAAATAGAATACTTTTGCACGGAAGAGACAGGTAATATGACTATACCAATCGGAGAAGGAAAGTATATTGAAATCGTGCCAAGGGAAATAGTGAAAATACCGGTAAGGGGATATAGGAAGCTTACTGGAATATGGAATCGTGAAACATGTAACGGGAAGGGATGGTATAGGCTTTTTAATTATTTCAAATACAAGCCGACCCTATGTTATTTTAAAAAAGCTGGACATGATGAAAATGGGAACACAAGATACGAAATATCATTATTTAATAGCATTATAAATGTGACAAGATATTTTAATCTGTGGAGAATGAAGCCAGGAAAGTATGTTATGGTAACAAACGAGTGTGGAGCCTTGGATGTTATAAAAGAAAAATTTGACAACATAAATATAGTGGAATATGGATCTGAATGAATTGTACAAAGAAATAGAAAAAGCAGAGATTGATCTGAATGCAAAAAGATTAAAGTACATCAAAGAGGCATTAGTGGAGAACGGTGGAAGTATAAAGCTAAAATTTAAAAAATGGGGAGAAGATAATAATGCGTTTGACTTTGATGATCAGTTTCCGGTGATAATAGAAATTGCTGGGATTCCTATGTTTTTAACGGAGGTGTATGTCAAAAAAAACGATTTTCGTATGGTTCTGCTGGACTATGATGATATGACTTTAGGTGATTTTGATAATACAGGGGAAAATGAACAGGTTGCTTATTTTATTAACTATTGCTTAAATCAAGACAAAGATGGGAAAGAGTAGAAAAGATTATGAGAAGTTTCTTAACTCCATATCTCCAGATAGAGACGATGAGGCATGGATCATTGGAGGAAAGAACAGGTATTGCGGTAGAGAGAATTATGGTACTATGATCAAAAGGTATGATCCTATTGGTTTTAACGTAGGATACAGGGAGTGGGCAGAGCAGCCAGGGTAAGGAGGCGCCCGTCCTGCCATGAGGCCAGCCTGGCTGTTCGTGGCCAGGGCCATACATTAATCAGATAGTGAACGGCGAAAACAATACATAAAATGGGAAACGAATTAAAACTTAACAGCGCAGAAGAAGCAGAAGTAATTTTAAGAAATGGTGGCTGATTATAAAGGTCGCATATATGAATATTACGAGTTCAAGAGAGAGGTCATTGATAAGATAAGATAATTATATACCTAAAATAATAGTTTATGACATTCAAAGAATTTATGAAAGAAGTGGGCTATAACCTACTGACTACCTTTTGGGAAGATTTTAGTATAGCCGACAAGTATGGTATAGCAGGTGTCAAAGATACTTACAGACGTGCGTTTAGCGAATGGAAAGACGATTATAAGTTCTTTACAGAATTGACGCTGGTATTGAATCATAAAATCTGGCAACATTATAAAAGCAATCGTGAACTGGCTGCATTGTATGACCGGTTGTGGCGGGAAGCTGACGAGTATGCCATGAACAACTTTAAGGGAGAAGAACTTGATTATTATTACAGAATAACAGATTAGCTATGTTATATCCGTTTTCATTGACGCTTGATTTATATATACAAGCCGAATCGTTTGAAGAAGCCAAGAAATTAGCGGAAGCATACGTTCAAGATGCTTTGTTAGATACGACTGACTATCCGGGAATAGTGCAGGATGTGTTGGAAGTAGCAGAGTATGGGATTATTGATGTAGAACAATAAACAATCATGGAAGCGAAAATCAAAATAGCCGTATTATGTTTTGATGTCTCAGATATTGATATTATCACGGTAAACAACAGATTGATGGAAACACTAAAACAGAATATAGATCTTCCAGAAAAAGAAAAGTTGAGAAGATTGAAGGAAGCCAAGGGAGGGACATGGTATGACGGATGGCGCCCATACTGTATGATGTGCAACAGAAGTGACAGGATGGTTAGTGAACCTTATGGTTTTAGGTGTCCACAGTGTGGGAATATGATAGGATTTAATCTAAAGAGATTGAAGGAATCACCATTAAATAATGCTTCCAAGGAGGTTGTTTGATACAAGATGTGAAATATAATAAACAAAAAAAATAGCGAAATGAAAGAATTTATATTTGAAGTAGAAAGAAGGGTTTATGGATGGATGAAAGATAGATTATCCATTGAAGCAGAAACACCAGAAGAGGCTTTGGAAAAGCTTAAAGAAATGGCAGAGGATGGAACCAAAAATGGATGGGATGAAGATAGGGTCGGATTAGAGAGCTCTGAATTTGACTATTATGAGGTAGAGTATCCTACTGTAGAAGAAAATAAGGGAGCTACAATTTTTATTTCACATTTAGATTCTTGTTTAGGATGGGATAATGAGGAGGAAGAAAAATGAAAGGAACGATAGTAACAGGTAGCCTAATTGTGTTCAGTGACGGATTTGTTTGGAAAAGATTATCCAACGAAAAAGCCTACAAGATATGGGTGTCGGCAGAAAATGAAGATTTTGAGTTATACAAGGTGAGAGTAGATGATGAGTCTGAGTCATTGATAGAGAGTCTTGAAAACTTGCAGGATGCCTTTAAACAGGGTCATTATGTATGTATAGAAGTAGGTAAGCTACCGTATAGTATTGGTTTAAATTACTTACGAAATCTGCAAGAGATGTCGGTGGAAGCTGTAGAGTATCTAACAGGACCAAAAGAATATAGCAGGGAACAGGCATTTAGCATCATTCAAGAGTGGGCTAAAGAGTTTACAGAGAAATATGGGAATTATGATTTTGATGGCTCATACTATGATGCAATAGATGAATTTATTGATGAGAAGTTAGGAACTATTTAAAATATAAAGATATGGAAGACGGACTTATTACAACAAAAGAAGTAGGGGATTATCGTATAAAAATATACTATGATCCTGATGGTACATGTCCTTGTAAATATTGGGATATGGCAGCATGTTTCTTATGGGAATATAGAGATTCATTCCGACTGCAAGATGTGTGCGATTGGAGAGAAGTGTTTGGTAAATACGGAGATAGCCGACACTCACTTATAGGTGCACTACATAAACTTATTAGTGAATATGTTGAATGGAAAGACTTGCTGAATTATTTTAAGAAAGGCAAGATTGACGGTTATCGAATGAGATATGATAGACATGAGAAAATGTGGTATTTGGGATGGTATAACAATCCACAATACACAGAGTATAAAGGCTGGCAAGAAACTATTAGCGTTTCTCCTTCCGACCTTTATACGTATGATTATACGGATGAATTTATAGAATACTTGGAGTGTGACGAATTGATTCAGATTCTTTCAGATTTGGGCAAAGATATATTTGTCAAAGAATGGTCCACGATAGGATACAGTCAAGGGGATTATGTTAAAGGTATAGCTTTCTGTACAAAGGAGAGGTACACAAAAATGGTCAGTAATAATACTTCCGATTGGAAAATCCAAATTGACAAATTGATTGATGGTGAAGTGAAAGCTATAGGCATGTGGATGTGGGGAGATGTAAAAGGGTATGTGCTTGAAAAGAAAGTGAAATTCGTTAAGAAATACGAAGATGAATCCAGGGAGGATGAAGAGGAAGAAGAATGGGAAGAGATTAATTCTTGTTGGGGATATTATATGGAAACAGACGAATTGATAGAAGAAATAATGAAAGAATATAACTTGAAAGAATGAGGAGGTGGGGAGATCACGGGGTGTATTATCAGAAAGAACACCAAAGAATTACAAATAATACTGATTCAGGTCAATGACTGATAGTGACGGACGCCACAGGAGACAGGTGGGTAAAGTGCGAAGAGCTCCGGTTCAGGGGAGACGCGGGCTGTATCACATGGCGTAAGGCTACGGTAGATGAAATTATTGAACATTTTAAAAGAAGATAATTATGGGATATATATGTACAAAATGTGGTGGAACAAATGTTGCCTGTGAAGCCATAGTAAATCCGAATACCGGAAAAATAATAGATTATTTTGATGGAGCTTTCATGCATGCTATTTGCAGTGATTGTGAAAACGAGGTAGTGATATCTAATGTTGAAGGAGTCAAATATGAAATTGATTCAAGATTCCTTGAATTTGTAGAAAGAACAGGTAAGGAGCCTGAATACGTAGAATGTCAGATTGTGTGGAAAGAAACAGGAGACGATAAAAGAGTGACAATCAAACTATCGCTGAGTATCAACGATGATGATAATGATGCTGTTTTTTATTATTGTAATGGGATAGAATCGTTTCAGCAGCTTGCTGAATACGGAATGAGGGAATTTATTGTGACATATTGTTGGAGTTTCTTTTAAATAACATGCCTTATGAAAACACAAGAAGAATATGCCCGTGAGATTGACGAGATCGTTCTAAGGGATGTAGAAAGTTGCCAAAGTGATTGGTTTAATATTGATAAAGAGATATTTATGCAGCCAGAGAATAAGAACAAGACATTCATCTTAGGGACCCGGAAGACCGGATGTGATCTAATTATACTTGGTGGCACTAATTGTAACGAAAGCACTATGAATTGGGGTTTCGGACGTCTTGGTAATGAAAACTTCTATGTATGCCAGCCGGTAACTTTCTATAAATCCCAGCAGGAAATTAAGAAGGTAAATCCTTTGTATGCTTTCAAAGTAGCTACCGCTTATTTTAGAGAACAAGGGATGATTGTCATTGTAAATTTGAGTATAAAGGTAACAAGATACAGGCTTCCAGTTTATTGGGCTCGTGCTCTGATAAATGGTGATTATACAGGTTTGTCAGATAATGAAGAACGAGAAATAAGGAATTTCTTGGGACGAGTAAAAGAAGATCCCGTAGATGTAGACTGGAAAACAGAAGGTTTTTATTGGTACAATAACGCTAATAATACACCGGGAGAATGTGCAGATTTTATTTTTTACAAGCGTAATGATTAAACTAAAATAATATGGAAACTGCAAACAAACTAATTTATTCAAGTACAAAATTCTTTACAGAAAATGAAGAAGATTATAGAATAACAGTTAGAATCTCTTTGGATGATGACTGCAAAAATAACATATGCGACTGGAGCATAACAGCCGACGTTGACTGGAAAAACAAGCATGGAAAATATGAGGATTACTTAGGAGGCTGCTGCCACGATGAAGTTGCAAAACATTTTCCGGAATTGGCGAAATTCATATCGTTGCATCTTTGTAACCATTATGGTGCTCCTATGTATCCGGTGGAAAATGGCATATATTACGTTAGAAGAAGTGGTATGTCTGTGGCAATGGAGTATTTGCGTATATCAGAACAAGAATGCGTAGAATTATATAAAGCCTCTGAGGATAAGATGTATTTCAAGTATCTGCTTTTCAATCTGGGGATTGTGGATAGATGGAAACGTGAATCAGACGAGCTTCTTGTTGAACTTGAAGACCTGTGTGGCAAGAAATGGGTAAATCCGTATACGCCGGAAAAGGAAAGGTTCACTTTGACATTAACGGACGAGGAACGTTTGCTTATTGAAGAGCGCATTAAAGCCGGGTATTATTCCGCAGAAAATATCGAAAAACGTAGGGAAGAGGATCATAAGGCAGAGATGTTGAAAAAGCGTGCTGAAATTTGTGAGCGATACGATAAGAGAATCAGACAAGCAGAAGCAGAAAAGAAGATAATGCTCTGTGTGTTTGATTATGGGTTGTCTACTGATAATGCTATATATTACCCTCACTTAAATACTTTATCTTTCAACTGGAACAGTTATGGGGAAAAAATCACACAGGAAGAGTTTGATGATTTTGTGAACAAGGTGGACCGCTCTCAGTTGCCGGAAGGTATCAAGTTTGAGCTTAAATAAAATACAGGATATGGAAAGATTGAATTTCGAAACACTGTTTCGTGTCGTAAGATGGGATTACAACCGCTGCTTTAAGGATGAGTCGTTGGACAAAGATTTGTTCATGGAAAAATACGGGAAAGTTATGGGGGAACATTATTACAACAAGTTTGTCCATGAGTTTAACGGGAATATCCTGAAGATGATTGGTTACTTCAGAGGTTCCGAAAAAGAAGGGCAAGTGTTCTGCGATATGATAACCGAATGTATTGAAAAATATGAACAAAGAGGATTATATAGTAGAGGTAAGTTAAACAATTAAAAAGATACTTATATGAACAATTCAATGGTCGCTCACTTGTGGGCAAATGAAAGTCAAGAATCAGCAAATGGTGGTAACTTCTATTTTGAAGGACAAAGTATTTACTCCTATGGAAGACATTTTGAGGTTGGAAGAATCGTGCGAAACAAGCGTGGAGAAAAGGCGTATTTGATTAATGATAGATATTATTCTTCTACTACAAGCAGGCATCAATATTATGTTCGTGAAGCAATACCAACTGGCTCAAAGGTATTCAGTGTTGGATATAATATGTCAAATACTGGTAATATGGCATTTGCCACCAGTGGGTTGGAATCCATTAAAGATGCTATTGAAAAATACAAGAAAGCCAGAACTGAATTGCCTTATCAGAATGTTTGGGGAGCGTTTAAAAATCTGATGGGTTATATTGAGTTCTTCGATATGGGAACTCCTCAGCGTCTTCTTAAAAAGAGTGCAAACGAATGGCTTGGAACTAACCATGAATTATCACGGAAATCAGATAAGATTAAACGTGAACATGTCAGTGAATTGAAACGTATTTTCCAGATATTGTTGAATCATCAAGCACTGGAAGTCCTTGGAACCGTTAATGTGGTTGTAGATGAAGTTTGTGGTGAAGGAACTTGGTTGAAATATCGGGAAAGAGTTGAAAAATATAGAATAAGTAGAGAAGTACAAGAGGTTAAAAAATTAAGGAAACTGAAAGAGCTGGAAGAAGAACGTAGTAGGGATTTCCATGAAAAATTAGAAAAATGGAAGTCAGGAGAACTTGATTTCTTGCATGCGTGTGATCTTACTTCTTATGATAAACCAAATGTTTGGATGCGTATAAAAGGAGGGATTATTGAAACAAGCAAAGAAATAAAAACCGGGATAGAAGAGGCCAGAAGAATGTGGCAGGTTGTGTCACTGTTGCACCAGGGAGGTCAGTTCCGGCATGGCCTGGTAGAGGACGTAGACGGCAACAGGTGGAGAATAAACCGGTATAAAAACGATATACTGACTGCTGGATGTCATCGTATTGCGTATAGCGAGATGGAAAGTATTGCAAAACAACTGGGATGGGTGTAAGTAACCCATCCTGTTTTATAACAATTAAAAACGAAAAGATATGGAAAATCCAATTGTTGTTCCGTTTGATTTAAATACGGCGAGAAAAATTAAAAGTGGAGAAATAGAAGGTTTGGTATTAATTGACGATATTAAAATAGAATTTGTATATGAGTCAAAAGACTGTGCAGATCGTTATAATTTACTTTTTGTAAAAAAAGATGGATCTGGAATAAGTGCTATATATGCCGATACAGAAGGTTATACTCTTGGCGGCAACCCTCTGGAATTGAAAGTGGAGGCTGGAGCGTATTTTAAGGAAGGAGATATATTAACAAGCACTAAAGGATATCAATTCATATATGATGGACTTATTACCGATGGGGCAATGGGAAGTATATGCGGAATGACAACATATGGAGATCTTGAGTTTGATCGTTGCACATTATGGACTGATGTGTATGACAGAGATAAAAATCGGAATGTAAGAAAGGCTATAGAAGAAGAGAAGAATTTTTTAGCAGAAAAGATTATAAAAGCCGAAGACAGTAGAAAAATAAATATAATAAAAAGATATTTAAGTGAATATGAGTATCTATTAGATGAGATGCCGAAACACGACTTCAAACCATTTGAACGAGTGCTGGTGAGAAGAACTAACCAAGAGAGGTGGAAATTGCATTTATTCTCCAGAGGATCAGGAACATATGACGAATATGAATGTTTGGGAGGCGAAACATTTAGTCAGTGTATCCCATACGAAGGGAACGAACATCTTTTAGGAACTAATAAAAACAAATAAGATTATGGAACATAAAATGGTGACAATACCGTTTGATTTAGAAACAGCGAAGAAAATAAGAAACGGCGAAAAATTAGGTCAAATTGTGACAGAGAAAGGGCGAAATAGAGCAGAAATAGTATATGAAGATGATTTGTGCAATGCATACCCTTTATTGGTTGTAATTCATTCGATATCTGTAGTGATGACAGACTGGTTTTCAGTCACGGGGGAATCATTTAGCAGCGAAAATCGCCTCCTTCTTGAAGTTCCAGAATACACTACATTCAAAGATGGAGATGTGTTAAGCAACGAAGAAGGAGGTTATATTTTTATCTTAAATACTAATGGGAAATATTTAACATCTTTGTATGCGAGTCTTGCAGCGGGAACAGATTTTAATATATCGGATGATATTGCTGCAAACGGAAACAATATAGAACGTTATAGACTTGCAACAGATTCGGAAAAACAGATGATGATTTGCGCATTAAAGGCAAGCAATAATCCAAAGGCTAAGGAGTATCTGAAACGTTTCTTCGGAATTGAAGAAAAGCCGAAATATGATTTTAAGCCGTTTGACAAAGTGCTGGTAAGAGACGAGGGCGATAAAGAATGGCATATCAGCTTGTTTGCAAGGGAAATTGTGGACGATTCTGATGGATTATCTTATAAGTATGAATGTTCCAATGGAACATTATGGGACTGTTGCATTCCTTTTGAGGGCAATGAATGTCTTTTAGAAACTGCTGAAAATCCAGAAAAATGAAAACGGTAAAGTTATCTGATTTTTCTCCTTATGACAGAAACAAAGGAGGAATACAAGAATTGCATCATAAAATTGAGTCCAAAATACTTCAGTATTGGGGCGAAGATAGTGGTATTCTGATCGGCATCACTCCGATATATAAGAGACGTTTGTGGAGTAAAGAAGTAAATGTTATAAATGATAAACAATAAATATGAAAACAAGAACATACGAAGGGGTGCAGCACGGAGACTGGGTAAGATGTGTCTTATGTGGAGCACAAATGCTTCTTCCATGTGGAGCTGACAAATGCCCGGAATGTAGCAGTGAAGGTACTTTAACGTGGGTAGATGAAGATAAGCAAGAAATGGATGCTAAACATCTGGATTGTCTTGCCCCAATATGCAAATTAGAGTTACAAGAATATCTGTCCCCAGAAATTTTGAAAATGGAACATATATGAAAATAGAATACATACAAAATGTAAATGCGGTGCAGTCACTATCATTTAGAAAGAAGGGGTCATGAATAAAACAGACGAATCAAAAGAACAAGATAAGCATTGTAGTATATGTAAGTTTTACCAGTGCATAAATTTCTTTATGTACTGTACGAAATTACAGCATCGTATCAAAGCGTCCAGAAAGAACGGTTGTAAACATTTTGAAAGGCATAAATAAAAGAGAAATGAAAATATTAGCGTTAGATATATTTACGAAAAATGTAGATAAAACGCATTCACTATCAGTTTTGACGTTTGTAGACACTACATTAAAATCATAAAAATATGTATGAGAATATTTTAAGCAACATGTTAGGATGTCAGACATATTGTATATCAGACAGCCCCTCGAATAGATACTGTCTTATTGGACCTATTGAGTGCAATGAGAAGTTAATAGAAGTGTTTAAGAAGGGGATAACAGTAAAACTCAAATATGTGGAAAAACGGGTCCTGGATACATTTACGGACAACGGAATCGACCTGAGCAATTACACTCACTGTGTTATTGTGAAGCGGAATTTTTATCTCGCTTGGTAACAGCAAAATATAAATGATATGAATAATTTTATAAGGTATATAATCACATAGAATATTATGAGTGCAAGTAAAGAATACAAGGCGGTAAGGAACTGCATACTAAATGAACTTCACCTTGCCAAAGAAGATATAATCAAAAACATAGAACCATTATTGGAAAAGCTTGTAAAACAGTGTATGAATAATACATATGGGAATAACAATCAGATAGAAAATTGGATCAGATGTATGGTTAATGACGAACTTAAACAAAGAGATTATGATTTTGTAAGAAGAATATGTAAGGAGGTTATAAAAGATCATGTGTTGAATGAATTGAACATAATTGTAAGTTCCAAAAATGAAAGAAGCGTATGTGAAAATAGAGTACCATCAAGAAAAGATGGTTTATATCTAATCTATGGAAACGGACACGCTGAGCCGTTTACTGGAGAGAATATCAAAAAGAATGTGAGGTACATAGGATTAAAGCACAAAGACGTATCGTTTGCTATCTCACTGACGGAGCATGATAGAGTACAATTGCTTGACGATGATAGCCTCGAAGTATCTGTAAATGAAACATATTACGAACGTGAATGTGATGCGCTGTTTGATTTTGACGGACAGAAAAATACGGAACGCCTTGTAGCCAGAAATCCAAAGTTGAAAAATCTGCTGGAAGATGGAGAATACATCCCTTCATTGAGACAACTCAACCTAATTGCGCATTACAAAGGCAGCATAAACAATGCGCTTGAATACATAGGTGCAGAACCGTTAGCCTTCTCGGCGTGGTATTGGTCCAGTACTGAGTACAGCCAGTACCACGCGTGGTACGTGAGCTTCTCCAATGGCGGCACGAACGTCAACAACAGGTCCAGCAGTCACAGGGTTCGGACGGTAATTGATTTTTAAAAAGGATTACATATGATAACATTAGTAAAAATAAAAGACAACACAAAAACTCCTTTTGAATATGCTTCTGACATAGAAGCGTTTGAAAATGGCAGAGAATTTATTTTCAAGCCAGGGGTGAATGTGATTATAGGGAAAAACGGTAGTGGAAAATCAACTTTGCTTAACATCATATCAATGTATGCGTTGTGCGAGAAATCCATGTGCTCTGAAATGCCGGCTGAGGCGCTGGATTTTCCACCTATATTTGATGATGATGACAAGGTTCTTGATGGGATTGATATATCATCCGATTATGCAGGGAAAGTATTCCGTTTATTGCCGTCAACGGAGACAAATCGAGATAGTGTATTAAAAAACATCAGCAATTTCGATTTGTATGCGAATAGTATTCAAAAATCTTATGGGGAAAAAGTGGTGTTATCATTGGAATCACTTTTCAATTTAATGTTCAGCCAAAAGGATTATGCGTTTCCAATGCAAGATCTTGCAGAATACAAGAAAAAATCAAATGCATTTTGGATCAAAAGAATTGATAACCTGTTGAAGTATTATAAAAGAAACCGCATAACATTAACAGAAAGCAGTTTTGAATATACGGTTCTCATGGATGAGCCAGACAGGAATCTTGATATTGACAACATAATGCAGATTTACAATGTATTGTCATTTCATAAACCACAAACACAAATTATAGCCATAATACACAATCCGGCATTGATTTACAAATTAAGTAAATTAGATTGTGTGAATTTCATAGAGATGACAGAAGGGTATCTTAATAAAACTTGTACATTTGTGTCTAACTAATTAAAGGCGAGATGAACTGGAAGAAATTCAAAGAGGAAAAACCTCCAGAGGGAGAAGAAGTGTTGGCCTATCACCCAAGTTGGATAGATGAAGATTTCAACCCAAGAGGTATAAGAATAGGGTTTTGGAATGGAGGGGACGATTTTAAATCGGCTCATTGGTGGGATTATCAAGATTGTTATATCACAATCTCTCATTGTGATTGTGATGATAATTCGCTTTTCAGTGATAGAATAAAAAACAGCATAGAGCCAGAGTTGTGGATATCACTTGATGTTATTACAAATTACTTACCTAACATAAAACAAAATCACTTATAACAATGAGCTATTTTATGATTATTTAACCAACAAAACCACCATACTTTAGAAGGTGGATGAATTGGTTTGATTAATTTTGAATCAAAATTACAGATAAAAACTATCATTCAAAGAAAACGAAGTATCTTGACAAGATGCTTCGCGAATGTTGTTTTGTGTGGAATCATGCGTTAGCTCTACAACGTATATATGGGTGGAATATACGGAACCTGAACAAAGAGGTAGATTGTTTAATTTAATAAATAAAAAGAAATGAAAACAGTTTTTGATTTAAGCAGGGATGAGATTGTATCATTGACATGCAAAGAGATATATCTGTATATAGACAAAGAGCTTGCTGGTAAAGGTATTCCAATTGAAGCTAAAAACTGGAATATAAAGAACGAAAAAGAAGTCGTGTATCCAAGAATGGGAGTTCCGGTATTTATGTTAAAAGATATCGGCATCGGTTTTAGAACCATAGAAGGTGCAACTGAGGTGGCTAATTTGCTTGTCAAGTATAATGCATTTAAAACAGAATCGAGATATCTGGCAGGATCGTATGAACAGTTTTGGATCACGAAGGAGGGTGTTTGCCCGGCTGTTAAAGGAGAAACAGGATATAGCAAGGAAGAGTTTGATAAGATAGATGAGAAAAATAAAAACCCTGAATTGACAAGTATAAATACCTTCAATGACACCGTGAAAAAAGCCAATGAAATTAAAGACAGGGTGTTGAAATACGTGTACAACATAAAACAAGAGCGTTCATATAACAATGACCTGGTTGGTATCTTTGAAAGGTATAAAGATATAGCAGACGGTGATATGGAGGTAGCTATGAATTTTATTAAGGAAGCCTATCCATTCAATGAAGAAACAGAATCGTTTATCAGGAAAAAGTTTGACATGCCTATACCGAACGAATTAGAAAAGCAGTAATTAAGCTAAATTAAATCATTTTGAATCTTTTTTTATTATCAAAAGACATATCTTTGTCCAAAAAAACAAACATAATGGAAGAAAAAGAGATAAAAGAAGCCATGATTGAAGCCCTGACGCACTTAGAGGGGTGTAAGTATTTCGTGGCTACGATAGTAAATGAAGAGGAAAGAAGATTTGATATGAGCCAACGAATGTCACAGCATCAATTGGCGTTAGTTATAAAAGGTATCTTATCTAATAATGAGATGATGATGATGGACGTTTTGCAGTGGTGTTCTGAAAGATTTAAAAACAGTATAGAGAAAGGAAAGAAATCAACTAATTAAATATTAATACAATGAATCGCTGGTTTGAAATTACGGTAAAAGCCGAGATTGATAATATCGAGAACGGCAAAAAAAAGAAAGTAACTGAAAAGTATTTGGTGGATGCCTTGTCTTATACAGAGGCAGAATCAAGATCGTTGGAGATCTTTAAGGATTTGTACAATTCTTTCGAGGTTGTAAAAATTAACCCTATTAAAGTGTCAGAAATCTTTTTCAACGGAGAAGCTGAGTACTGGTATAAGTGCAAGGTGAATTACATTACACTGAATGAAAAGAAAGGTAAAGAAAAGAAAACGCCATGCTATATGTATGTCCAAGCCGGCAATCCTAAGGATGCCGAAGCTGTGTTAACTAAAGGTATGCAGGGCACGTTAGGAGACTGGAATTGTGAGTCTATTGCAGAAACGAAAATCATTGAAGTGTTTAAATACGATCTGCAAAAAGGCGTAGAAAAATTGGGAGAAAAGAAAACTGATGATTGATGTTGTTTCCCGTGTAGCACTTGCGACGGCAATTGTATTATTGGTAGTGGCAGGTGCTACTTTGCTGATAGTGATTAAGACAGAAGAGGTACCAAGATGGTTAATGAACTTACCATATACGTTGTCTTTAACGGCGTTATCCTTTTCAACTATATCGCTTATATCTAAATATATATCGCTTGTATTGAAATATAAAAAGTGGAAAAGAAATTATACGTCTGCAAAAGATGTGGACGAAAAGTGATGATAAGAAGTCATGGCTTATGCCAGGCTTGCAGGAGCAAAGAGTTGACTCCGAAGAAAAAAGACAGAATTACATCCATCAAAAACAGCAGCAAGAAGAAAAAGTTAGAGAACCCGGATTTATCCGGGTTTTTTCGTCTTATGTTGGAGGAGTTGGGTAGTATTCAAATGTCTATGACTGGTAAGGCTATTCATTTTCCTACAGTATGTAACGTATGTCACATACTTCCGAAAAGGATATATAAGTCGGTTGCTACTTGCAGGGATAATATAGTTTTCCTTCATGAATCGGAGCATACGGTATTCGACATGTATCTTGACCGGATGGAATTTGATAAACTTGAAACAGAATTTCCTTTTGTATGGAAGTATGCGGTAAAGAAGGTGCTGGATATGGAAAGCAGGGGAATGATTAAAGAAAGAGGTAGATTAATTATTGAAATAATTGACAGATATGAGAAAACTTTATAAAATAAGAATAGAAGCTGACGATGAACTATCTTTTATGCTCACATACGAAGAGAGAGTTATGGTAAGGATATAGCTATCGCAGTGAAAGATAGAGATAAAGATGAAGTGGGAACAGTGTTACATTGTATTAAAGAAGAATTAATTAGAGGAAGATCATGAAAGAGAAAATAAAAATATTGACAGATTTAGGGTTTGTGCCTATGGTAGAAGGAGAAGGAAATACGTTGTTTAGAATGAACGATGTTGTGATGTCGGTGTCAGATCCTAACCAAACACCAGAGCAGTTGAAGAAGGAGGTTATGTCTTTAATAAAGAACAGAGACATAGCAGAAAGAGGCGGACAGGTTCCAGTAGTTAAAGAGCCGGCGCCTGAGACAGAGCAGGCCCAGAAGGAGGAACCGGAAGCTCCGGCGGAGGAAGCCGCTCCTAACCCTGGAGAAGAAGATTCGAATCCGTTTACAGAAAATCAGGAAACGTTAGAGCCATTTTATATCTGTGATGAATTGAAGAAGATCGAGACTCCCAAATTCGTAAGATTGACATTAGACGGTAATCGTTTTTATGTAAGAAAGATGGACGATGGGACAGCCAAGATATACGCCTCGGTAACAACCATGATTAGAGACGGATTCGTAGATGACAAGACGGCTCTTCAAGAATGGAGACAGGAGATGAGGATGATTGGTCGCAATCCGGAAGAAGTATCAGAATATGATGCAGATAAAGGAACGATCATGCACTACCTATACGGATTGTACTTGACAGGTAGAGATATGGTCTTAAATCGAAGTTTTATAGTTAAGACAGTGCAAGAAGGCAAGCTTAAAATATCAAAAAAGAATCTTGACAAATTCTTTGGTAGCATAGATGATCTTGACGATATGATTGTCAGAGTTATGAAGTTTGCTAAGTTTTGTTCGGAGTATAAGGTTAAGCCGATGATGATTGAAAGAATATTGTCATTAGAAGATTATTTGGTAGCTACGCCGATAGATGCGATGGTTAAAATGACATTCAAATACAAAGAAGAAGGTTATTTTGGAGCCGTGTATCAAAGGGCTACGGGGCAGTTCAAAAAAGGAGATCCGAAGAAGGAAGTGAGAGAAGTGGAGAAGGAAGAAGTGGTCATTCTTGACTTTAAATCGGGAGGAATATGGGAATCATACGCATTCCAATTAGAAGCTGAAAGAAGAATGGTTAAAGCATGGTACGGAATTGACGCACGTATTATGAACTTTTCTCCAAAAAGCACGAGTAGTAAAGGGTACACGCTGAAAGAATGGACAGAAGACAGTGTAGCACTTGAAAAAGCGGACTGTGTGTTCCAACAAGGGATGTTGAATCACCTTAGAAAAGATAAGAAGTTCAAAGTGAGAAAAGGAGTGTTGAATATCAATAAGCCATACAATGAAGAGGATCATATTGTTGTATATGATATTGCTGAGGAAATGTCTAAAAGATTCGTAATATGAGTGATATTGTTATTCCTGAAGGAGATTACGTGGAAATCGTAAAAGCGATATGTATCAATCCTTTTGGTGATTATTTTATTAACATCAAAAGGGGTTCAAGATTAAGATTATCGAAAGATTTGAAAATAGGGGATAAGTATGCAATATGCATACTCACATCTTACGAGAAATATGGCAAGACTATTAATGTGATAATGCCTATACTGGTTAGAAACACAAGAAGAGTATGAAAAGAAAAATTAGAAGAACCGGGGAGATAATAGACATAATTACCTTCAGCGGCTCAACTATAAGAAGCGACTATGACAAAATACAATTCTATGACAGTAACGGAAGTGTGATAAATGAGAGTTTAAATTATTATCTCGATACCCTTCCTGTGGATGATGAAAACAAAGACGTAGACTGGGAACAACGTAGATTCGATCTTGTTAAGGCTTATTCTATTGAGTTTATCAAAACACTGCATAGAAAAGGAGAGATAGATTGCGGAGTATATGTACCAGATGTGGTGTCATGGTCTATAACTATAGCAGATAGAATCATAGAAGCAATGAGAGGAGTTCAAAATGCTTGATTTCAGAAGATACGAAAACGTACCTCGGTTTCAACTTGACCGCAGGCCCGGAAGGAGCCGACTGAAGCTAACCTGCCCGGCTTGCGGAAAAAGCCGGTGCCTCACTCCTTATATTGATGTGGCAACAGGTCAGGTTGTTGGCAACGAGTTCGGAAGATGCGATCATGAACGAACTTGCGGTTATGATAAACGACCTACCGGCAAGGATGTAGGTGACAAAGATCTTTGGATTTCGGGAAATAAGTGCATAAGAGCTTATCGTCCTCCTGTAAATCCTGACGTTGTAAATTACATACCTTTTAGCGAGTTTGAGAGGACTGTAGTTCCAGACGATAGAAACACCGTATTTAGATTTTTATCGTCTCTATGGGGAAAAGAAAGGGTATCTGACGTATTTAGAAGGTATCATGTTGGAACAATGGACTTATGGGGATGGAAAGGGTGTTGTATATTCTGGCAGATAGATAAGGACTTTGTATGTAGAACCGGCAAGATTATGGATTTTTATATAAAGACCGACAGCCAGGGGAATGAGATTGATGTAAAAAGAGTGAAGGAAAAAGACGGTGACAATGAGCGACCTCATGTCATGTTTTATCACTCGTTGCATGCAAGAGACTTCTTGTTTAGACAATGCCTGTTTGGAGAACATCTTCTAAGCCAGTATCCAGATAAGGTAGTTAATTTGGTGGAGTCAGAAAAGACGGCTATTATATGCGCCGTGAATAAACCAGATGAGTTGTTTGTAGCTACCGGTGGGTTGCAGAACTTAAGACCGGAAGTGATAGATGTTTTAAAAGATAGAAAGACTGTAGCTTTTCCGGACAAAGGACAAGCATTTGACACATGGAGTAAAAAGATAGATGGGATGATGATGAAGTCAAGGATAAAAGTATCGGACTATCTTCAGAGTGTTGAGAATGTAGGGGACGGAGATGATGTGGCAGATTTGATAATTAATAACAAAGTAAAAGAGAAATATTATGAGCCTGGACGTTTATATTAAGAGCAAGAAGAAAGAAGAGGATCGTAAATGGGTTGCAAACATCACCCACAACATGAACAAGATGGCACAAAAAATATTCGTATCAGAAAACAAAGAAACACTATACGATTATGTTTGGAGACCGGAAGAATTGGGCAGGGAAATAGATACTAAGGAGATGGTGAAGATACTCACAAAAGGTATATATATTATGATCTCCAAGAGAAAGAGTCTTTTGAGATACGAACCAGAAAACGGATGGGGGTCTTATGATTCATTTCTTAAGTTTCTTATCGAATACAAAGAGGCATGTGAAGATAATCCAGGGTGTGTAATTGAAGCAAGTAGATAACAACATGGAAAATTATAAAAACACTTTAAACGAGGTAGTGGTGATCGAATCATCACCAGAAACGTATTTTGTTTACGCTATTCGTAATGCTATTCGTATCTCTAAATGTGCGTATCCTACAGCCAAGAAAGTAATTTTCAAAAGAGAGGACGTAGAGGTGGAGATCTCGGAAATGGAAACTGAAAGCAGTTTGTATGAAAAGTTTAAAGAGAAACAAAAGGATAGAGTATGGAACTCAATGTGCGGCAACAACGGATTTTAAGAGGCGAAATTTGCCCTTATTGCGGAAGAGAAACCGAGTTGGTCAATGCCGATAAAATATATAGCAGAAAAGGCTTAGGGATGGTTATGATGTGTAAACCATGCAACGCTTATGTCGGTGTTCATGAATCAGGGCCGAATAAGGGAAAGCTAAAGGCCGGCTTGCGGGGCCATCACTGAGGTCTCTTAAGATAAGAGTCCATGCCGAACTTGATAGACTATGGTCTACGCCAGAGGAACGGGAAAGGATGTATAAAGATTTATCTGAATTTCTCGCTATACCGGAAGAGTACACACATATAGGTATGTTTGGCGAGAAGACGATGGGAAAAGTCTTTCAGTTCTGTCATGTAAACAAAGAACGATCAGGTTCGAGAATAGAATGGCATAAGCCTGGAGATAAGTGCCCTAATAAGAACAACCAAATAGTGTCAGGCAGTAGCGCATGCAGAGGATGCCCTGAGTATCTTCATGATGAGAAAGACGGGTATGTCTGGTGTGATCCTGATATGAGTTACGGCAGATTGAAATAGGGCGCGAATTGCCTATCTTTGTGCTATTATTAATCAAAAAAAACATAAGCACATGGGTAGATCGACAGAGTACTACAGGACTCATCCCGAAGCCAGGAAGAAAAAGGCTAAAAAGGACAAGGAGATAAATGCCAGACCGGAACAGAAAGCCAAACGCCGGGAGCTTGGTCGTAAAAACTACGAAACGGACAAGAAGAAGGGCAAGGGCTGGAGGAAAGGCAAGGATTGTTCTCATACCAAGAATGGTCTTAGGTATAAATCAGTAAAAGCCAATAGGGGATCCAAATCGGATACAAAAGGTGACAAAAATGCAAGAGGAGATAGCAAATAGGATAGATATAAGAAGGATATTCAAAACCTCTAAACAGGTTATGGAAGAGGCGTATGAGAATATCTTAAAATACAGGCGGGGAGAGCTTATCCCCGCTAAAACCGGATACGATTATATTGATGAGGCTTTGCTTGGAGGTATTTTCCCTCAGCATGCTATTGCCATAGGAGCCCGCCCGTCTGTAGGTAAATCGTATGTGGCCCAAAAGATATTGGAAAATGTGATGAATCCGATGATCAACCCGCAAGCAGAAGATTATTTTCTTGTCAATTGCGAGTTCGAAATGAATCCTCAAGATCTTCTTCTTCGCAGAATGAGCCAGGATATGAAAAAACGGGCTCCTGAAATATTAAGAAGGCAAGATTCTAATACAGTAGAAGAGATGAGGATGTTTGAAATCCTTCAAGGTGAAATTAGAAATAATATAATATACATCGATGCTCCGTGTACGGTAAAAGAGTTTGAGGCGGCTGTGTATCATATAGCTACTAAGCATAAAGACAAACGTCTTATAATATTTAAAGTCGATCATATTGCTTTGATAAAAAGAATGGGATTGGATCCTAAGTCGGCTATAGATGATTTGGTGGCGGTTATGAACGAGGCTAAATTAGTATATAAAAACATATTTTTCCTCATCATATCCCAATTCAACAGAGAGATAGAAGGAAGGATAAAAAGCCCTCAAGAGCAGCCTCCGCGTCTTTCTGATTTTTATCAGTCTGATACGCTGGGTCAGTTATGTACGTTAATGATAGGTTTGCACAATCCTCGTAGGTACGGGCTGGATAAGTATATGATATTTGGGAAAGACTGGTATCAGACTCTTGATAGGTTTAAAACTGAAAACAAAACATCATTCAGGACAGCCGGACTGGTGTTTCATCATATACTGAAGGTAAGACAGGTTAGTATGGAAGAGCTTACTAATACAATCCACCCAGAGATACTGCCGGGACATGGATGGATGTACGGGGAGGGAGGGACGAAGTTCGTGAACCCCAACCAGCCGCCGACGCCGCCCAAGCTCTATACTGTGGAAGATGTTACGGACAATCAGGAACAAGAACAAGAGACAAGAGAAGAACAGTCATTGTATTAAAAAAAAATAAGAACCATGAGACTAACAGTAGAAGAAAACGAATACCTGATAAGTAAGTTCCTTTTGGTTCTTACTGAGTTCGCAGGGGATGAAAGAGAGATGTTTTTAATCAACTCCATACATGATAAAGCAGTAGCGGATATGAATTATCGTCTTCCGTCTTTAATAAGCAGAGAACGCAAAAGACGAGTCATTGAGCTCCTTAAAGAAGGAACCAGAATAATCAAGGACTTTTCCGGCTATGCAGGTGATATGGGTATGATTAACGAATACGATCGTCTAAAGAAAGAAATAGGTACCGTCCAAGACCAGCTTGGTGACGTAGAAGGTCAACTTCGGGCAGCAGGAGAAGTTATTAAAAAAGAACTTGATATGATTGCTGACCGGATCAAAGAAGACCTTCTCGACCGAGAGCTGGCTAAAAGTAATGCCGAGGCTGAAAGAAAAGCCAAAGTGGATCCAAGATACGAAGTGGCTTTAGGTGATTACAAGGAGATGCTGGAAGTGATTTTTACAACCAGAAACAAGTATTCTACGATAGATTCTGTACATGACGATCTTCGACAGTCGGTATCTACCGGTAGAAATTCGATTATCAAAGAAGGATACAACAGTTAAAAACAAGGAGGAAATATGGAAAAGAAGGAATTTAAAGTAGGAGAAGTGTTTGATGCCGGACTTGTGAGATTAAAATGTGTGGAACCTACGGCGCCAAATGCAGGATGTATATTCAATTACTTTACATGCGGGGCAGTGGATGTGATTGCAGGTCCGTGTAGTCACGCGGAGAGGGAGGATAATAGAGATGTTATTTTCATTAAAGCTGATTAGGAATGTACATCAATTTCAGACAACTTACAGCATCAGACATGACTCCTAATGATCTCGCTAATCTTCTTGCTATAAGACAGAAGGATGCGGTTATGATCGAATCCATGCCGGAAGAAGATGCTGGTAGATATATAGAACTTGGCCTGGTTGAGAAATTAAAATCAGGCGTGATGAGATTAACCAACAAAGGAACGTCTTTTGTGAATTATATAGAAACACCGGAAATGACGGACGAGATTCTGGAAACGTTGAAGATTATGATAGGAATGTACGAATCATATTCAAAAGACATAGGTGTCAGCAGAAAAGAAGCGGAATCCAGATTGTGTTGGTTTATGGGTAATACTTCATTTAAGAAAGAGGTCATACTTCAAGTAACGGAATCTTATATAGCAGAGTCAGGAGATTACACAATGAGCTTATGTAACTTCATATGGAAACCGCCTTCTCAGGCTTTTTCAGTCCATATGAACCTTAAAAACTCAAAGCTCTTTGACCTAATAGCTGAAAAATTTAAGATCGCTACCGAGCCTTATTTGGAGTCTAAGAAGAATAAGGAAATGGATTGGTTGTTTGCCGTATCTAAATTGCCTACGCCGCCGGCTAAAGGCAATCCGGATTATTTGTTTACCGGAAGTTCGGAAACAGACAAAGAGAGGTTGAAAAATATAAAAACGTATTTATTTAACAAAATTAGAAAGCAATGGAAAAAGTAAGAATTAGAAAGATAATAGAGGATATAATTATTACTCAGTTTCTTAATTCGGGAATGGATATAGTTCATGAAGAAGATGTGTCGTTTGAAGAACTTGGATTAGATTCTCTTGATCAAATTGAACTCGAGATGATGGTGGAACAAAAATTCAATATTGTTGTTTATGATGACAATATTAAATCCATCAAAGATATGACTGATCTTGTTTACAAAATAAAAACAGAAGGACATGGGAAATGATATAATTTTATGCATGGCTTTAATAGCATCATTTGCTTTTGTTATACAGTTTTTGTTGTCGATATTAGGATCTGATCTGGATACGGATATTGACATTGATAACGCTTCTGATTTAAGCATGTCTTTGTCGGACATCATATCATTCAAAGGCATAACACATTTTATTCTTGGATATAGCTGGACTACGTACTTTTCGGGTTCCCATTTAGTAGGGATCGTAATAGGGTCATTTTTCTTTATCGTTTTGTTTTACGTATATAACTTACTTCTTAAGTTAAAACAAGAAATGGTGTACGAATGTCCGGAAGATTTAAATGGCAGAGAGGTGGAGATAGTATTTAGATCAGGGAAGAATCATTATATGGTAAATATTTCGAAAAATGGAAGACAGGAACAGATGAGAGTGAGGTGCTTGTCTGGAAAAAATTACAAAAACGGTGACAAGGTGAATATAAAATACGAAGAAGGAGAATTAAGTATATAATTTAATATAACCCCAAATAGTATTAAACCAATATAATTCTATTATAAAAGTTTAATACATCTCTTTCAGAGATCGGGTTATTAGCCTAAGCCTTGAAACAGAGGCTACGTTATTTGAGAATAGATAGTTACCAAGGAATGTTTACCCAAGTTTCTTGCTCTAAGGATGGTGATTAAACAGGAGTAGTGTATTTGACAAAACAGTGTTGCCATTATATAAAACCTCTTATAACATTGGCGATGGGTACTTACAGGAGAAATCCTGACTTATCCCTAACGGGATTTACATCTACCAAGGAGACCGGAAGGTCTCCTTGGGGATGTATTAAAACGGATGAATAACTTTAAATATATTTAATAGAATATGAGATATGGAATTGATTTTGAAACAGAAGAAGAGGAGGATGAAGAGTATGACTGACGAGGAATTTGTATTGGATAATAAGAAAAAGATTATAGTAAGAAAAAGAATATCTTATTTAAACAAAGGGGATAAAGTGTGGATCGTGTCTTCCGACGGGTATCTACTACACACGGACGTAGTTAGAGCCGAACGCGGACGGTCTTATGTGGATATAGACGGTATCCTGTATTGGAAGCGAGGATTAGATGGCAAGCATCGTAATCGTAATAACTACATGCAGTTTGCCATGACACCAGAAGACGGTAAGAAGTATGTCGTATATTACCCGGAAGGATTTAAAGACAATGACTTATGATGGTCCCAGAAACGCATTTGCTATATAAGGAGTTTAATGGTGTGAAACGTCTTGCCATATCTTATTCCCAGATAGATACGTTTCTTACTTGTCCAATGAAATGGTATAAGACTTACGTAGAGGGCAAAAGGTCTACGGAAAAACAAGAAGCTACATCTTATGGTACGGTTATCCATAAGACACTGGAATACTGCTTTAAGAACGGAAGACAGCCTTCTGGTAAAGACCTTGGAGAAGCAATAAGTTACTATGCTTACCAGGAAGACATACCTTGGCAATCACCGGAAAATATGATGATAGCCATGAAGCAATCTGGAGAGCTTCTTGCTTGGATTGTGGATCTGTTTAAAAAAGACGGCAATAGGTTTATGATAGCTGATAGTGATCTTAATCCCTGTGAGAAACTCATCAGACACGGTGCCATAATAGGAGTCGAAGAGGATTTTGTGCTACCGTACCGTCTTCCTAAGCCTGTTAACATAAATGGAGTAATTCATACTCATGTGTACATAGTAGGATCGGTAGACCTTCATCTGGCTATAAAAAGCAAGAACGTAGTTCACCATTATGTCATAGATTGGAAATCAGGAAATAAGGTTTTTGACTCTAAGAAATTGGAAACAAATTTACAGCATCCTATATATTCGTTTTACATCTATAGAAAATACGGTGGGGTTCTACCAGATATGAACATCTATTTCTTTACCAGGACCAGGCAGTATCAAAAGGTTAAGGTAGATGAAGAACGTAAAACAAAATCTATAGAGATGCTAAATGACACTTTATCTAAAATGTATGATTTTGAAGATAATAGTGTAAAATCATTTCAAGCGTACATCCAGGGAGCAGAAGGAGCCAGGTATGGCAAGCGGCGTGCCACCCTAAGCCAGCCTGTTTCGCAAAACAAGCTACCCTGCCCGTCAGCACTGTGTTATTATTGCGACTTTGGATTACATAACAAAAACGAATGCCCTTTCTCTTCGGATTGGGATCCGTCTAAAAAGATAAAACGATGAAATACGATGATGTTCAAAAGTTAAGAACAAAATACCGGCAAGATCCGGAAGTTATAAACGTAGAATACATGAGAGACGTTGCTGTAAGATGTGGGAATTTCAAGAAAGCATTTGAACTTCAGGAGAAGCTGGAGGATATATGGTTTAACTACTTAAAGGGAGTCCAATGAAAGAAGATCTAATATGTGGAGTAGCGATCCTTTTGTATTTAGTTTTATTATACTTGCTCACGACAGCTTTCATAAAAACAGGTAGAGCAGTAGATCGTTATAAGATGAAGAAGAAAACTGACAAAATCAAAGTAGGTCAAAGATACGAACATAAGAACTACTTTGAGGATCCATTTGAAAGAGGCAAGCATGTGATTAAGATATTAGACATAAAAGAAGGGTACGTTCTATATGAGTACGAAGAAAAACCATATATACGTTCTTCTGTGAGTCTTGAAGATATTGTTAAAAAATACATTTTAATTACTGATGTTAAACACAAGTAAGTCATGAAAAAAGAAGTCACAATCAAGGAAGATATGGCTGTGTTTTATAAAAATACAGGAAAAGAACTATGGATTTATAACGGACTTTTCAGAAACAAGGTGTTGTCTATAAAAAAAGATAAAGCCATTATCATGTGTGAAACTGATGCTGAATATGCTGTACTGATAGAAGATAATCAGTTTATTGCCGTAGCAAAAAACATGGATTATGATTACTGCTGCGCATTCACATTAGGTAATGCCGAGGCTTATGGGGATCGTATGGGCATATCGTGCAGTGTATGCTTGCTTGAAGATAACGAAGATAAAGCAAGGGAGATGTTGAAAGAGGCGATAATAGAACTTTCAAAAAACAGTAAAATAGATTGCGATGGGCTTTGAACTTAGACCTTACCAAAAAGAGGCAGTAGATGCCGGGCTTAAGTTCCTTACAGGAAGATCTAAGAAGCCTGGCATAGAAGTCTTGCCGTGTGCAGCGGGGAAGTCTTTGATAATTAGCAAGATAGCTCATGAATTAAAAAGACCTATCCTTGTATTACAGCCATCTAAAGAGATTCTGGAGCAGAATTATGCGAAGGCTGTATCATTCGGTTCTAAACCTACCATATATTCTGCTTCATGTGGTATAAAGGAACTGTCGGCTATGACTTATGCAACATTAAAGAGCATAAAGAAAGATGTAGCAAGGTTGAAAGATATAGGGATAGATACGATCTTGATAGATGAATGTTTTACTGGAGATGTGGAGATATTAACCGAAAAAGGGTTTGTTCAATTTAATAAATTAGAACAAAATGTAAGGGTAGCTCAATATGATAAAGGATTTATTGATTTTGTGATGCCTATCAGATATATCAACAAGCCGCACGATGGTGACATTTGTTTACTTCATATTAAACATGGAATAGATCTTCCAGTGACAAAGAATCATGATTTCTTGTTTTATGATAAGAAATACGGTAAATGGTATAAACAGAAAATATCTGAAGCTTCTTTTAAATATGGGAAATGTATTCCGGTATCAGGGATATCACGTGTAGATAGCGAAGGCGATTCCTTATCTGACATGGAGAGGTTGTTTATAGCAACACAAGCAGATGGAAGTATTCATAACAAAAACGAAAATGACACAATTATATCTTTCTCATTTTCAAAAGAAAGAAAAATAAAAAGGATTCATTATTTATGTAAGAATGCAAACGTTGAGATATGGGAAGTTAAAGGAAAAATAGAAAAAGAAGGAAATACGAAAAACAGAAGAAGGTTTATGGCAAGAATGCCAAAGTTTACAACAAAGGATATTCGAAATCATATATCATTCCCAATGTCTTACGAAAAAGCAAGATCGATAATAGAAGAGTGTTCTTTATGGGACGGCAGTATTATAGGGAATACGATGCTTTATTATTCATCGACCGATAAAACGCAGGTGGATTTTTATAATTCTGTAGCCACAATAGCTGGCCACGGATGTTATGTTTCTATTGAAAAGGATGGCAGAAAAGAAACATATTCGGATGTTTATAGGCTTTTTATAACAAAAGACAAAAAACTAAGAGGCACTAACTCTATGTATAAACGATATGAAAAATACACCGGACAAGTTTATTGCGTAGAGGTTCCATCTGGATGTATAGTACTAAGATATAAAGGATATACATTTGTTTCTGGAAATTGTCATTCAGGATATTCTCCTGAAGAAGGTTCTGAATTTATGGAGTTTATGAACAGGTTCCCAGAGGCGAAGGTGCTGGGCTTCACCGCCACTCCCTGCCGCCTCCGAACCTACAGTTCCATGTTGGAAGGAAACTATAGCAAGCTCAATATGCTGACGAAAGACGAGCATAATTTCTTCAAGGAAATAGTTCATGTAACTCAAATACAAGAATTAACTTCTCAAGGGTTTTGGTGTCCACTTAAGTACGAACGATGGTCGTTTGATGAATCGGCTCTGATGTTAAACAGTACCGGGGCTGAATACACCAACGAATCTATTAAAGAAAGTATTGTACGAAACGGCTTAAACAACTCTATCTACAAGCGTCTTCTTCAACTTATGAACGAACGTAAAGCCATTTTGGTCTGTATGGATTCTATCGAATCATGTAATAGAATATCAGAGTTCATGAATGCCAGGATGGGAGCCATAACCGGTGTCGTAACATCGCTAACAACCAAAAAGAAAAGAGAACAAATTATATCCGATTTCAAAGAAGGTAAGTTGAAGGTGGTTTTTAATTATTCAACGCTTGCTACCGGATTTGATTTTCCTGAACTTGATTGCGTGATGTTTGGTCGCCCAACGTTCTCATATTCAACGTATTACCAAATATTAGGCCGCGCCGTTCGCATCCATCCTGACAAGAAAGAGGCACTGATAGTTGATTGCTGCGACAACATGAGGCGTTTCGGTCGGATAGAAGACTTGACAATCGAACAATTCCCTTCTAAAGGCTGGTGTATGTTTGCCGGCGATCAACTTCTGTCCAATATAAGGATGGGTGATATTATTACCAAAGACGAGATCCTTCGCCGGGCAGCCTCGCTTAAATCTGTGAATGGAGATGGTAGGAGAGAAGACGATCTTAACAGTATAATAATGTGGTTTGGAAAATATGAAGGAATTAGATTCAAGGACATACCGGTGTCGTATTTTAGGTTCCTGGCTGAGAATATGACAGTAAAACCGGGAGATAGGAAAGAAAAGATTATCGAATATTATAATAGGATAAAGGCATGAACAGCAAAAGACGTAAGAAAATAGAGGATATTATTTCCAATTTGGAAAAGTATAAAACAGATCTTGAGTTTATCAAATCAAAGCTGTCAGAGGTCAGGCATAATCTGGATTCAGCCAAGGATGATGTTGATATGATTTTAGATGAAGAGACAGAATCAAGAGACAATATGCCGGAGTCGTTACAAGATACAGAAAGATATTATCAATCAGATGAGGCTGTAGCTAATATGGAGGCGGTTGTTGATGATATGGAAAGTATTGTAGGTGATTTGGAGAATGCGGTTTCAACCATTGATGATAAAATCAATGATATAGAAACTGATATTATAGGAAATTTAGAGGTGGCGATCAATTAGAATATAATTTAACAAAATAACCTTGCATTAAAATTGTATTATTAATATTTTTGTGTAGTATAATTTTAATGCAAGGTTATTTTATTTAAAAGTTAAAACATGATTTCAAAAGACAAAGTACTCTATGGAGTGGTAATTAGACAGGATATTAAAACTTCTTTTATGTCATTGACGGGGTTGCAAGAAGCGTACACCAGAAAGAGGGTAGAAATGGGATGGAATGACAAAAGAATAGAAAATATCTTATCGAATAAAGAAAGCGCAGAAAGGATATTTTACATCCTTAAGAAACAAAAATACCTAAAACATGAAAATTTAAATGAGTTTATGGATATGGTAGAGTCCGAGTCGCTCATCAAAGTAATGAAATGGTATAAGGCTTACAAAACTACCGGAAGGGGAGAAAACAGAAATGTAATGTGTGATCCTTATATATGGGTTTTGGTGGCTATAGAGTTAAATCCAATGCTATATGCCGAAGTGACGGGATGGTTAAATGATAAACTTATTTTGGATAGAATAGGAATAGGAGATAAATACAATACGCTTTCTAGGGCTGTATCTATATTTGATGATGTTGATTATGCAGAAATGGCAGATAAATTAAATTGGATTATATTCAATAAACATGGATATGTACTAGATAACAGGGCTACACAGGAACAGTTGAAAGAACTTGAAACCCTACAGTCTAATCTTGCATTCTGCATAGAGATGGGAACCATCTCTTCTTTCTCTAATTTAATGAACATGATGAGATCTATATATGTAAAGAAATGGGGAGAAGAGGCTGTAACTTCTAAAACGTAAAATGATATGGGAATAAAAGAAATAAGGGAATTGCTTAAACTCTACAATCTCGAACATAGTGTTGTGAAGAATAAAAGCTCAGGGCGCTATTCTATTATTCTTCACAATAACATCATAGGAACGAACGTAGATGGAGAGAAGGTAGTTGTGTTCAGAACCATTCCGGATGGAAGCAATACGTTCTCTATGGAGCGAAATAGATTCTATGAGGAATTTGTAGAGGTTTTTGATGACGATAAGGCGATTGAAGCCGTAAGACAGTATTTTGAGAAAAACAGAAATGATAGGGTATAGGACGAAGATGAATTATATTACTATCTAAATATGGTAAAACAACGATAAAACAAAATAAAAGATGGACGATATTATTATTAAAAAAGGAACCGATGTAGTTCTTAACAGAGATCTTAATGTTCGTGAAGTAACAGTAGCCAGAAAAGGACTTAAGGTTGCATGTGAAAAGGATATCAAAAAAGGAGATACAGAAGTTACACTGTCATACGAAGGTCGTATGGAGTTCGATGTACCAGTTGAATATATATCTAAGAGTGATAATACTCTTTTTGAAAATAAAGAAAGTAAGTAGGTGAAGAATAACATCATAGACGACAAACTACGATGGGATTTGCTTCCAATGGAAGAGATTGAGGACATTGTAAAAGTCTATCATGCCGGAGCCAAAAAGTACGGTCCTAATACTTGGCAGAATCTTGACAATGGCATTGAACGGTATCGTGCTGCAATATTTCGACACCTAATGGAATACATGAAAGGAGAAAGAATAGACTCAGATACAGGGTGTTTTCATCTTGCACAATGTGCGTGGGATTGTATAGCTATGCTGTGGTATGATAAGCACGGAAAAGGATTAATACCATTGAATAAGGAGGAAAAGAAATGACAACAGAACAACTAAATTATTTATTAAGAAAAGAGCTTTATGCTATAAAAAACCATAAAGACAATATTGATAGAATCAAAAAAGAATATTTTGATTCCAATTATGGGTTAAAAGAAGGAGATAAGATCCGTATTTTACACGAAACAGGAGATGAAATGATAGGCTTCTTGAAAAAAGTTGAAGTATGTGAAGACGGAGATCTGTACTTGACAATCCAAAAACAAAACGAAAAAGGTGACAAAGGCAGAGGAACATGGAATATGTATCTATCATCAAAATCAATTAAAATTGAAAAATGTGTATAATGTCATGAGAGTGTTAAGTTTATTTGACGGAATGTCATGTGGTCAAATAGCGTTAAAAGAAATAGGGATCACGCCTAAAGTATATTATGCGTCAGAAATAGATAAGTTCGCTATTAAACAAACGCAATTAAATTTTCCTAATACGATACAAGTAGGAGATGTGAGGGATTTAAATGTAGAAGATCTTGGACGCATAGATCTTATTTTAGCCGGCAGCCCATGTACGGATATGTCTTTTTCTGGAAAAAGAAAAGGGTTGTCTACCGTAGAAGGAATAGAAGTCAAATCACTTAATGAGTATCTTGAATTAAAAAAACAAGGATTTGAGTTTGCCGGTCAGTCTTACTTGTTCTGGGAGTTTATTCGTATTTTGAATGATGTAAGAAAAACTAATCCTGATGTGTTGTTTCTTCTTGAGAACGTTAAGATGGGAAAGAAATGGGAGCCGGTATTCGATGATGCTATAGGGTGTAAGGGCAATCATATTAATTCAGCACTTGTTTCAGCTCAAGTCAGGAAACGTATTTATTGGACTAATATTCAAGACGGCATTATTCCTCAACCTGAAGACGAAGGTTTGACCATAAGTGATATAGCTGAATATGAAGTAGATGAAAAATATTACTTATCTGAAAAAGTTTTAAACAATTTAGCTTTTCACTTGAAAAGAAATCACGACAAGGGAAATTGTTATGGAGCTAATATTAAAACAAAAGATGAGAAATCCAATAATGTTACTGTAAAGGGTAAATACACGTACGATCTTATCTGTGTAGCAATGAGAGGCAGGAATCCAGAAAAACCTACATGTAGAGAATCTGGTCTTAAAACAGTTCAGATGATTGAATTTAAAAACGATGGAAAATCCAATTGTCTCACAACAGTTCAAAAAGATAATCTTATTTTCCAAATACCAAGAGTATTTCATGGAGATAAGGATCCAACATTATCTTGTAATTCATATGATAGAAACAGTTTTATCATACAGAGAGCATTACAGGGCGATTTCAGAATAAGAAGATTAACCCCTACAGAGTGCTCCAGGTTACAGACTGTACCAGATTGGTATAAATGGGAATGCAGCGAAACCCAACAGTACAAGATGTTGGGAAACGGGTGGACTATTAAAGTGATTGAACATATACTTAAAAGAATAAAAGAATCATGATTAGAGCAAGATTTTATATTAAAAAATCCGACTGCGGTAACGACTACCGTCCAGTCAAATGGCCTATAAAATATCCATATTGGTGTAGTGGTGAATCCGATGATTCATTCATACTTGTAGCGTATGCCGAAGACGAAGACAACATAAAAGAGCTGTGCCCGGAAGCATACGATATTAATGTCTTAGAAAAAGATACTGAGGTTAAATTCACATCAAGATTTCCTAAGCCGGGATGGTATGAATTGTACGAAAAGGAATTAGAAGAATATGGTACATTTGTGTGGGTTACAGACACATGTCTGCAAGATGGTAAAATAAGAAAAGTAAAAGCTAAAATAGAAGATTATGATGGTACTTTATTAGCCGATACCCCTGACCGGTACACCCCTTATACGATAGGATATCAAGCTTTTGAATGCAAGGAAGAGGCTTTAAAACATGCAGAGTAACAGAGAACTGACTTAATTAAGTCTCTTAAGTTACAAATACATGAACTTGAAAATCTAAAATTTGAATGCGATGATTAATTATGCAGCAAAAGCTAAAAGAGCTTATTTGATAAACAATTTCGATAAGATTCTTAACAGTCTTAACACACTTCATTCAACAGTTGAGACCATGACGTTGTTCGTAAACGACCAGGCTTATAATTACATTCTTAAGCTGAAGGAAGTGGTTAAGGGCAGCCCTATGTACAGACATAATGTCAAACGATTCTTGAATGATATGGATAAGGAGATAAAGAGATACAATGCTTCTATCTACTACATAAATAAAGAACGTAGTGAGGTTATAGCTGACATAACACAAGTTATGGAAGACTGCCTCATGCCATACATAGACAACCTGGCTGGCGCTATAAGGGCAGCCGTGTGGTCGAAGGGTGTGTCTGAGGAGCGGACGGAAGCGGCGGTCCTGGCCCTTATCGTGTCTTCCTTGGCTCTGACATCCAGCAGACTTATTTCAGGTGGATATCAGATTATGAAAGAAATGGGTGGTGGTCAAGGTGGTAATCCATTTACGTTTATGAGCATTGATAAGATAAGACACTTATCTACATCATTATCTGATGCTATTACCGGTGGAGAAATAGCTCTTGAAGAAAAAGAAGCCAATGACATAACTAAGGCAATGGATGTTTTTATTGAGAAAATGTCTGATTCGGATATTGTCGATAAGGTGATCAACATACTCGAAGAGGCAGAATCTAAAAATAAGGAGGAGCGATCGTGAATTATTTGGATGGGTATGTAGAAGAAGTTCTTTCCGAGCCGTACTATGATGATTACGGCTCTGGGATTTTTAGGTGGTGGGTGAAAGTGTCTTACGTTTGTGAAGGAATAGGAGCTGTCACTACCTTAATGTTTGATACGAGAGAAGAAGCGGAGACAGTAAAACCAGGTTATAAATTTTTATGTTGAAAATAATATGAGGTATTTTATTTTAGGTAATTATATACCACTTTACACCTTTCCTTAGTATTATTCCCATATAATTGAGATTGTGTCAAAATGCTGGCACAATCTCTTTTCGTTTACTAAAAAATCAATATAACAAGTTATGAAAAAGAATAGACATAAAAAAGAATCGCTTTTAAACAAGCGGGTATTAGTTAAGTGGATAGATTCCAACCTATCAGAAAGAACATGGGTAGATCTGGAGGATTACGAAACAGATATATCAGAAATAGAGAGCTATGGTATTGTTGTACATGAAAATGAGAGATCTATATCTGTAGCTGGTCATTATGCTGTTGGTAATTCCAATACATTAGAACAAGCTTCTGGTATAATGACCATACCAAAAGCTTGTATTAAAGAACTTATTTTCCTTTCTTTTGGCAACCACTCTTACTTTTTCCACGACGGGAAGCGGCTTGTAAAGTGTAACCTGCAAGAGTTTTAACATCTTTGGAAGATATCTTCTTTCTTAATAACTTGCCTGCTTTACTGGCTGTTTTTCTTGATGGCTTTTTGCATTTGTTCATGATCTTAGATATTTTGTTGTTTATGCAAAAACACGAACTGTTAAAATTCCCAATATTCATTTTACATCAAATTAAATCCTTTTAAGCCGTTTTAAAATATTAGATAGAATAACTATCTTTGCCCTCACGTATTAGAATAAAGACGTAGAAGCGTTAAGATATTATCTTGCATTGAAACTTGGACACTTTCATTAGGTGATAGGAGATATAAGATGTTAGATCGTATCTGTTTCTTGTCAAAGAACCTGTATAATGCTGGACTTTATGTTATCAAACAAGAGTTCCTTAATACAGGAAAGTGGATTAGATGTACGGATCTTAACAAGAAAATGGTATCTGAAAACAATCCTGATTTCAGGGCATTAAGTGGATCTTCTTCACAACAGATATTGATGGGATTAGATAAGAATCTAAAATCTTATTTCTCTTCTATTAAGGCTTGGAAAAGGGATAACAAGAAATTCACAGGATGTCCTAAGTTCCCTAAGTACAAGGATAAGGTAAAGGGCAGGAATGTTTTTAACTATTCTTATGCCCAAATACGGCATAGAGGTGAATATATTTATTTCCCTAAGAAAGAAGGACTACCTCCCTTAAAAACAAAGTGTGAAGAAGGTAGTGTTAAACAAGTTAGGATAATACCAAGACAAGGATGTTATGTTATTGAATTAGTTTACGAATCTTGTTGTAAAAAACAAAAAGTTGACAACAATAGGATAATGTCTATAGACTTAGGTGTTAATAACCTTGCTTCTGTTGTTACTAACGTTAGTAACAAACCGGTATTGATAGATGGAAGAAAGTTGAAATCCATCAATCAATATTATAATAAGAAACGTTCGTTTTTACAAAGTAAATTGGAGAAAGTAAATGGCAAGAAAAATTCGAGACGGTTAGCGTCTTTAACAAGAAAAAGAAATAGCAAGGTAAGGGATTATCTTCATAAAGCAAGTAAAAAAATCATAGATATTTGTGTTGAAGATAATATAACTACATTGATAATAGGTCATAATGACGGATGGAAACAGGAAGTTAATATAGGTAAGAGAAGCAACCAGAATTTTGTTTTTATCCCATTTGGTGATTTTATATCAATGTTAAAGTACAAATCAGAAAGACAAGGACTAAGATTCTTTGTAGTAAATGAGTCTCATACGTCAAAATGCAGTTCTTATGATTTGGAGAAAGTATGTCATCATAATACTTACGTTGGTAAAAGGTTGAAAAGAGGAATCTTTAGGACAAAAGACGGTGTGTTGTTAAACGCTGATGTCAACGGAAGTTATAATATTATGAGAAAAGTAAAAGGGGATGCAGTAATGCCACCCTATACAGGGTTTGGGTATAACCCGGTTAAGAAATTTATTAACTAATATTACAGGTGTAAACTTGTATATAATTACCAACTCGTATGTCCAAAATGTGGCACCCCTCACCAGCCTCATTCTCCGCACACGATGGATGCAGATGGATTTGAAAGGTGTGAGATAAGAACTGTTATGGAAGACAGGGGGTGGTGCTACGAATGCTCTTTTTGGCAAAATATGTACGACAAACACAAAGACGATCCGGGATGGGTTAGGATAGACGGTGAAAGCTGGGTGCTTAAGCCTATGGTGGAAAACGTACCGAGTGGATGGAACAGCCTTGGATGTGGTGGAAGAAAAATGTATATCAATATCGAAGGGAAAGGCATTGTTACATCAAATAACTGCTGGTGTCAAGGTGATGTTTCGGACGCATTCAAGGATCTTATGCCTGATAATGCTACTTGGGCTACGAAGGAGGAATTTGACAAAGCTCCTGTAGTAGGATACGTTATAGAAGGTGTTGGTTTGGTTTTCACAGATAGGGGAGGTCATGAAGTTAATGCTTAGAAACTTAGGTAATTATATACCTTTTTTTCATAACAAAAGAAACCGGTTCTCTATCATCTCTGACTGAGAACCGGTAAGAAAACAATTTCAGAAAAAATTTAACCTACATAATCTTTCAAGTAAGAACAAAAAACGTACAATCTACTCTTTGACGATGCTAATATAACATATTGGAATCATACAAAAACAATTCAAGTCCGATATTCTTCGTCTATTTGTAACTAACATCATCGTCTCCTTCCGAATCAGGAGTGGCGCCAATGAAGAACATCATTGACTTGTTGTTCGTCTGCTGCCACCAATTATAGGCGCGCGCCACGTCTTCCGGTGTCTTGATGTTATACCATTGTTTGATAAACGTCTGTTTGGCGAGCTGCCTAAATAACTTAGACTCTCCTTCGTATGTACCGGATGTCACTTTATCAAGTGAGTAGTTCCTAAGATCGGTAAGATCCTTAAGTTTCCTTCCCATAACAAACGGGTCGTTAATGATATCTACCACATTAAGCTCCATAATAAACGGCATCTGTGAAGCTATTTCGTTTATGGTTCTGAATCCTACGTAGGATCCGAATTGAGTAAGCCAACTTTCCTCGTTTTCATCATCATCACGCCACCCGGCAAGAAGCATAGATACGGCTTGCATGATAAGGAACGTACCAGCATAGACACTGAGGCGTTTGAGATTGGTTTTTTCTACTTCACTCATATTGTCTTTATTTTCGTTCCAGGCATCTATGATGTTTTTCATACCAGACTCGGAAGCTAAGCTAAATGTTTTGGCTATCATATTCTTTAACGTAATTGACAGTCCCTCCTCTTCTTGCATTGTCTGGAAATTGAAGCCACGACTCTTCCATAGACGTTGAGCAGCCAGCACCAACCATCCTCGGTGGGCGGTCATGAACCTCGCTATCCAGTTGCGTGATGCGGCAGTCCGATTTTCTTCATTCAAAGATCCGTTACATATTTGCGACAAGCTACGAACTTGATTTCGAGTTATAGCCATCTGGGTTTCGACTTCCTCAGCAGTAACACCCGATCCAGGTTTTACGACCACCTTCCCATCCACGACATCTACCATACTCCATAAAGTGCGATCTTTTAATGCATCCCATTCTCTTTTTATGGTACTTTGCTCTTTATTGCGTTCTTTTTCCATCTTGAAATCCTGGAACGTGTAGAACCGACCTTTATAGTATCGCACGTTATCCATAGTGGCAATCATAACCTGCGGGTCAAGAGGGTAGTTCAGGATTTCCATAAAAGCATACATCGGTGAACGCATTAAAGTCCTGGCCACTCTATTGTATCCGGCACCATACATTCTGTTTCGTATGTTGAAAATCCCCATTCTCTCACCTATGACATATAATTTGCTTTTCCTATCTATGTCTCCGGTTTCTGCTATACAAGATGGAGCAAGGCGTGAAAATTCAGCCGATGCGTATTTAAGGGAGTCTTTGCTTATATACTGTCCTACGGCAGATTCCATGATGAGGTTGATATGACCTGTCAGGGCGCCGGTAGCTGCCACAAACGGGGACAGTGCCAAGTTCATGACCGACATAAATCTTTCAACAGCCATCATTATCCTGGTAAGGTCTACCGTATATCCTCCGATGTTCACCGTAAGTTTTTTGGTGTTCATCCTAATGCCATAATAATGATCGTTGAAGAAGTCCCTGAACATCTGATATGCTTGGGTTGCCTCAGCTTTCTTACCGCCTTCAAATTGCTTATTCAGTAACATCTGCTCCAGTCCTTGGGCAAGCTCTATAGATTTCTGCTTTTCGTTGTATAATGATGATTGCATCATAAGCATCGAATAAGAGTAACCAAAATCGTGAGATACATCATCTTGGTTCTCCAATTCATATATGTAGTATTTAGGTATAGACCTAAGCCTATCTTCCGGATCATATACTTCCCCTTGTCTGGTTTTACCGTATAGAGAATCGTCTACTCTGTCCAGGCAGAGATCTGATACAAAATTACGAACCGTATTTTTGAAGTTAATACCCAATCCTTCTACACGTTCTATATCTTGTTTGGATATCTGTGGAATAGCATACAGGTTCGGGCTCTGCTCTTTGTATAGATCAAGGGATTGTCTTTTTATTTCCTTGAGTTTTTGAATCATATTCCACTGCTCTACGTTTTTAGTGGCAACCTCATTACCGTCAGCATCATACTTGATACCAAAGTCATTAAAATACGATTCATCACGATACAGGCTTTTCTTAGGCATGCGATGACCATACCCATGATCTTTTACATAATCAGGATTACGGCCGCTATTTTCGGCTTCAGATTCAGCCACCCATGCCCTTGCAGGGTCAAAAGACAGGTATGATATGTCCATGCCATAATCTTGGGTGGATGTTCCGTTCTGTACGTCTTTAACCATCTGCGCCACATCTATCTCACCGCGGCCTATTTTACCAATCATAGCCGCATATCCGGTAGGTGCCATGCGTTTATAGTATGAAAAGACCTGGCTCCTGGCAAATTCATTAACGATCGCATTAGCTTCTTCTATACCTGATTCTCTTGTGTTATTTAAAAATAAGCTGGCCATCTTAGCATTGACAGCATTCCTAAAATCTCTACCATCTAATTCTTTGCTTATTCCAAGCTTTTCTGACAGGTAGTTGGTTTCAGATACGGTAAACAGATATCGGTTATCAGCAGCTTTAAACAGCTTATCCCTTAAAGCCTGAATCCTTTTTGCTTTCTTTGCCGTAGTATGACGTTGCACAAACTTCCATTCCACTTCCTTGGAGTCAGCAAGAGCATTTAAATAAGACTGATTTACTTCGTTTTCAGCCTTACTGCTTTTAGTAAGGTACTTATCAATATCTTCAAGACCCACCATCTTAGCATAATCTATTAAGATAGCGTAATCGGTTTCAATAGCTTCGGATGCAGCCCTAAAAGCATCTCTTTCAGATGAGGTAAATGTTGCTTCATTGATTTCTCCGATATCAGCCACGTCACGGTTGTTGCCGATTATTTCCTTGATAATGGCCTTATTTTTTTCTATATCTTTTACAATCGAGTCCACGTCAGTCGCATCTCTATCACTTGTCGTAGAACTAATGATATCATGCGCCATTTTAAGATACGAAGCCTTGTTATTTGATTCGGTACGCGCCGACTGTTCCGATTCTACGTCATTCCAAAACCGATCGTTGAATGACAGGTGACCCCCCAACATAAGCGTCTTCAGCGCAGCTTCTCCTCCAGACTCGCTCTGAATCGTTCTTAATTTTTGCAAAAACGATTCTGATACGGCATTAGTGGCATTATTTGATTCTTTTCTCCAAACTTCATTTATGGCTTGTATTTCTTTGGCCATCTTAAGTTGGTCGCCGGTTTTTTCCACTCTCCTGGTTCCTACATATATGTATTCTGAAGCTGCTTCCTTACGTTGTTTACGAAGCAGTCCTTCTTCTTCGTAATTGCTGCTTTTAAAATAGGCAACCTCATCAAAATTACCACCGCTATCAATAAAAGGCTGCCTCAATATCCGTTTTTGCCGGGATAGGGCATTAAGATATTCTTTGGTTGTTTGAGAAACCGGATACCCTAATTCTTCTTCAGCCTTTTTGTATATGGATTCCATTCTTGTGGCATAACCTTCGCTAAATTCCAGTTCCGAATTTTCAGCATCCCACTTTTCCATCTGCTCTGTATAGATCTTTTCCTGCTCGATGGTAAAAATATCGGTATTAACCCTATCAGACGATGGTTTGAATTTAGCGTTTTCAGTAACCGTATTTCCATCCTTGTCAACTACTTCTCTTTTAAATACGTAATTACGGTTATTGTCAACCACATCACCAATTTCTTTTTCTGATATCTCTATGTTCATGGCAGTCGCAAACGCTCGCATCTGCGCCAGCTTCTTATTACGATCGTATTTAGCCATATCAAGAGCACTACGAAGGTAATTAGAAGTTTTGCCGTCTACTTTCTGAAGCAGTTTTTCAAATTCAGATTTGTTAAAACCATGCTTTTTCGCATATGCCAGGAAGTCGGATATGGCGGGCTGGGCATTCACCATCGCATTGTAATTGTCTTTGGCAATCATAGCTCCAAGAGCGTTATTGAACGGACTGGAAGAATGCTCTAATATACCGAACCACCTACTTATCCAAGAAACATCATGTTGAACCTTGTCAAAAAATTCTTTTACTCTCTTTACCTTATCTGCCGGCACATGAAGTTCGTTCATTAACTTATCAAGCAACGTACTTTCATCAAGGTCTTGTACTGATTTAATATCAGACTGAATACCATTGATGTCGGCAATGACGGTATTGATCCTATTTGTATAATCCTGCTTTTCACGTTCATCAAATTCGGTACTTCTATTACGGATATATCCTCGAAGATCGTTCATGATCGGAAGAACCTGATTGTTGATAATATCTACGTTCTTTCGATCATTGGTATTGAAGTGAAGTTTACCGTCTTTGGTATCACCATGAAGGATGGTGTTCACCACATTACTTAAGTATCTGACCTGAGCTTCGGCTGTGGAGATCATGCTGTTCATGGCAGCCGCCATCTCATTCTTGTCTATTTCGGTCTCTACCTTATTTATCTTATCTTCTATGGTCTTAAGCTGAGCAAGGGTCATAGACGTAGTTACAGCCCTATCAGAGCTTATCTGACGTAAGTCTCTTAAGGTTTTTCTCAATGCCCGGATCTTAGACTCAAGAAACTTGTTCTTGTTCATAGAAGAAAGGGAATATAATGTAAAATCATTATCCTTTAACAGAGAGGTGTCAAATCCTTTATCTATGTCAGTAATGGCAAGATCACGAATGTTTTTAATAACGTTATTCAAATCCTGTCTTTGGGTTGATAAAGCTGATTTAAGCCAGCTTACGATTCCATAGAAAAGCTGCCGGACGCGCCCCAGGAAGGAGGTGGGCTCTACCGGCGCCTGTGCTGTGCCGGTCTGCATCTCCCTGGCGAGGATCTTTCCAAGAATTTCTCTCCTAACAGCATTATCAAGCTCAGCCCCTTCATATACCTTACCGTATGTATTATAATACTGACCTGCATACTGGTTCCACTCTTCCGTACCTTCTACATCTTGCAGAACAGCCTCAACAGCATTCTGATCTCTGTATGCCTCTACAAGGAAGTGGGCTGTTTCTTCTACTAAATCAGATAAAGTAGCATCTTCACCAACTGCTATTACGTTATTAGCAATATCCGCCAATGCCTTAGCAGAAGGTTCATGCCCGTATTTGGTTTGGTACTTCTCTATATAGTCGGTCATACCTATGACACTAACGCCAAGAGTTTTCAGTATCTCGACAATAGAATTTCGTTGGTCACGTTCCTGCCTGCTATAATCTGATACGATCTTAGCTTTAGTATCAGCATAAAGATCGTTGTCTTCTAATATGAATGAAACTACAAGCGCATCAAAATGATCGTACTTGGCGTCCAATTCATTGTATCTTCCTGACTTAAGATCGTTCTTTATCTGTTCCCTACTAATCCTTTCCGTTCCTCCGGTGGCGAGTCTCATAGTTATCTTACTATTATCCAACGAGCTTATGGTTATCATACCTTGGTCGTTCATGGAAACATCGGAACCAAAATGATTACGGAGCTCGGTGTATGATAAGGCTGAATTGAAAAGTCTAATTTGTCCTGTATGACCTTCTCCTGTAAGATAATAGCTTCTTGTTTCAGGATCGAATATCTTAGATCCTGAAACAAGACCTTTCTTTATAAGGTAGTTAATTATACCACCTTTCGTTGATAAAGAAGTAGAAGCAGAAGCGGTCATGACCGGTATGAAAGACTTGGGATTATTAAGAACATACTTTCCAGCCTTGTAAGTAATGTCTGCCACGCCATCCACGGTAGATTCTTGAACGGTGCCTGATAAGAACCCTATTCTGATATCATTCCCGCCAGAGCGAAGAGCTTCTCCGTAATCTTCAAATAATTGACTACGATCGTTCATGAAAAACAAACGAGGCTCTCCGGTCTGATACGTTACACCCACAGGATTAGAATCTGTTTCTGGTAACTCCTCTGGGCTAAATATCTTAAGACCGTCTTTTATAACCATATAATTAACACCCTTATCCTGTACCATAGATACGGGAGTGAAGTCCGAAGATATAGCATCTTGTAGATACTGCCAGGCGTCTATTCCCGGTCCTTCCGGTACGGAAATACTTGACGGAACCATAGCATCCACCAACATAATATTATCACCCAGATCTTGGCTGTAAAATCCAAAGCCCGATTCTCGGATTTCATAAGGTGCATCTGATTTTGATACAAGAACAGGGTTACTCATCTTAGAAGCCTTATCCAGCACCCTTTCTCTATAGGCTTCCGGAATAAGATCGATGTTGGATTTTACCTTATTATAAGCCGGTTTGTTGATAGGCACTCTCTTTCTCCAGTCGCCAAAAGCCTTTAAGAACTTGTTGGAAAATACGGTTTTAAAAACAGTAGTAGCCCGTTCCCTATTCTCCATAAGAGGAATAGATGCTATTTTATCAAACAACATAGACCTGTCCCCTGATCTGGTAGAGACAGAAACAACTTTCTTTTTATTATCTCTTTTAATAATACACGTTGATACCATGATAAAACATTTTTGTTATGAGACAAAGGTAGTTAAAAATCAAGCATATCATAAAAAATAAAGCCATCTAACTTCTCAGTCTGATGGCTTAAAAATAATATGGAAAAAAAATTATAATCTGACGAAAAATCGTCAAGTTCAGCTTATATGTAATGCATGTACCCATCTCGGTGTATAAACCTTCCCGATTCAAAGCGCTCAATATCTTCAGGGCAAATAGGGCCCGAATCCTCTCTCCTGGCTTCAAACCAAAGCCCCGGCTTACGAAGTCGGCAAGTTATGATATAATTGAAGCAATTGTGCGTAAAATGGAAAACAGATCCTACAGGGAAATACCTATCAGCTTGAAATACGATTCTTTTTCGTTTAGTATCAAACGTGATATCTCCTACTATCTTAGCCACGTAATAGCTTCTGCCATTTAACGTTTCATCTGTTTGTGGTATCCAATAATAACCTCTTGCCATGCCACAAATATATAAAAAAAGTCGGACAAGACACATGCCCGACTTTATATTACTTTGATTCGTTTTCAAACCGCTTTATAAGAGAAGCAATATCATCACCACAAATAAACATCATTCGACGTTCTTCTTTTGGTTTATGAGACACTGGAATGGTTTTGTTTATCTTAATCTGATTCGCCAGACCTCTACCTAAACGAATATCAACTTTTTTACCTTTCATGAATTATTTGTTTAAACAGACCAATTCCATCTATTATAATATGACCGCTTTGCATACGACCATTATTAGGATTGTAAAGAAAATTGAAACCACTTTCTTTTTCCTGTCTTTCAAAAAAACTGATATCCTTTCCTCTACGGGCTCTTTCAAAAGCTTTCTTGAACAACTTACCCCTGAAGGTCTTGACGAGGATCTTGGTAGCGTTATTGCCGGCTTTTACCATTATTTTCCTTGTCTGGTCCTCCGAGACAAAACTGCTTCGGAAAACATACGATGCTGCTGCTTGTATATCTTGTTTAGTCATCATATGCCAAACATTCCTTTCAGAATACTGATCTTTATTCCATATATCAATTTCATCTCATCTCTATCATATACGCCAAAAAAGGATTCACTGGGATCCTTTGGATTTACGCTCAGTTGAATTATACAATTGTAAAGATAGACCTTAAGTTCATAATTATCAGAGTATCTATCCCGTATGGCTTCAAATGTCTTAATTAATTCTTCAACAAGTACTCTGCTAAATGAAAAAGGTTCTCTACAATTACCTTTAAATATGATATGATTTAAATCATTGGTATTATCAAATTCGTACTCTACCTGACTGTCGTCCATCATATCATAAGTGATTGACTTTTTGATTTTAAACCCCATGTTGTTTTGTTTTTTAGTTAATATAGATCTTCTGAATACAATTGTTCTCTAATGGCACTCCTATCTACTACCATTTCCTGATTATTGCTCTTAACAAGTTCAGATGCTTCCTCTCTTGTTAAAAACCGATTCTTGCTTGTCAAAAATCCTTGAACACTGCGGTTTTTATGGGCTATACCGTATGCCGCAAGTTGAGATAGTATAGAGGGGTGTCTCAATCCACAGAACACGGTACCGGATGGTATATTGGTGGGCTGATAGGGACGTTTCTTGTCGTCCTGTACCCAGATGGCCGCGCATATCACGATTTCTTTATTACACATGACTATAAATTTAATATTCCGTTTTTACCAATATGTTTCTTTTCTTCTTCAGTAGGCCATTCTTTCTTGAACTTACCGTGCCACGTTCCAGGAACTACCACCACTTCGCCTCCCTTACTATATTCAATAGCGGCACATTCAGAACAAAGAGGCTTGCCTTCATATCCCTTTAGCGACTTATCGTAAATACGATTCTTACAAGGTCTTATAAGAGCCCAGTAATATGATGTGGCTGTATTATCTATACAGCCACATTTTGAACATACAAACAAACTCATCCCGCAATCTCCCAGTCATTAGACATAATATCATGTTCGGTTGGATTCCAATTTGATGCTACTTTTTGACCTGTATCTACCATCAATATATTTACGTCAGATTCTACAATAAACATACAGATATACTTTTTACCCCAATCGATTCTTTTTATCTTACGACCTAATTTAAGCTGTTCTAAAGCCTGTTCGAATGTCATGCCACGACGAGGCAGTTTGAGATACTTTTCAAGTCTGTCGGCAGCTTCATTTGGTGTATGGCCATCGTATTCGAAAGCGGTTTCTCTTTCAGGAACATCAAACAAATCCCAGTATTTGCTTTCATAGTGATTAGATACCTGACCGGTAGGTAGGATCGCCATCACAATAAACCAATCATCAGAACCGAAGCATTTTTCTCCATCGCTGTGTCTCCTTGATTTGCAAACTTCAACCTGTCCGTTTCTGGCTAATAGATTAAAGAAGGCGGCGTTATACAACATGCGGTACCGATACAATTCATTGAAAGTATGGTATCCATCAGAGACTTCTCCCACGTCTACAGGCTTCTTGTTTTGAATACTACCCAAAATATTCTCTATATAGAGCTGTATTTTATACATACCCATTTCGGTGTGGCCGTATTTGTTCAAGATATTATTGACATCGTATTGTATATTAAAATCTTTTTCAAATTCTACTTCAGGATGATTAGGATAGTAGTAATCTACTGATGCTTCTAACACGGACTTTACGTGTTCCATTACCCTCGTAGCATCATCATGTTTAAAAAAATGCTTAATTCTTTCAACGAATTTAATATCTTCGTTGATTGCTGATTCGAACTCTTCTTTTGTCATCACTCTAATTACATCTTTTTTAAAATCGTCTAATCCCATGATTTGTTTCAAATTAATTGTTACTATACTTTCTTTATCCTACAATACAAACCCAATAAGAACTCAGCAGAAAAACCATCCCATGCATTATTCTGCCAAATATCTACTTTGTTAATAAACCAAGACCATGTGGGACCCTCATATGAAGAATCAGATGATGATCCCAATCCGATTTTCTCCATTTCATTCGCCACATCAGATTGACATACTCCCATCGCTAAAGCAAATGGGATTCTTGGATACAAACGCAAGAAACCCCGATATTACTATCGCTGGAATTACTCTTGCTCTCCAATTCGGAAATGCCCTTCCGAAGTATATTACGGGCTGCAAGAACATCACGGTCGTTAACCGCTCCGCACGCCGGGCATACCCACGTGCGGTCGCGTAACGACAGACCTTTATTAATGCAGCCGCATTCGCAAGTTTTGGAAGAAGGATACCATTTGTCAATCTTGTGTATTGTTACTCCATACTTTGAAGAAATATACATTAGTTTATCAATAAAAGAAGAATGACTAAGATCGGAAACTTTCTTTCCCCACAAACGTTTCATTCCTTCAATGTTTAGATCTTCAATAAAAATATAATCATATTGTTTGCATAACTGGTGTGCTAATCCCCATTGAAAATCTGATCGAAGATCTTTTATTTTACGATACGCTTGTTGTAGTTCAAACAGTCTCCTTCTTCTATTGTTGGATCCTTTCTTTGTATTAGAAAACCGTTTGTTTAGTTTTCTAATCTTGTTTTGATATTGTTTGAAGAATAATGGAGACCCAATTTTGCTACCATCACTTTTAGTTAAATAAGTTTTCAGACCAAAATCCAATCCTATAGATGCACCATCATGTGTCTTTCTATAAGAGTTTATAGGATTATGATCTGTAATAATTATCAGACTATATCGATGGCATGTTTCTCTAACTATTCTAATTTGTTTAACATTACCTTCGTAGACTCTACTGTATGAGAATCTAAATCGTTTCTTTCCTTTATTGATTGTTAGACAATTACCATTCAGGGTAAACCCACCTTGTTTGAATACAAAAGAATTAAATTTCTCCGGTGATTTAAACTTAGGTGGTCTCTTCGATTTTCTTTTAAAGAAACGATTATAAGATTCATCCAGTCGTTCAAGTATCTCTTGTGTTGTTTGAGAATGAAGCAAGTTTCTCCTAATCCTTTTGGCAAAATGCTTCTTCATTTTACCAACCGATATATATTTCCCAAATAGTTTGTAGTATCTACGTTGTAGAGCTAACGCATGATTCCATACAAAACAACATTCACGAAGCATCCTTTCCAGATACTTTGTTTTCTTTGAATGGTATATGTTGTATTTGTATGAAATCATTTTTTTATCTGTAATTTTGATTCAAAATTAATCAAACCAATTCATCCACCTACTAAAGTATGGTGGTTTTGCTGATTAAATAATCATAAAATCAGCTTCGTTAGCTTTACCTTCTATGAAGATAACGGTTTTGCTTCCAGGTCTATGATCGTCTAAGCTTGCCGGGATTCCCAATATCGTCCATCCTTTAAACTCAGCTATCTTAAAACGCATGACATCAAACACCTTATAGAAATCATCACAATCTACAGATTCTATTACCTTAATATCCTCTTCTGTGAATTTACCTCGTATTGGAATAACGTGATGACCGGGGCAGCCATCGGTTCCGAAATATGCGATTCTAACCACGATATTTACAATATTTTAATTTATTTTGCTAAAACATTCATATAACATGGCACATCTACCACATCTCTTCTACGAAGTCCCTTATCAAAATAGGAAACCATATAAGTATTTTTACCTTCGTGATCAGGTCTGGGATCAAAACATTCAAAAACGAATCTTGTTATACCTTCCAAATGACCAAGCATGAAAACAAATTCGCCACTGTATCTTTTATTAGCCAATTCTTCTACAGTCATAATCTGTCCCCTCCTAATCCTGAATTGATGCTAACGTACTTAACACGGACATCATTTCCACGTCCAAGCTGACCCCAGCCGGGCGATGGCGTTCCCTTGGCCGGAGCAGGGACAGCCCTAAGCCGAGACCAGTCCTGCTTTTGCCTCATGGCTTCAGCCTCTTTGTAATACCGGTTACACAGTTCTTGATCTTCGTAACCAACGTAATCTTCCTTATTTTCCATATAGAATACTTTTTCAACAAAAGTACGACATTCATGAATTAATTAGATTTAAAATAAAACAATATGAATTAAAATAAAAACCCGATACGTTAAAATCGCATCGGGCCTGGTATTGAAAAAAAAATAGGTTCAGATCTTGGGTAAAGATTCGAGCCAATTTTTAACATCTTTATATTTAGGGTCTTTGTCTATTCTATCTTTCAGTTCATGCAATGCTGAGTCCATAACCGTATTCGGTACGCCAATCAACTCTCCTATTAAATACAATGGGGTTTTATTTGATTTAGATTCGTGTGCCATATTCATATCCAAAAAAAAGTTATGTGAAACAAACCGGCCACGGGTATTCTATTGCCCGCCGACCGGTATAACATTTTTATTCCTTTTTTTCCAAACGGGAAAAACGGGAATGCGGGAATCATATTTTTTACTATGGCTCCCGCACCACCGGAAGGGCCTGGGCCTGGATCTCAGGTCAGATCCTTCCAGTTTATTTTTTCGCCGAGGTAATCTTGCACGGCAAGCCATCTTATAAAGGCTACTCCTTCGGGAGCATCCGGATCATCCAAATACATTAACGTAGCTTTCACCAACTCGTTCTCACATTTGAAGACCTTCGGAAAACCATCCGAATAGTACATTGATCATAACGGTTTGAGCATCAAGTTTCGCAGACAAGATATTGAATTGGCTTGTAGCTTGCTCACGATTGTTAGCCAGACCTTGGTTGAGACCGTTCTGCAAGATATTGGTTTGTTCCAACGTGCGAAGCTGGTTGTCAAAACCTTGCTGAGTAATCATTCCCTGAGTCTGGCAAGTGCTTTGATTGATCAACGAACTCAGATTGCAGCAGCAAGAGCTGATTTGATTTCCTATTTCACAACCTTGTTGTTGAACTGCGTTGATAACAGCCTGAGAAGTCATACCTACCTGACCAGCTACTTTATCAATAGCACCCTGTACGTTGCAGATAGCACTCTGAAGTTGAGTAGTAGAACAGTTCAAAGCAGAAGCGATCTGATCTATAGCGCTACGATTACCTTGAATTGCCTGCATCAGAAGCTCACGACCGTAATCGTTATTCAACTGAGCGGGTAAACCATTGGCGCAACAATCACCACCATTTCCAAAACCGTTACCGAAGCCGCGTCCACCCCACAGCCAGAACAAAACAATTATCCAGAGCCACCAACCGTTAGCCCCACCGAAACCGTCCTGGTTATTACGACCGTTCATCAAAGCCGCCACCAGATTCGGATCCATTTTATTACCACCTATCAAATTAGCAAACATGCCGGGAATCATTGAAAGAAGACCGTTAGTGGCTGCACCACCACCGTTAGCCCCGGCTCCATCTAAAAGGACGATTTTATCACCACCCATAATTTATAGTATTTAATTGTTAAACATACGTGCATGAAGCACGTAACAAAGATCATGATTGTAGAGTGGAATACAGGTGTGTTTATTTCCTATAGAAGAGAAGTATTTTCAGCAAAAACGGAAGTATAATACACAATAATTAATTTTCCCCATTTAAGGTGAAAAACTGATAATCAGAAACTTACGCTTTTCCCATTTTGGGTAAAGCGCTGTAAATCAAACCAGGGGCCGCATCACTGCGAGCCCTGATCTCTAAACTAATACCATGAAAAAACTTAAATCTAAAAACTAAAGAATACACAAATGTATGAAAATGTACGCTTTTCACAAAGAATCTGTATCCTGTTCTTTTGTGTGATTCAAGACATGGGATATAGTTCTGATACTTAATCCGGTTTGATTTCGTATCAGATTATAAATATAGGATTTTGAAACTACAGTTCTTAATTGACCTAAATCATTCATAATGTTTTTATACATAAGATGAATGCTGTTATTACGTTTGATGGTACTGATTCTCATTTCCTACCGTTATTAGTTACGTTCTGTTCTTACCTTCCCTATTTTCTATAATCCCTTCCTGAAACTAATATTGCAAACTTAATAAAAATAATTCATAAACAACGAAAATCTAACTTTTCTTGTATGTTATTGATATACGTGCATATATAAGAAAAGTGAGACTTTCATAAGCCTCACTTCCCAAATTATAACTATGAAAAAACTATATATATGTACAAAAATTACCTGCATTCTAATTTGTTAAGATCATCCAATTCAGACTTGCTTACGATCATATCTTGCGTCAGGCCAGATCTGTTTTGGTATGGAGCGTAATCGGTTTCTACCGTCTTAACCTTCTGAGTAGAATCGTATTTCACCTCCGATTCGGTTCCTGTCAGATTTTGGTAGATAGAGCCGGAACTACTTTCGCTTACTTTAGACCATATCTTATTACCTACTCTTATAAAATTATCATAAATACCTTCGGCTGTTATAACACCATCTTGCTCTACGATATTAGGACCCGATTTTTCTTTTAACAGATACGGGTGCCTGGTGTAAAAATAATGTTCAAAATCATTATCGGCATACGAAGGGTCATACCTATCCAAATAAAACAATTTTGATAAAGAAGGATCGGTGCTGGTCATGCTATAATCAAACAACATCAACCTGTCTTTTCCAGATAAAGATAATTCTATTGATTTCAAAATATCAGGATCATCAGAAATAAGACCCAAAGATGGACCAGATTTGAAGTCAAGATACTTATAGGCATTATCATATAATTTTGTTTTATGGAGTTTGTTGTCAAGGTAATATTGGTATAAATCGAATAAAGATAATGGGTTTTCGCTATCTTGTTTTTTGTTCATGTACCGACTAAATTCCCGATCCACATCCGCGTAAGAAACATCAAGTACCGCCGGGTGCCCAAACGCCATCCTGGTCATTATCATGTCCTCCGTGTTCTGAGAATCCATGAACGATCTGACGTATTTTTTAATGGAATCCATGAGCGTATTATTATCTACGTTCCGTACTTTCTCTTTATCCAAAACGCCGTTCTTAAAACAAGATTCAGGATATATTTTAGCAGGAAAGTGAGTTAGGTTGTGCTTGGCTAACACTGTTGATATTTGATACATCTCGTTAAGATCATCTTTGCTGATCCTTTGATATAGATTATCTCCTACCTTAAGCAATGAATGTTTCTCAAATGCCTCTACTGGGTCTATATCGGATTCAGAATAAACGATATTCAAATTATCCATATACTCCGGCAATAATCCAAAATAATAGTCTGTACTATCACCAAGAACATCATCGATAGAAGATGCCAGCGTTGGAGCATAATTTACATCATTATGCCTGGCCACATAAATATCAAGATCCAGCATCAAATTATCTATCTTATTCAAAGATTCTTCTGTGCCATCATAAGTTTCCGATGTCCCTATTATATCTATGCCAAACCACGTACAAGCCTCTTCTATATCCCATATCATGCTTCTTAAATCGGATTCGGTGTCGGCATTAACCCTATGTAAATAAGCTGATATACGAGCTCTTAGGAACTCTATTTTGCCAGGATTGTAATAAGACAGATCTTGTAGCTTAGACAAGGATCTTCTCTTGCCTTCTACCATATCATCCCCTTCTATGTTTATTACCGGAATCTTATTCGTAGATGAAAACTCATCAAACATAGATTCGGCAAATTCTTTATCAGAAACGAATTTCTCAACCAGTTCAGGGTATGAGTTTCTCAACGATTCAAAAGCAGATGAAAATTCAGAAAAGTTTTTTATGCCGGCTACTGTTTTACGCATAGCATAATAAAGCTCAGAAGGATTATATGGTACTTTTTTACCAAATTGGTTAAACACTCCCTTCTTGTAAACAATAGGACCATACTGATAGTCAACAGACATAAAATAATTATCCTTTTCCCTATCATGTTCGTTAATAGAACAATCTATTAACTTTCTCATGGAAGTCGAAACTTCATTTAAAACAGAAGGATCGGATAAAATACGACTTATTTCTGTTTCATCATACAAACCGGATCTCCTTAATTTCTGCTCATTCAGTATCAAACTGCCATCTACATAAAAATCGAAGAGGATAGCATTAGACAATGAAGACGCATTGAAAAAATAATGAGTAGACAAAAGGAAATCCCTTACATCCTTAATGTCCTGAGCCGTTAAAGGATCAGCAAAATAAGTCTGACGCTTCATATACGACAGCACGTCTTCTAAAAGAGGTTCGCCATTGGGATCGGTATTAAATATCTCCCCTGGAGCCGGGTTATTCCAATGACCGTAATACGACAAAAAACCAGGAGTGTAAGCCTTAGCCCATACCTGAAGAGCCCGCTCGCTGTTTCCTAATACTTTTAAAGCACTTTCGTAAAGAACGGAAGGCTCCCCGTTAGGAGCCTTAACCCGTTTTATTTCATTTTCCTTTTTTTCTATCTGACATTTGACACCCATAGTGATAAATATTTTAGACAAAGATAGTATAAAAATAAAAATTATGAAACTTCTATTTCATAATGCGAAGCCTTTGTCTCAACTATCAATCTTCCCTCTCCTTCGAACTCAACGCTATCATTTCCTGGACCAGTAACAAAAGGGAAATCAGATACGGATGTTACATAATCTCCAGAACCACCGGAGAAAGACTGACTTTTACTTTGTTTGTAATTGATAGTCAATTGTGTTTTACCTATCTGAAGAGTTCCAGATAAATTTTTAGTATAAGTAGTGGTAGTTGTAATATCCCCATTTTTATAACAATACATTATAAAGGTGGTAACCGGACTCTTTTTTATATTACTATCCGGACCTGCATGATAAGATTCATTTCCTCCAAATATGCTATAAATGTGACAATAAGGACCGACTCTTTTACTTGAAGTTTTAGCCTTATCCTCGACTCCTTTCAAAGATATAGTAACCTTACTCTTGTATTCAATATCCTTCCAATTACAGACTCCTTCACTTACGTTTCCAACAAACCTGTCATCAACATAAACCTCTATATCCCCCTGCTGATTGGTCTTCAACTGATACTGAACAAGATTTGAAACATCTTCGTATCTCCTTCTCATACTCAACACTCTTTATTTAACTCATTTATCGAATTTTTCTATCTGACATTTGACACCCATAATAATTAACTTTTTTTCAAAATTAACTATAAAATCGACTTATACAATGACGGATCCCAAACTCCTTCTATATAAATCTCTGGGAAACTCAAACTGCCATCACGAAGAGTGGTAACTTTCAAACTGGGAATGTTAAAAACAGTGCTAACATCACTAAACTCACCATTCAACTTAATAGCATTTCCACTATTATCAGCTTCATAATAATAATAACAATAATTTTCATTAAGACTCGGATCATATTCGTACCAATATGTTAGATCTTGCATATGGTCTTCTATATTACCAATTTTATTTCCACCTAATATAAAAATACCATTATTGCTATGATGATAAACCGTAGATTCATAATTACCATAATTCCAGTCACTATTAAACACTATATCACTGACATCGGAATCATGATCTTTTAATACAGGTCCTATATGTATATGAATTTTATTAAACTGACATACATAAGGTCTTTTTCCTCCAAGCCTTTTTATCTCTTCATTAGATAACTTATTATAACATCATCCCACAAAATTATCCGCAGCATTAAAAAATCTCCTTCTCATACTCAACACTCTTTATTTAACTCATTTATCGAATCCGAATTATCAGAACCTTCTACGAGATTCTTATTTCTATCTATCTCTTCCTGGCTCATATTACTCATCATATTTTGTATTTTTCTACCAGATTGAGATAAAGAGCGGATGAATGCACTGGAACTTATCTTAACTCCAAGATCCGGTTTTACCCTAAACGCTTCACCGGTACTGATATTATACAAATCATACACACCTGAGTTCATATAGAATTTATATATCCAGTTTCCACCAGCTTTTTTGTACCCTAATTTGGTTAACTCGACTACACTCATACCAAATTTAATGCCATTACGACCCATTATCTTCTCCGGTATAGGTTCTACCTTAGCCGGAACAGATGTATATGCTTCATCACCGCCGTACAGGAAATAAGGGGTTGTTACCCTTGATATGTGAGTAAGCGGTTCTTCGGATATACGAGGTTCGTCTTTCTCGGCCTTAGATTCTTTCCTTGGATTGGATATTCTAATAAAAGGATCGTATGTTAAAAAGGTTAAGCCGTATTCTACTTTATAACCTGATACGCCGTTAAGATCCCTTATAGCCTTAGTCGTATGCGAGTGGTTGATGGTGTCTATCCCGTACCTTGATTCCATATCGGTCATAATGCTATTAACTTCATCCCCCTCTACATAAACCTCTTCTCCTTCCGGGATAGAGGTTATGCCGGCAGCCCTTCTAAGTAACCATAAAGTAACTTCGGCAATATCAGAGAACTTATCTCCGTTCTTCTTATAGTTATCTACTCTTCCTTCTTCAGATCCAGGTAAATAGACATCTCCCTCAGCTTTGCCATCATCTCTGGGTTGTCCTTCTCTTTTTCCATCTCCCTTTTTATCGCCATCTTCCTCAGCGCGTACTGCACCGCCTTCTGCACTTCCTTCTTTTCCATCATTTAAAATATTATCTGATTCTGACTCTATAGACTCCACAACAGCATCATACTCTGGAATGCCGCTAAGGAAATCTGCTACGTTATTCAAAAACTCTATTTTTTCCTCGTTTGTCATATCAAGGCTTTCCATAGGTCTCCATATGGCAGGCAGGTTATTTAATTCTATTGCAGTAGAAACATCTTCTACAGTTTGATTATCTACCGTAGGCAAAACTTCAGAAACCAAACTATTGATGTCAGATTCCATTTTTTCTACTTCCTCTTTTGTGCCATATTCTTTTAGGGCATCCATGCCATTGACTCTAAGAGAATAATTCAAAGCCTTGCTTGGAACAAAATTAATATATTTCAAAAAGTTTTTCAACTCTGATATAATTTGTTCGTCAGATCTTGGACCAACATAATCAACCACCACCTGATCTGTTTGAGAACGAAGCCAAGAAACATATTCTTCTAAGGTCTTACCTCCCTTTTTAGAAGGAGTGGATATTTTATCACCTACTGTTCCTTTAGGTTCTAATCCCATTTCTTCCTTAAGGCTTTTAGGATTACCTCTCTCACGAAGAAACCTCAAATCACCTCCTACAATCTTCCTTGCTATAAAATCAAAAATATTAGCATAAGACGGCAATCCTTCTTTTTCTATATGAGATTCTATTTCGTTTAACATAAGAGAGAAGTTTTTTCTGGAGGTGCGCTTCTTGCCATGTAAGGACTGCGTAGCTTGTGCCGCAGGAGCCGGCTGGGCTGGTGGCGCCGGCCGAGTCCCCCGGACAGGGTCTTCCTCTGGCATTTCATCTTCGTAAATATCCACATCTTCCTTGGAAGTAACGGTCTTACCCTCATCGGAGAAAGGGAGATCATCTTCTATAAGTGATTTAGGTCTGGAAGATGATTTGCCAAACTGAATCCTGATCTTAGGAGCGACAAACATCTCACCTTCGAAATCTATTCCAGATTCTACTTCAGACGTCACAATGTCTTTCACGCTCCTACTTCCATCTTCTACCCACTTAACAACATCAGGAACCGTAGATAATTTTTCTATAGCCTCACGAGCTTTTCTAAGCCCTGAAATAGGATTCAAATACGATACTTGATACGAAGCCGGATCAAGGCCTAACTTGGTTAGATACGCATTAAGATCTTGTATATCATCTTGACCCATCTGTAACAATTCAGAGTCACCTGATTCAAGCAGCATATCTATAAAAGAAATCCATTTCTTTCCTTCCTCTGATTCCACAGAACGTAGACTAACCGGGAAAAGATAATTAAGACCGTTTTTGCCTTTGATGACAACTACCGGAACTCTTACATTTTTGTAATTATTCCCCTTGTCATTTAATATAGAATAAGCAAATGGGAAGCCTGTGTATTTAGATCCGTTCTTAAGCACGACTTTGCCATTTAATACATATCCGACATCAGATACTTTTTCAGCTCCTTTTTCGGTAATAGGGAGATTTTCTACCTGACCATATCCTTGACCGTTTACTCTCATGTTAAACACCGGTCTTCCAGGAAGGGTCTGGGCAACAACATGCGTGCCGACGCCGATGGTAGCCGACCGGCCGGCGTCCTTCTTCCACTTGTTAAAAGCCGTTCTTCTTATTTTACTTATACCATCTATGCCTCCTGTATCAGCTTTTACAACAGAAACGAATCTGTTCCCACTCATGACCTTGATAACCATATTGGACACCAGTTTATTCTCAGCAGATTCTATTCTTTTTTTATCGCCGGACTGAACAGCGTCATTGTATTCGGTAAAAAGAGACTGATTATAAGTATCATTTACATCTATTTCGAGATTAACCTTATCTCCTTTTTTCAAAGAAGATAATGCTTCCTGATCTATTTTATCTACCTCATTCTCTCCGAATCCAACACCCGTTCTGTACGGAACCAACTCATCTGAATCAAGACGCTTATAAACCAAAGAATAGGAATTACCCACGTCCTGAATAGACACGTCTGTGTAACGGTTAAGAACACGAGCCGATTCTTTGTCTATAGACCATCTCGCATGATAAGGCAGTTCAATTATAGTAGCCGTTTCTCCACCTATGTTAAGAGAATACCTTTTAGTACCATTAGCGTTCGTTTCAGAGCTTATTTGAATAGGAACCAATGATTTTATAGAAGATATAAATTTATCGGCTCTAAGACCTGCAATTTCATACCTTTCATTGCCGTCATTGGAGATTCTTCTTACCATCAACGTCTCTGGATTCTGGGCGCTATCTATATTGGCTCCCGGCGTATTATCAGATTCGTCTAATTCATTTACAAGAGAATCTATATTAGCATCATCCTCCCCAAAATTACTTAACGTAGATTCGGAAATACGACCTTTATCAATAATCCTGTTTTGTTCGATATAAGGAAGGAGATCCGTGATGTTTCCAACCTGGCCAAGATCTTCTATGGTAAATACCGAATCGGCAAGCTTATCTTCGTCAACTTTCTCCCCTTTGTCCCGTCTGTTCATTATATCAACATACGAAGAAATAGCATCATCAAGTTCCTTCCTTTGATCTGGTTCCAAATTGGATTTAGCCATATCAATAATAGCTTTATTATCCTCATACACAGATCTCGGACTTGTAAGCCTATCAGCCTTTTCAGATAATGATTTTATGAGATTAACGGGACTGTCACCCAAAGACGATACATAATCATCAAAATCTTGTTTGTATTTATCATACACATCTTTTTCTCTCTCAGTAAGAAGATCGGCATTACCTGTATATAGTTTATCAATTATAGACTGCCTTACGGCCGGAACCATAATAGGATTATCCATAGCAGCCTCATAATCTTCATCCGATACAGACTCCGTAAGCGGTGACTCTTTTATATCATCTTCTGCTTCCTTCATCCTATCTTCCCTTACTTTATCAAGAGCATGCATAAAAGCCTTGATAGTCCAAGCTTCGTCTTCCGAAATCTTACCTTCTGACACAGCTTGATCTACTACCTCATCAGTGTCATATTCACCAACTTTATTAGACTCTGCAAAATCAGGAACCTTGTCATCCCCTTTATAAGGAGTAGACCATAGAGAAGACAGCGCTTTTGAAAACCCCCTGTTTTCCTCAGCTAAGAATCTTTTATCAAGCATCTTAGACAAGAAGTTATTCATATTCCTATAGTCCATCAAACTTCTTCGGTATTCATTTACCAAGGATCTCATGGCTTTGTCTTTGGCTGTAAACTTCTTTTCCTGTCTTGATTTTACATTAAAATAATCATCAAAAGCCACAAGCGTATCATAGGCTTCTATCACATCTTGTGAACTTATGGGAGAAAGAGGAGATGATAAAACAGATTCGGTTTTACTTACCAGCTCTTCTATCGAAAACTCTTTTCCTATTAACGTTGATAACTCAGACAACGAATTGTTGTAATTGGTTCTAAGGCTTTCCAATTCTTTGGTTTTTCGTTGTATGGATTCAGCTTGTGGATCTTTCCCTTCTACGTTGCGAGGGCGGGTAGCAAGATCTTCTATTTCGGATTCAAGTTCTTCTATTCTTGACCGTATGCCACGGATAGCCATCGCCCGCTCCCTTGCCCTGTCCGACAGCCGGGAGAACGTACTTAGAGCATCCGCCACGCGAGGCTGCCCCGAAAGCGTTTCTATGACAGAAGCTATGTCTTTCATTCTTGATTCCGATTGAAGACCAAGAAAAGCATTACGAGCCACGTATTTCCTAAACTCAATCTTAGAATCATCACCTATAAGATCTTCGGCAAAACTCTGGGCAGATCTGAAATCCGAAAGACGATTATTATAATTATCAATAATAGAGTCCTTGTATTTCTTTGCCTCTTCCAAAGACATTCCATTAGCTTCGGCTATTTCCGAAATAGGCATCATATCAATCATCTGCCGGAAATTTTCAGCCGAATCCTCTAAGGTTCCCATTTGGTTGTCAATAGACATCTTTTCAAACATAGCATCATCAAGCTCCTTACCAGTCATAGACTGGGCATCGGAACGAACTTGAGGCCCTAAACTCATTGATTTTTTCAACGTATTCAAAGCCGCCGTGTTAAGATTAGAAGATGCTTTGTTATATTCATTCACTTGCCTTTCCAGCAAGATCTGACTATTACTATACTCTTTCACCCCAAAGAAGCCTTCTCTCATACCAAACAAAGAACCGATAATAGCACCGATTCCTATTTCAGTCCATCCTTCTTTAGACGTATATTGCTTTTTAAATCCTTCAGAAATAGCATCAAGAACATCAACGGCTCCGTTCATGGCGACATTATCATATCTTGACTTAACATATTCCTCAGCCGTATTCTGAACAGCACCTTGAGATCCTTCTTCCCATAAGCCTTCAGATACCGGTCTTTTCATGATATTGAAAACATTGCCTGCTATCTTCTGTCCTATATTGGGATTGGTTATTTTAATAGCCATCTCTCCCGGCTTCGCAACTTCCGTCCCTAATCCAAATAAATGCTTGTTGAGCCTCTTTTCCAACCCTGGTATAGCCTTGCCTCCTAACCCTATATACTTACCAAAAAGAAGCCAGTTAGATAATCCTACGATACCCATATTGGCGGCAAATATAGCACTACCTACATCAGCATTAGAATTACGAAAAACAGCCATTTCCTCTGCATTGGGATCACGACCATAAATCTTACGATAATAATCCTTGAAATCAGACTCAGATTGCTTCATAAAAGAATTTGCTTCAACCGATGACTCGAATCCGGCACTGGTAGCCAACAACGTCATGGTCTTAGCCGCCTCCCCTACATTTCTTCCGGTAGCAACTCCTTTTCTTACATAGTCGTTAAACACGCTTTTAAGGCTTCCTATGCCCCTATTGGCAGCTTGCCTTGCTGCTAACTTAGCTCCGATTCTTCCACCTAATTTAGCGCCTATATTACCCAATGATCCAACTCCAAGTCCTCCGGTCATGTACGCTGATATCATGGCTCCTACGGTAAAAGACATACCATTACCAAGGACGTCATTCCACAAGAAATTACCGGTATCCTTAAAAAGCTTCTGACCAAAATTATAATCTTCTACCTCTTTCTTGTAATAATGGGGAAGAAGCATGTCTATTTGCTGGTCAAGATCACCTACAAACTTATCCATGTTAGTGTTTAACGCAGCTTTGTAACTTCCCTCAGATGCCATATTGATAAGTTTGTCAGGCAATGACACAACTCCTTGTGCACCGTACAATGCGGATTTTAAAGCGAATTTGCCTACACCATTCCAAAACTTACTCCATCCGCTCTGTCTCCTGGCATAATAATCTTCATTGTTTATACCCGGAATATAGTTAGAATATTTTGTACGCCATACCCCATCATTACCCATCTGATGACTTTCACGGATACTTACCTTCGGTCCATAGGGATTAAGAGGCGGCGGGGCAGGTGTAGCCCCCCTGTAGCTGTTACGAGCCAGTGCCTCTGAGTAGCTGTTGCTTATCTCCTTGGCTATATACGGTTCTTCGTATTCGGCAGCAGCTATCCTTGATGCGTAATCCGGAAATTTAGGTTGGGCATACACACCTTCACCAGGCATATAATTAGGAACCAGAGGCGTTGTCGTCTCTGGTAATGTAGCCGGAGTGTAATTCTCTTCTTCGGCTAATTTCCTTTGCCTTGCCACATCTTCGTAAGTGGTTTTAGCAGCAGGATTATATCTATCTATATTATTGTCAGCCATAAATTTTCTGCAAAAAATCGTTCAACTTACTAAACTTGTCATTCATATTGGGCGTGATATTTATTCCTCTCATATACGGATCCCTCATCTGATCAAGACGTTCTTGAACAGCCTCCTTCACGTATTTTACAAAGAAGTACTGAGGACACTTCTGGTGAATGCTATTCCAGTAATCCGCATACTCATCATTACCTGGATCCAAAGGAACAAAATCCGAGAACAACAATGCAGGATTTTTAGAATTTTTAGTCCTTTTGTCATAGAAATTGACCGCTACCTCTCTTGAACCCCTGTCATCCATTCCCTCCAACTGAACTGATATGTTATCAGACATGTCAATAAAATTATCAACAAGGGTTTTAACAACATTCATTTCTTCTGGCTTAAGGTAAGAACCATGAACCTTTACTATATCATAAAGATCATTCTTAACATCAGCCTTAGAAGCCAAACGGGGAAGACCATTACGTATAAGATACTTATCATAAGAATAACCTTCCTTCTTTCCGGTATCTACAAAATCACAGGTTCCAAAACTTGATTTGTAACCATCCACCGGATAATTACGCTCCTCGACCGAAGGATCTATACCCGCCTTAAGAAGCTCGTCATTCGTAATCTCAACCCTTTCTGTAACATAAGAATTTTTACCGGAACCTACTTGAGCAGTCAAGAATCTTCTAACAGTGCCATTATCTATCTCGGCATCCATATTAATGGCATTAATAGCAGTAGGATCCAGATTATTTACCTTTCCTGCCATGTAACCAGACAATCTTCTAAACTGAGCCTTCTGCAAAGACTTTTCCGGTGAATCGGCATTCCAATTGTATCTTTTGTAAGAATCAAGGTAATGATACTGAGATAACTTATCAGAAATCTGATCAGGAGATACAGACATTTTTATCTCATCCTGCATCTGACCTGCTATCATATCAGACACTCTACTGTTTTTCTCAGCATATCTTAGCTGGGTAATAGTTAATGGTTCACCTTCCTGATAATCTTTTAAATCTATATCACCATCCTTATCTATGGTCATATAATCTGATATATTAAAATCAGGATCGCCGTTGAGTTTCTTCATTCCATTAATAAGAGCCAATGTACCAGTAGAAGAACCATTATTCTCGCTTGTAATAGCATCAGATATGTTTTTCCCCAACTTGCCGGCACTCGCCTTAGCTCCTAATGACGGAGATATAGCACTAAGAATATCTATTCCTCTTGAAGGGTCCATCATGTATTCTCTGAACCCTACGGCATCAGATACACCAGTTGTTATGGCTGTGGCGAGCAGGAAGGCTCCAGCCTTATCATCTGTATCGGTAAGATTTATAAAAGAATTTCCTTTCATAAACTTAGCATTACGAACTTTACTGATAATATCCTTATTTTTTTTAGTAACTATATTATCTATTTGATAATCAGTTATGTTATTTATAGCCTTTGTAGCTCCATTTGCCTTAGAATCAGAAAGAAGTAAAGCATCATAAGCTTCAGACAATCTGTTATTTCCTTGTCCAAAATATCCGTTTTTCTGACCTCCATTATTTTTTAAATAAGAATATATCCGTTCTTCAGGAGTCATATTAGCATACAATCCTGGGTCAGTTTTTTCTTCTTCGTATGATGCTGCAACGATATTACTTCTGTCTGTAGGAGATAATGAATTATATAATTTCAATAAATTTGCTCTACGCTCTGTGGAAGAAGATGTGAGTTGTTCATAAGGGATATTAGCCAAATTAACAGATCCTATCTTACCCGTTCCAGAATTGATAGCCGTAGGCCCGTCCATAGGAGCCATCGGCACTCCTACACCGCCTGCTCCTCTTGTGCCTCCGGATGAGCTTTCAGTGCCCATCTTGGAACCGTAAGTACGCATGTATTCGGTTTCAATCTTAGCCTGTGCAAGTTGCTCTTTTGCCAACGATATTTCAACCATAGACTTAGCATTATCAGTCAAAAACTTTTGCTGAGCCCTATCCTCTGCCAACCTTGCAAAATAAAGATCATCTTTCTTCCTTTCAAAACTTGTATTGTCGTATCTCCATGCATCAGTCATCTTATCGAAAAGATTATTGGTAACAACAAAATTAGCAGCCGCTACCGGATCTGATGAAGCTATTATCATATCTGCCTCCCTCTTGGCTTCTGCTTTCTGATTTTTAGCTTCCTGTATCTGACTGTCAATACGATCAATAATATCCTTATTATCCCCTACTGATTTCTTTTTTGCTTCCAATGCTCCTATGTGCCTATCGTATCTTTCGACATAAGACCCAATGTATTGACTAACCAAATCCGGATTACTGAACACCGGATTGGTAGCTGCCATGTATGATGCTTCTATTCTCATCTGATTCCTCATGTTTTCAGATAAGTTAGCAGACACAAAATTCCTTATCTGGGAATCAGTAAGCTCATCTACGTTGACTTCTATGATTCCACCAGTAGGATTACCTTTAACATCATATTCTGTTGTCTGAATCTTCTTGCCTTCGTTGTTTTTCCTAAAATCACTGACCAGCTTATTTATCTCCTTAGTATAATCGACATAAGGAGAATAATGAAGACCTCCCAACCTTGATCCTGCTTTACCATCTGACCTCCATTTGTAATAAGGGTCCAAAGCATGCCATTCATTAATAGGAGAATAAAGTTCAGGATGATTCTGTTTTATAGATTCTATTTCCTTCATAACCCTCTTGCCTTCTTTTGTGCCGGCAATCGCGTTAATGACCGTATCATCTAACACCGAACTTATCTCTCCTTGTATGGCTCTCGTAACACCATCAGAAGAAAGATCCACGCCTTTGAATTTTTGATTGATGTTAGCAATCACACCTGACATCTTATCTTCCATATAAGCGCGGGCTTCAGGCTTATCTATCTCTTGACCCATAAGATAATCTACCTGGGTATAGATCTTTTCACGAGCAGCATCAACCTTCTGCTGTTTGTACATCATGACGTCCTTAACAAGATCTATGTTGTAAGGACTAACATACGGGGCATATTGCCTTAAAATACTATACTGTGAAGCCACTATTTGGTCCTCCTTCTTCTTTTAATTTCATCATCTTCTTCATTTAAACTTCTCAAGTAAGGTGTGGAATAATCACCCATATTCATCACATCCTGATTACCTTGAACGTAAATAATTTGACCACTTGGAAGCATTCTCATATTTGGAGCTATGGAAGCTATGGTATTCAACGATGTACGAACATTGAACTTATTCTGTATCTCGCTGTTTATACTATCATAATAACGAGCAAGATTTTCATCCCTTATAGCCATAGCCTTCAATAATCCAGATTCATAACGTTGCCTTTCCGCTATGTTCTTATCGTCTGTCTGAACATAAGCCATTTCATTGAATCTATCAGCTTCGTTTATTTGCCTTGCGTTATTGAAATTTACTTCGTTAATGTACTTGGCTATATTGCTTCCGGCTATGGCGTTCATATTAGCCAGAATAGCGGAGCGCTGGGAGTCGGGCACGTCACCTACTGCGTCCAACTGAGCCGATGTCGCGCGGTTGAGCTCGTTGATATACTGATCAGCAGATTGCAGAACAGGATCTATTCTCGGAGCCTGATGCCTTTCCAATCCCTCTATCTCTAATCCGGTATCAAGCATCCTCAACATCTCAGGGAATATAGAACCTGATAAAGCAGGATTGACACCTTTTCTTCCTTTTGTATCATCTTCTTCCTCAGCTTCCGTTTCTACAGTAGTATTAATAACAGGATTTTCTTTCTTCACTTCTATCCTGCCTGGAGAACCTGGGTTGGGAGATTTAGCGCCGGTTCCTACAGGTTTAGCTTCTATAGGTTTTGATGCCGGATTTACGGCTTCTAAAACAAAGTCTGTTTCTAACATCAAACCGCTATCTTTTAAAGCAGCAAACTTATTATAATCGGCACCCAGAATCTTCTTAGCTGCATCAGATTTATCACCAAATAAGTCAACATAATTCTTTATCCCTTTTTCGTTCAACAATCTCTTTTGTTCAGGAGTAACTACATCCAATCCATAAAATGATCTGGTTGCCGTAGTTTGCCCAAATTTGTCATCTACGGCAAATGAGTTATATGCCGATTTACTTCCTTGGTCGTACTTACCAGCATCTTCTCCCCAAAATCCGTATTCGTCTCTAAATTTCTTGGCTTTTTCGGCATTGGCTATAGCACCTGATTCTGCCAAAGCCCATAGGTTGTTTAGTTGGCTATTGTATCCAGTCTGGAATCCTTCTGTATTAAAATCTCCATCCGTATTGTATTTATTAGCCCAACGGTTAATATCAAGCAAATTAGAAATAGCTTTGTTGTTTACCCTACCATAACCGGAACTGCTTCTGTGTTGCAGATTTTGATTAGAATTTACACCAGAATCAGGATTAAGGATCTGCTCTCTGTCTGCAACATCTACTATAGACATATTAAGAGCACGTCCAAACTGCTTCATTAAAAGCTGCTGTACTTTCTTACCCCACTCTATTTGCTCTTTGGTAGGGCCGCCTTCAGCCATTTTCCTAACTCTCTTTACATACTCATCGTATATCCAATTTTTAGCATCAGATTCAGATACGTTAAGAGCCTTAGCCTGCTTTCTTACGGCATTTAAATCAACCTTTCCGCCATCTCTAAAGAAAGCATCTATCTTTTCTTGGCGCTTGGATTCCTCTTGTTTGTTATAGACAATATCAGCAAAAGACCTGAATTGCACCTCAAGTTCGTCTATTTCCTTTTGATTATCATTTACGTACTTGGAAAGAATAGACTTATTCAACTCAGAAGTATTTTTATCCTTAACATCCTTATTCTTTTCCAGCCTCTTGAAAACACGTTCCTGATCATCATACTTTTCGGACAATCCTATTTTTTTCTTGTACCTATCAAGAAGCGTAGCATATGTATCTTTTTCCGTAGCTCTAATGCCATAATTTTCCCTTACGTAAGAAGCAAAATCATCATCAATAGTACGGTAATCTGAAATAATATGAGCTTCTGGCAAATCAACGGGAGTGCCGCCGTCTTCATGCCTGTTACCTTTTGCCTCCATAGGACCAACATCATCCGGAGTCGAAACATATTCTCCTTTTTCTATCTCAACATTAGCATTATCCTCCATAGATTTAGGAAGAGGGTAAATGTATTCTCCTGTCAAATCGGAAGAATCTATTCTCTGTCCATTTCCGAGGTTAACACCACCGCCTTCACGTTCCCATCGGATAAACTGCTGCCGGCGCTCTTTTTCGAGCTTTTCCCTCGCCGCCTGCTCGTCTCTGCTGGCTGCATACGCAGCAGATGAAGCTCCCATGATATTACGAGTAAGACCTAATCCTAAACTAACACCGGACAAGGCAGCTTGAGCCACATTAGCACCGACCTTATTACCGGCTCTTATCCGACCAAGACTTGTACCGAACATTTGAGCTCTGCCGGTTAGATCAGGTGAATAATATGGGGTAGTCATAGGATCAAGAGGATTACCATCTTGGGAACGTTTTTCTTTAGAGGAATCAGCATCAACACCACCTAAATTCATTGCATTATCAACGACTGATTTCTCTACGTTTTTAACCATGCCCCTATTATCAGCGAGATATCCTGCATATCCTGCATCATGATTTTCAAAAAACGGATCGGATGTAGGCATACTACTAAATGGATTTATCTCCCCCTCCTCTGTTTCTAAAGTCACATCAGAAGGCATATATATATTCTGAATATCAGATTCACCCCATTTATTAACAGGCGTTCCATAATCAAGAATAGGCTGAGTAGAGGATACATTAATATCCTGTCTCTTATCCTGAACACTACCGCCAGGAGCGAATATCGGACGATTTTTTATGATTCGTAATCTCATACTATCTTTTTTCACAAAGATAAGAGAAACGAACGAGAAAATCCAACGTTATGGGATACGTTTAAAAATCAATCATGTACGGCAGACAAACCGCCCGAATCAGGGTCGTACTTAAGACCGCATGCCCGGCGATAGTTCTTAAGCGCTCTCTTGTACAAAAACAGCACTGTCTTGGAAACTATTTTCTTCATAGATTTGGTTAAAACCTCTTCTGTTGAAACAGACATCAGACAGCTATTCAAAAACGACCTGACATTGGAACCGAACAAGATCTTCACCATTTTTCTAAACGTTCTAAAAAGATATGATGCAGAAAGAGACTTTAACCCATTGCGAACCAGTCTCTTATTCAAATACGAAACAGCCTTTTCAGATAGACAGAGCCTATTCTTTCCTTCGCTATCTACCTCTGATGAAAACCACGAATATAAAGTGGTAGGATGTTTCTTAAGGTGATTGATGAAGGAAGTCATTATCCCTTCTTTTAAGGCCCTTTTGTGGGCTACGCATGCAGCAATCTTCTCTTCTCTTTTTAAAGAGCTGTCAAGGCATCTAAACACCGTCCTATCGTCTCCGATGAAATACTGAGGACGTTCTTCCTTGAACTTAGCCCGATAAGCGGCATATCCTTCCTTACGAAGCATATCTATCTGAGACCGGATATAGAACCTTACACACTTTTCTTCAGCCTCTTGCACGCTTTTAAGATAAGGAACTGACTTTCTCCCATATCGAAGATAATCATAAACCATAGCCTCAATAAAGTCATTGTACGGAAAGAATCTTCCAAATCCAAAGTTCCAAACTATGAAACATCGCACTCTATCTTTCCAGTAATCAGATATGAGAAAATTACTACAATATCTCAACTTCCTGTTTTTCTGATAGAAATGATGAGTATGTTTGTCATAAAATAGATTAAAATATCTCAAATTGCCTAAACACTGACCGGCTGGACGGCGTACTACATTGTACCCTAAGTTGCTGAAGCTATTGTATATAACTTCTATCGGAGAGACCTGCTCTTTCTTGAAGAGCTTGTCGTGTAACTTGTGAGGATTCATTATTTCAGTTATTTTTGTCTCCATATTTATTTTTTTTTTTAGTGCAAATATATGATTTTATATAAAAAGAAGAAAATGCACTGCCTTGTATCCGGTTTGAGAGAAATAGGATACAAGGTTTTTTATTTTATGACGGTTTGGATAAGAGACAGGAAAACGACTCTGAACGTAACCGGCTGACCGTCAGTGGTGGGACAACAAATCTTGAATTAAAACTACGCCTATGAATAGTCTCCGTTTTCCTTAATATTAAGACCATTTTCAATGATCTTACTCATTATATTATTTATATTATTTTATATACTTTACCATTTATTCATATAATTGTTTACAGTGAATGAACTTAACGACCGAAGGGAGTTAAGTGAGTGAACGGATTGACAAATTATTTTTTCCGTCATCGTATTGTTCGCCTAATTGTGTGAAAAGATTGAGTATCGTGACCGAAGGGAACGATGCGAAAGAACATATAACATTTAAAAAACGACTGAACCTATCTACCGAAGGGAGATAGGTGATGGAGTGACATTAATAGTTATATTAAGTAGCCAGTGGAGAATTAGGCAGGTAGTAGGCGAGACGGGCTCCCATGCCCGTCAGGACAGTGGAGGTACGTAGGTCTGTTCTGTTAAACCAAGGCGATGATAGTTCCATCCTTCACGAAATCGCACAAAAAAGCCGGATTATCTTGATATCGTTCTTCAACCTTCGGTATCCGCATAACGAGTCTCAAATCCGGCTTCGCTTTATTAATATGAGAAATAAAACAATCTTGTTCTAATTATCAGTGACGCCTTTAATGCGAAGTTGTATATTGGGAAGCACGGCATTAATCAAAGCCATTTTCTTATCCTCTTCGCTTTCTTTTTGATGCTGTCTATACATCATGCTGTAATCAATGTCATCACCATCCTTTTTCCCGTCTAACGTCAGTAAATGATTTATGATGTCTTTACCATACGTTTCAGTCCATGTACGGAATCTCTCTTCCTCGGACTGTCCCTCCTGGGACTGGGCTTCCGGGTTAGGGAGGGCGGCTGCCACTTCTACCTCTGGAAGTGTTACCAATGCTGCTATTTCTCCATCATCTCCGAATCCCATTTGACCATACAAAGACACGGAATTTTCTTCAATTTCCAAACCAAGATTTTTAGCAACTTCCATAGCATAGTCATAACGGTCATCATTTCTTATAACACTCTTATGAGGACGTCCTGCTCCTTGGTTCCAAGCTACTACAGCATCCTTAAGGTTATCGGCGTTCATAAAATCCTGCCGGCTGTAGTTGTAATACCCTGGTCCTTCTTTTCCTTTTCTTGTGTATAAGAAATTAGAATATCCGGTTTTCCCTTCGTATTCGTCAGCCAAGAACTCAAGTTGGTCTTTGAATGTGGGTGTAGAATGTCCTTTCTTTTTGGCGTGCTTGAATAGCTTATCCATGCGTTCGTTGTGCCATTGCTGTATGCCGTATGACGTTCTGTTGTCTCCGTATATGTCATCTTTAAGGCCGGATTCAGCCATGAGGTTACCTATGATGGCGAGCGCCTGTATCTTGGACATGCCGCGCTTATTAGTAAAGTATTCATATGCTTCACGCTGCTTGCCAACTACGCCACCTTCCTTCTTGATGTTGGTATTGTATCTCTTTCCATTCCATGTAAATTCCTTAAGACCTCTTTTCCTGGCTTCTTTAAAGGCTTCACCTCTTGTAGTGGAAATAGAGTCTTGTAGCTCAAGATCATTTTTTATTCCAAGAATAGCATCAACAATAGTATTATCATTTTTATCAACATTATCCAAAACATAAGATTGACTTATCAAATTTGATACGCTCTTTCTGTTTTTATAAGTTCCTTCTTTATCTGATGGAGCTTCAAAAGCATATACAAGTGGATACGAATAATTCGTATCTGGATCCTCTGACATAAATTCGTTTACTGCATGAATAGCTTTTTTGTATTTAGTATCTTTTATACTATACTTCCCAGTATCTTGAACATGATCATAAAATCTGTCTATCATATAGTTGATATATCCACGCTTATCGCTCTTAAATCTCTCTTTATCTCTTTCAAACTCTTTTGGCGGATATCTTTTGTAATATTCTTGAAAAAGTCCCCTAAATTTTCCATCCTCAGATACAGCGTAGGGGTTTCCACCAGATTCTTCAATAATATTTCCAAGTACGGCTTCTATCTGGCGTTGATTAAAACCTTTATCATATAAAGCATCATAGATCATATTCATCCCTTCTACGTCCATAGTACGATGCTTACCCTTACCCACACGCTTCATATTTTCATATTTGGATTTGAATAAATCCCAATCTATTTCCGGCTTAGAAGAATCCCCTCCTTGTTTTTTGGATCTTATCTCCATCCTTTTATCCAAATCATTCTTTGAATCAATAATGGATCTAAACAGGATCTTGTTTGGATCATTCTCTTCGTATGGGATTTTATCTTCTACATAATCCCTTATTTCAAAAGGATATCCTATTGTATCAAGAGTCTTAGTAACAACCCCAACACCAAAAGGTTGATCGCTTCTATAAAAATCGTACTTATCTTTCACAACCATCCTACCTCTATCATCACGGTACATGGTAAAACTTGATAAGCCTGATAAATCATTTAAATCTCCGTAAGCATCCGGTATAAAATTATATTCGTTAAATACCTGATGTTCCCCGGTTCTGGCTTTTTTTAAGAGATCTATACCCTCTTCTACCATTCCAAGTTTCCTACTTGTTACATCCCTTAACTCCTCCAAATCAGATACGTCCTTGCCTGCAACTTTTCCATCAATTATCTTATTATCTAAGGAATCAAGCTCCTTTCCATATTTTTTAGCCATTTTCTCCCACCCACCATTTATCCTGTCAGATATAATGGATTTGATATTGTCTGGTATTCTAACAATCCCGTTTTCCTCTTTCAGGTTATTTGGTTGGTTTAAGAATCTAAACCAAAGATTCTGACTAAAATCATCTACATTGGCTTTCGGAACATCTTGACCAAAAAATTCCATTATTTTGGTTTTCAATCCTCTTTCATTGGCATACACATCAGGTGTTATATTAGATGCCAGATATTCTCTAAGTTTTACAAATGGACCAATTTTATTCCATAATGTTTTTGGTCGTTTGTCATTTACATATTTTTTAGTTTTCTTTGCCATCTTTTTCTTCCTCCTTCTTAAACTTATGGTAAGCACCACAAACCTTATCAACCAACCATCCCATTAGATAAGCAGCGTGCTCATCTTCTCCGGCGTCAAAACTGTAGTTAATATTAAGATACTTACAATAAAGGGAAAGACCATGCAGACATTCGTGTCCTATGGTTCTCACATCCATGTCAGACAGCGAATGAAATAAGAAACATATTTCTTTCCTGTGATTGGTTCGGTTTTCCACGAAAATAGTTCTGCCGCCATAATCGTCAGTCCATCCTTCCCAGCTCTGATCTTCTACTTCCAAGTTGGCGAACGTCTTTGCTATATACTCTTCATCTGCTCCAAGCAATACCCTTACATTATAGGGGTATATATCATTTTTATATAATACTTGTTTCATAACAAACTGTTTTTCAACAAAGGTAAATAAAATAGCCGAAGAATGCCACCATTCATTCTCCGGCTTATTATAATGGAAATCTTATTATGAAAACAATACAAATGTAAGATTTATATTTTTATCTTCTTAATTTCCTCAATCATATTCTTATATCCGCAGAACTTGCTGTTAATAACATCGAAAATAGATTCTGACCAGCCAGCTATGTTCAAGATATTAGATCCTCTGTAAAACATCTCACTTCCATATCCTTGAATAGAAATAGAAACGATCTTGCAATTTGGATTTACTTTCTTGAACTCTTTCAAAAGTTCGGCGAATTTGCCATATCCATAACTGGAGCTTTTCTCCCATACAACAGATTCACCGTCTCCTATCTGCATATCTGAAATAATGTACAAGTTATCTACCTTGATCTTATCTTTAACGCACTTATCCAAGAATGCAAAAAGACCGTTTTCAGTGGCACCACCGCATTTTACTCCGGCAGTAAAAGATTTTTTGTTATTCCATAAAACACCTTTACTTCTATCATATTCGTAATTGATAAGTTTATCACCAAACATGCCAATAAATACGTCAGGAAGCACAGATGCGATCATACAGCCAAATAAGTTACCAATGACAGCCGTATTTGTTTTGCTAAAGGCAGACACTTCAGAAGATCCTCCCATATCTCCACGTACAGAGCCAGAGTGGTCAATCAGGATAGCCGACCGCCCCTCCAGCACCGGCAGGTTTTTGCAGGATATGGTTATGGCTTTTTCCAACGCATCTAAAATCTTATATTTATTACGCGCTGTTAATTTAGCACGTTTTTTATCCGACTCAAATACAATATCATTATCGGAACTATCAGTGCCTATATTTTCAACCTCTTTGAAAGCTGAAGCAAAGCGGAAAGGAAGCATCTTCGAATTAAGTACCTTCTCTTCTATTGTAAGCTGCCTACAAACTTCATCTATTTGATCAGGCGCGTATTTGATTATGTTTACAAGGTTACGAACCATATTAAAAATAGGCATACCTTTTACATTGGAAACCACGTCCCGAATAGCGTCACCTAAAGCTTCTTTCTTTTCCTTATTGTCTTTCTTATCCTGTCCGGCTTTAGACATTTCTTTTTCAAGAATCTTGCTTTCGTATAATCCAGACAAAGACCTACCTTCTATAAGGTACTGGAAAGCCGTTTTGTTAGCCTGATTGCCTTTGGGGTGAAATAAGTTTACGAGGTCAACCATAGCAATGACCCTACTGTCCATCTTATACTTATCAATCCGATACGGATCAAGACCTTCCAAAGCCGTCTTAAATCCTTTCTTAATAGCACTGGATATACCTCTTAACTTCTTTGGATTTTTGCCGTTAAGAGCCGCATAACAGCCAAGGATTTCGCTCATATCATCAGGACGCATAACGATCTTGTTATAGAACCTTGAAGCCCATTCCTTACCCGATGCTTTGCTGGCAAGGACAGAAGCCATAAGATGCGTTACTGACCTAAGCTCTCCTTCTTTCCTGACATACAATGCTGTTTGTGCTGCGAAATACGGATCTACTTGATCCATAAGGTCCTTAATCCTGTTCACCTTGTCTTTTTCTTTCTCATAATAAGAATCAGACAACATGGTAGTCATTACCGTAGACACCAACTCTTCTTCTGCGTTAGGCTTATACGCCTTCTCGCCCATGTGATTCACGATCGTAGGTTTAACACCTTCATCCTTTTTGTTAAACTTTCCCATTTGTTGTTTTCTTTAAAGTGTTATACAAAAAAAAGCAGTGATATTACTACCACTGCTTAAAAAAAATATATCAAAATGAATACTCAATGAGGGAAAAGCTGAAGTTAGTATAAACAATGAAATAATGGATTTGAACCATCGACCTATACTTTAAAAGAGTATCGCTCTATCCATCTGAGCTAAATTCGAAGTAACTAACCCCATCACCACTCATTAGTTTTTATATATTTCAAACAGAGGAAAAGCGGAGCCGGATCTAAAATGAAAATATTGGATTCGAACCAATGAAAAACTTTTTTACCTAAAGCCGTGTTATCCACTACACTAATTTTCGAAGTAACCGAACTCCTCACCATCTGTATATGTTGTTAAAACAGGGATAATTTGGAAGGTGTTTGAAAGGAGGTTTTAATCTACCAACTGATCTAATCTTTCTTGCATGAAAAATACAGGACTCGAACCTGTGACACAAACCGAAGTATCACCTTCCATCACCACTGTCTTATATTATAATCTCTCTTGATTACGATGCAAATATAGACACTAAAATATGATTTACAAATTAAAATGATTTAAAATGTATTAATTTGGATAAATTATTTTAGAGTCATAATTGGATTACCCCATCTCTTTTTCCACTCTTTACCTAAATACATTCTTAATTCCTCGAATGAATGAACAAACTCCCCATCGATTATAGCTCCGACTGCATTCTCTATTGATATTATTTCATTTAACTCATTCTTCGTTGCAAAATTTCTAATCCCATCTTCATGTTTATTGAAAACAATAAAATTTATGGCTTTGGCTACTATTTTTATCTTATCAGATAATTCGCTTTTGTTTTTTATTAAAGAAGAAACAGACTCGCACATCTTAATGTAAGCTTCACCAGCTATATTTCTATTTTCTATAAAGTTGTCGGTAAGCCATAATATAACCTTAGCATATATTTCAGGATCTAACTCTAAGGCTATCATGACGAAAAAATACGGATTAACAAACCATTTTTGATCTTTTCCTTTTCCTCTCCTGTATGCCATTCCGTATTTCTTCAAATCAGTTAATTTACTTATATTCAATGAATTATCTTTGAGTGTATGATATCGTACAGTACAAGACAATTCATTGATATTCAATTCTTTAATTAATGCATTCATTTTCTCTTGAAAAGACGACGTAGACATTAAATGGTCGAGTCTTTTAGGCTCCAACCCCATAGCCGCTCTTTTCTGTGACAATACATCCATAACCTCTGTTATACACACAAAACCATCTTTTGACATAACAGAAATGTTCCTACCTAATAATTCTCTACTTTCTGATTGTAATAATACGTTACTTTTCATAATTTTACACCGTTTTATTGTTAATAAATAAGCGCCTACCTGTCCGCGATGGATCGATAGGCGCTACAAATATATTCAACTATTATTAAATCACAAAATAAAAACTACTTATTTTCAACTTGTTAAATATTGTAATTTATCTATTCTTAATCTTATCTTCAGAAATCAACCACTGGAATATGATTTTCCGGTTACTAATTACTTTCTTTATCCTCATCAGCATCCAACTTCCCCTTAACCTATCCAGCCATGACCGTCTGAAATTAAGAGCATCAGGATTAACTGACTTATTTATATCGTTATCGTCCTTGATCCAGATAGGTGTTTCAGATCGGTCATCGTCAACCCTGTTGAAGAAGTCATTTAACTTATGTCTTCTATATACCTCAGTATCCAGGACCTCAGTATGGTCACCTACGATCTTCGGATATGATATACGTTGTGCTAAATTATTCTTTTCTTCTGGAACAAGATGAATTTCGCCTGAGTTGTTTGTGTCGTTGTAGATAGTTATCGTATCTAAACCTACTTTCCTGTCAAGAGTGTAATTCACATCATCGACGTATTTCCTTGCATCAAGCTCGTATTCTACAGAAGCCAGCGTAGAGCCATTATATTTCTCTTTTATCGGCACTTCTAATATAAATGGATATGTTGCTCCATAGAATGTCTGGAAGCTCTTATTCGTCAGCAAATGGCTCCATAAACCACCTTCTTTGTCTGATGCCGGGAAGTTTATTCCTGTCTGGAAATATTGTTGCTGCTCTATATAATAGTCAGGGCAGAATGAGTAATACGATATCCATTCTTGCTTCAGACACGAATATCCGATAGTGAACGACACATCCTTGAAATACTGTTCGTCTTTTAAGGATATTTCCTTATCGTTTGACAACACCTCTGTTTCATTGTACAAGAACCTTCCACCATCATATTTGTAATATGCCGGGTTCTTAACAGGTATATAATCTTTTTTCGTGATAAGTACCCTCTTATACCTATTATCCCATCCAAGAGACAGACCAAGACCGATAAATTTATTATCCGTATCTTCTTCTGTCATTTCTGTACCAGTTAAGATATTAGTTATTCCGTATCTAAGGATCTTAAACGGAAGATGACGCTTAAGCCAATGTCTGATACCTACACTAAGTTCCTTGAGATTACGTCCGTTCGGATCGGTCATAAACACCTGTGCTCTTTTAGTATCTACCCAGAAATGACCAAACTCTGAACTAATTATTTCAGTGCTCTGGGTTCCAGAATAACCGAGGTCGGTCGTGTTGTACTCCAGAGGCCTGGACGCGAACAGACCGCCTGTGCCCATCTCAGCCTGCCCCGGGGAGGTGCGCTCCTTGATTACGTCTATGGCGTTATGGAGTGAAACCTGATCCTCGAACCTGACAAGGATCTGATCGGATTCAATACGCTTCATGTGAATAAGCTTCCCGTTGCTGGTTGGGAACTCATGATAGTCCATAGGCTTGTACGTCAGCCACGGATCTGTTTGACTGTTTTCAGATACGTCAGCCCTACTCCATATAACCCCATTAGGTCGCTGGTAAGCACAATCATAAAAATGACGTTCGTATGTTGCCGGCAATACATTAGGTGTTAATGTCATTCTTGATGAGTAGATAGGACTTATCTTGTAATCATTGTCCCTATGGATAGATACGTTCTTTTCTTGTGTCCACCAAGCAAAATCACCATGAGCCGGATAAAACCATTCATGGGGCTCTACTCCTTCTAATCGGAAATTGCAATTTATTTCCGATTCTACAAGGAATTGAGGGATACCATAAGACCACAGATAAAATCTACCATCCACATATTTCTTAGCCTCGTTCTCACCATTTAAATTATACAAACTTTTTCTATTTGGATAAAAAGAATACGTTCCTTTGCTTGATGATGTCCAGCTATTAAAACGTCCGTTGTCAGTATGCTCAAGCATATCTTCTCCAGTATCGTAATTAACGAAATACTTGGGAAATCCGACATTTCGGTAATCATTGTAAGCAAATGGTATCATATCCCCTATACCAAAAGCAGTATTATAAAAAAATGGGAATTTCCGTTTCATGGAAAACCTCGATATGTAGGTGTCACCGCCAAACAGCGGTTGTTTCCCTCCTTGGAAGAATCCACATCCTCCTACTGATATCCATTTTATGTCTTCTATAGCTCCATACTGATCGGGTCTGTACCGCATAAGCTTCATATACGGAGAACAGATATAAGACAGCATCTTCGTCCTTTCAAAAGATTCTTTAGATCCAGCATCAGAAGCCATGATAACAGGGTCATGGATACGACTTGTATCATATACCTGGGCTTGCATAGGATACGATACAAGATACTTTGAATTTAAGATGCTTGTATCAGGATCCTTTTCTCCCGGATCTCCAAAAGACAAGAACATGGAGGATTCTCTATCTATGTTATTTATAAACAAGAAATCTTTTGAAGCGTTTTGGTTATCATCACCCACATCTTCTCCAGTAACCCAAGATGATGTCGTAGATGGGTCGGATATGGGGTACATGCCTGATTTAAGACTCTTGGTGTTAGCCAATCCCCTTAATCTGTTTTGTTCGTATGGAGCCGTATCATCGAAGCCCATCATGCTATTGTAGTAACCTACAGACGTGTAATAAAAAGCATGGTTTCTTCTTGGGCCATTGTTTATGAATGTCGTGAGCCAATCATATCTATACTTACCATACAATACCGGTCTTTTAGCAAGCGTATCAGATATGGTGGCAATCATTGAAGCAAATATCATTGCCATATTGATATTACCTATCACACCTACATACGCAGACGTAGAACGGTTCATAAGCTCTTCCGCTATCTGAGAAGCTATGGTGGCCGTAGATTCGATGTTAGCCAACGTAGCCGCCATCTTATATGATTGTTTCCCTAATATCGTCCATTTGGGATGATCTTCAACCTCATCAAAGTTTCCTACAGACATTCCCCTTATAAAACCTTCTATAGCCACCTCCGTAGGGGTTTCAGGCTTATTGAAATAAATATCAGGAGAACTAAATGCATACCACACGTTTCCTTTTCTGAAAAATGGGTGGGTTATAAACGATACCCTTTTTTCAGTTGCGTAATTAAAAGAGTCATCCGATAAATCATTATACGGATAATTAGGATACAGATTAAGATTCGAGTTTTGACCTGAATACCTGTACATGTCGTAAGCTATTCCGGTAGCTATAACAGAACGATTAAGGCGTCTGTCACCTCTATATATCTCATAGCCTGTAACCATATCTCGCTGCTCTTTGGTTATCAATCCGGAATCTACAGCAAAATCAAGGAAGACGTTAATCATATCCTCGTCTACTAATATTCCTATAGGATAAATATCAGAAGGAACATCATAAGACCTAACATCCCGATTCATGAAAAGCATATGATCGTTGTCCGGGAACTTATAATGCCGGATAGGTTGTTGACAAAAGACGGTACTGGTATCTACCGTACCATATTTATGACCTTTAAAAGACATCATTCCCTTATCATCCGTAGAAGGGGAACCGTAGTATTCAGTAAGCTTGGATACGATATTGTCGTAAGCTTTCTTGGAATTGCCTTCATAGCCATGATCACTTATCTTAACCTTGCTGCTGTCATACAGTTCAAAATTAGCAGGATACTTCTCAGACGATTCCCAGTAAGCGAAATCACCGTACTTGTATTTCCTTGGAGCGCAGTTTATGGGGCGATCCCCGCATATCGTACACTGGCTGGAGTATTCTACTGTGGCCCTTAACGATATTTCTTTTGCCCGTACATTTATCCTGTCTATTTCCTTTTCTCTGATACCAAAAATATAGGGGTATATAGTTTTACCAAGGACGTAAGATGTGCCTACCAAACCTCTTGACGGGTTCTTACTGTTCTCCTCTTCTCCATCGTCTTTAACCTTACAGAAATAAATCTGTCGGACGGTAAAAATCCAAGGGCATGATACTATAGGACAGTCTATGGCTACATACAATCCATCAGGGTACTTATCGAAGAAAGATTCGCCTATGTGCCCAAAGTAAGGACGGGATGCTCCAACAATAACATAATTATCGCCTTCATCCATAATCTTCTCCCAATCAAAGTTGAGATCATCCTTATCTATCTTCCTATTGCTTCCTTTGTATCTTGGATCTAATGATTTCCAAAAAGAAAGACGGACATATTGTGTGGACACAGCATCCATAAGACCATCTATTTTACCCAAAGATTCCAGATAAAGAACTTTGTCCCTGGGCGGGAAATCAGGATCATCCCATTCTTTAGGTCTTGTAATATGAAGGAAACGGGCGTTACGAAGCACGCATTTCGTAAACCTCCATATCAACAACTCTGACGTAAACATCGTAGAACCTTTAACATCTTCAGGAATAAGAGCGCCTACGTTATTGTCAGCTAAATTAGCATAAGAATCCCAGGTCCATCCATCTCCGTAATCTCCTTCTGGAACGTAACCGGTATCAAGGAAATTATATGAATAATCATCTATCCTCTTCTCTATCTCAGGCCAGGTGTCCCTTATCAAGGCTCCAGGCGCTATCCTTGACCTGTAGGCGTCGTTGTGGATAGTGCTCGAAGAACGTCCGGCACGCCAATCTGGAAGACATCTTCCATTAAAACAAACCTTCTCCTCTTTCTCGTCATTCCACACATCATTCATAAGAAGGTATGCTCCAAGAAGTGTAGAAGATGACTGGAATGAGTCATAATCGCTTCTGGCAACAGTAGGATTAAGACAAGGCTCTTCTATAAAACATCCGCAAGTACACGGCATAGAATCCAGAACATAAATAGCTTCGGCTATATACTGTAATATAACAGACGGTTGTAACAGAGAATCATATACAGCACACGCCTTAGTCCCATCATTTCCAGACCAGAATCCAGCCCAATGACCGCCATCTTCGTCATCGGCAAAGAAATACTTGTCCATGAACTCTATCATTTGTTCCTGTAGTTCCCAGTTAAATAACACAGAATATTTATCCGACTTTTCACCGCCGGTAGTATATAGGTAGTCGGTGGATACGTGCTCCATATCCTCAAGCTCCTTATACGTATATTCTTCACGGAAACCCACAATACGATCTACCGGAGCTGTAATAAGCGAATACTGGCGGTGCGCATCAGTACACTCGGCTCCAAACTCAGGGGCCTCGATACCATCTATAGCTTCTTTTTGTTCCTCCGTATTAGGATCGTCAGGGTCTCCGTAGCTGTTGAATATATCGCATATTTCGTTGGCAGCAGCATTATTAGGTTCTTCTGTAGCGGTATTACATGCGATGTCTTTTATATTAGATGAAAAATAATTAATCACCTCATCTATTATAATCTGACTTCTGAATGTAAAACTAACGTTTGTATAAGTTTTAAAATCATTTTGCAATGTTATAGTTTGACCGATAGTAGCCGGATTCTTACATTCTTCTTGTCCTGTTTCTTCATCATCGAAATACTTCGGGTCTCCTGCCGTATTATAATACTGCCACTTGAATTTACGCTCTTGCCCTGAGCAAGGAGGAGCATATTGGTTTATGGACTTATATACTCTATCAGTATCCTTATTTTCTATTTCTGCCGCAGCATCTTTATAAGGGGGAGGTATTAACACAAATGCCGGAGTTTTGTAACCGTTGGAGCACTTAAAAGAAATAGCAAACGGATACACTTCATTTCTCATATACCCCACATACAACGAACAGGCATTACCGTCCTTATACAGATCTTCGTGGGCTACCGACGCCTGCCATTGAAGGAAGTGTCCCATGAGGGAAACTACAGGCTGTAAATTCCATTCTTTTTCCGCCGTAAGACCATATTGAAGAAGACGATTCCCGACAGCCACAATCCCCCTTGATGTGTTATACACAGGTTTTTTTAAGGATATGTGTTCGAATGTAGTACGTTTGTTATTAAGATCCGAATAATACAATATAGTCTTTTCTGATACAGGATGAATACCTTCTACAAAATAGTCAACAACCGGTTGGGTTTCTCCGTTGTATCCTACTGTGTTTTGAATGATAACAACCTTAAAATATTCAACTTGACGATCTATGTTAGATACGACAAACCTAATACCTAAATTAGTACGTTCTCCCCATTTTCCATCTTTTTGAGTAATATACTGTTCATCGAATATAGGTACAGGATTAGTGGGATTAGAATAACTTCCAAGTTCGTTTCCAAACTCGTCACAAGGAGCCACAGTAGCCTGGTAGACGCCTGAGCGCAGACTGCCCCCGTACTCTATCTGAGCCGGCTCTATGCACATGGGTTTGAGTAGCGGAAACACCCTAAGTTTCTCACATGCCAGAAAACAACCATTCTCCTGCATGAACTTTTTCCTATCGTATTCTTTATCGCATATCTTATACCCATGATAATGATACCATATATCACCTTCATCATCAGGAGTCAGAGCCTTGTCTACAATAACATACCTGGGAGGATTATAATCGTCAGTCCAGTAAATGCATTTTCCACATTTCTCTGTCTTGATTTCTATGGTTTTTATAGGATGGTAGATAGAGAAATTAAGACACGGATCCTGTTCATTGTCTTCCAGCAAGGTCTTCATGCCAGAACACAACGACTCCGATCCTTCTACCATAGATTCTATATCGGAATCGGATAAGATACTTGTATCGGATTCAGGCTTGAAATAAGTTATCTTAGATACGCCTGTTTCAGGATTTGTTATAAAAAAATAGATATTGCCCGAAGTAAGATCATTCTTGTAACCAATAACCTTAAACCCATCGAAATCAATGCATTTAAGATTACTGTGCTCGTTAGATCTCATCCCAACATTACCATCCTCGGATTCGATGTTGGCATTCAAGGCAAACGTATAATGCTGATCCGTAAGACTCGACGGATGCAGATCTCGGTTCATACCTGTTTGAGGAACCGCTATGTTTCTGTTATCTTCTGCTGCCATTTTATAACTGTTTGTCACAAAGATAGCAAAAGAGATTTAATCATGGATTTCTAAAGTAGGTGAAGAAAAGAAATACATTTTCAGTCTCCTACTTTATCGACCACACCTACATAAAAATCGGGGATAGGATTATCATTGAAATTTCTTATTTGAATATCAATATAATTATAGAAATAATTATCAACTGGATCCATTATCGTCACATTACTTTCTAAAACCCCGTCTTTGTATGAATACAGTTCCTCATGTACTGCATTTAGAATGATCAGCAGACAGAAGTAACAATAGAAATGTATATGCAGATTTATCTCTTATTATAATATCACAATTAGATGATACATTAGACAAAACCTTGGATAAATCAAATTCTCCAAAACTTATCTTGAATTTCTTTCTTCTTATTGGAGTTATATATACTGGACTATTAACTACAATATTATTCCATTTAAATTGACTCCCTTCCATTACAGGAGAGAAACAATTACCCATCACCATATTAACATTTTCAAATCTTCGTCTCATAACATCTACTTACGATTTATATCTTCTACCCCTAATCAAAACAGTACCATCACCGCCGTTACCGTAAGTACCACAACCGCCACCACCGTAACCGCCACTTTTTCTATTGCCTTTTCCAGTTCCGCATCCTTTGTCGTAATCGGATTCTCCACCCATGCCCCCATTTATATTTCTGTCTGAACCACCACCTCCGGCATTTCGTTTCCCAGTAGGTTCGCCAAAATCGCGGGTTGTATGCCCTTGACCCTTTCCTCCGCCATATAGGGAACCAGCTGGATAGAGAGAGCCATTTTCATTGTGGCTGCCGATTCCGTTAGATCCATCAGAACCCGCTTTAGCCGTATCTGAATCATCTCCTGCTCCACCACTTCCGCCGTTGCCACCAGTATATGCTCCGGCATTACTTCCGCCTGGATAACCATTACCCGCACCATTTCCGCCATTAGCTCTATAACTTGAATTTAAGAATTGAGAGTCTCCACCGTTGGGGGCAACTTCAGAATACCCTCCAATTCCTCCTTTCCCAACTGTTATCGGAATTGACTGACCCGGTGCAACAGAGATAGCATCACCGTCTCTCCATCCGGATGTATCTTTTTTGAAGGTTTTAGTATAGCCGCCACCTCCACCGCTTCCATTATGTCCTGCACCCCCTCCTCCGACAAGAAACACATCAACCTCCCTACATCCAGATGGAACCGTCCATGTATAATTTCCTGCCGGATAAAACCTTATGATAAAGTCTTCAAGTTCCCTATTTTTTTGCAATAAACGACGTCTCATAACATACTAATAATTATATTTAACATACATAATCAAACAAATACAAAGAAAGAATCATTAGAATAAAGACTGGTATCCTGCGCGTATGTCCTATAACCTCAAAAGAAACTGTACTCTGAGTATGAATGTTAAAACATGATCCTTGCCTAAGCTGATTCAAGACATTATTCACCTTATCTGGGCTAATTGTATCTGATTCATCTTTACTCATTAAATCAAGTACCTCAAAACGATTATCATGATCGGTATCGATTTCAACACAATGATAAATAGCTCCATTACCAGATCTCTGTTCCTCAAAATATCTTCTCCTACTCATGATAATACTCCTTCCCGTAATATTTCAAGAAGCTAAATCCTTTCGACTCCTTCCTCAAAACATCATGCTTATTCCAATACTTTTCTAAGTCGAAAGCCTCTCTTTCAAATACGATATTGTGATATGCCTTATCGTGATTGCGATATATGCACAACCTAATCAGGTACTCAATTAAATACCATGAATAGTATAAAAATATCGGAATAAGAGACAGCCACAGCATCCACCACCCTGCATTACCGAATAAGAGACACAATCCTATTGTAAGCAACGATATAAACATACCAAAACAAAACATTGTATGATACTGATTACAATGCGCCTCTTCATGATATTCGGCCTTCAATGATATAGCATCACGTTCGGTAAATACGGCTCCAAACAGCATAATTGTTTTATAGCCGTCAATGAACGTAAACAACTTAGCTATTTTTGAATTATAAAATATTTTCATTGTCAAAAAAAATAATTTTATACCAGTTGCACAAAATCAAAAACTCAATAGGAGAATTAACTCCATCCCATTCCCATTTTTCAAGATAAGACCTTAACTTACTTTCATCAACATCTTCACACTCTTTAAGAAAAACAAGATGCGGCATAAACAATTCTCCACCTTCCAAAGACTTATTAAATTTACTAACCAGCCTCTTTCTGAACTTAGGACCGTACCATGATTTTTCATTTGTGGATCCAAGGCAATAGTAAGAATTGTTCTTAACCTTAATACCGAACCATTTACATACATATGGATGATATACCCTATCTGCTAAAAATATAAATGGCTTATACCATAGGCAATGCCAGAATGTACTACACTTGCCTCCAAACTTCTTAAATGCCCATCTGAACCCTCCAGAGAAGTACCAATTGTTAGCCCCTCTCTTAACCTTAACTTTGTATTTAAGATTCTTATTCCGGTTACTAACCCTATCCCACGGCTTAACCTTATCGGTATCCATATCAGGAAGGAATGTCCAATGATGAAGCAAGGCGCTATAATAAGGATTGTATATCTTGTGTCTGTTTCTAATAACGTACTCAAAAATATCGTATCCTACTTGCCCGGCTTCTTCAAATCCTTTTTCTGACAAGAAAGCTAATATAGGAGCCAGATCCCAGATCTGATCTTGTGAAGTGAATGGGGAGAAGCAAGGGTCTTCATCTTTTAACTCTATACCATTAGTATATCCGGAGCTTATCTTGGTAAGACCGAATTTGCTTGCGTCTTCGCTATGGATATCGTCTCTTAAGAAAAATCCTTTTTCGAATTTGAAATAAATACCTTTGTTGTTATTAAAAAATAGATCATAAGTAGTATCGGCAAGACGGGTAAGTACCAATATGGAATTACGCACATCATCTTCTGTCTTGCTGCCAAGAACCATTTCCGTGTATATAAACTGGAGATAATGAGCCAGGTTGATAGTTCCGTCGCCGACCCAGCCTGCCCCGTTCTTCACCGACGACAGTGGGATGCACGAGGCCTGCTCTGTGTAGCTGGAATCATAAACAAAATCCCGGTAAAACACCTCCTTAATCCTATTGTATTTATCCCAAAGACCTTCCATCACCTTAACCTATAACAATAACACAATCACGCTTTTCCTTATTATAAACCATCGTACCCATCTTAGTGTACAAACCTTTTATATTTTGGTAATTGGTTTCACCATGAGCCGAAACGTTAGTAGTGATGCTGTCGGAGTAAACTTCCGTACCTCCTTCATTAATGAAATTAAATCCTTGTTTAACCATCTCTCCTCCAAGGTAGGCTGTAAAAGACACAACAACATTTCCTCGCCCTCTATTTCCATACCAATTACCATAGATATCAGCATTGATATTAGGTTCCGACTCGTCCATTCCAGGCGCTGATAGCAAGGTCTTCATCTTAATAAGCGCACCTTCAAGACCGGACTGCATGTTATCACCACCATAAACAAGGTAATCACCTACCTGTTGTTGGGTAGTAGCCCACTGCTTACTCCATCCAACGTATTTATTATCTACATCTGAGATGCCTGTATTGGTGAAACCGGTTGCAGTATCAAAATCGGAGCCGTCTTCTGATTCCCATCCATACCTAAGAACAAGATAATCGAACTCAGGAATTACAACAACCTGCTCGCCGGCAGCTTGTGTGATTGTAACGTTCTTACTCTCTCCACCAGCCGTTACCTTAGCTACGCCTCTACGATCTTCAGCTACCGGATTAGGGCCGGCTGTGAAGATGATGTTTGCCGGTCCTATGCCTCTCATTTTGTCGGCGGTTACTATTTCGCTTGCTTTAACCTCTAACATATTATTTCATTTTAAATATTTCAAATACGTATATCCAGCTCAACAAAAATACTACCGGGCAGTACATTGTCTCTACCAAACTCGCCTCTCCTTTAAATTGCCTGATTGACCAAACAATCATGGATGCGATAACGCCAGACAAATATATAAATAGAACTACTTCTGTCATACCAATTTAAGCATGTTGTCAATTACAGGATATGCCTTAGAATAAATCTCAAACTCGGCACGACGCCGCCTAAGAGGTTCATACATACCTTTCAATGTCATTCCCATCATCTTAAGTTCGGTCTTAGCATTTTTCAGCTTAACCAAATCTTGCTGTGCATACAACTTGAACAAATCGGCCGCTCCTTGTGCCTCTCCATTATACATCAGTTCCTCAAAGAATCTCATCTTTACAAAATTATCCACATAATCCAATACCAGACCTTGAGGCGTGTCTGGTATAATTATATTAGATTCTCCGTCGAAAGGAAGAGACCGGTACTGCATGTAAATAGGACCATCGAAATTAGCATACAGGAATCCGTTTACGATATTTATCTCATACGGACTATCCTTTATTACCTTATTCCGGCATTTACTTAAACAAGAATCACGAAGCATAGGCTTAGCAAGACCTAACATTACCGGCCGGTCATAATAGCAACGAACTTCATGATCGCGATCATGAACATTGATATAAAATTTTTCAACTATCACTTTCTCGCATTCGTCTTTACAACATTCATCGCAAGAACACCACCTATAACTTCTTTCGGTACGTTCTTTCCAAGCTATTGTATTTTGAAGTTCTGATATCACCTTGTCACCTTCCGGCACCTCATATCCTTTAAAATCGCATTTAAAAGCCAAAATAAGATCAAAGTAATCACCAGGCATACGGGCCTGCCCTCGCTTGACATCCACTACCGCTTCTTTGCGCATAGTAATATCGCCTCCAAACTTCTTCAGGGCAATTTCTATCCATTTGTAGATGGATACTTCATCTATCAGATCACGCTTGTCAAATGATCTTAAAGACGATTTTAACTCTATGATATAATTTTCGACTGTCATCTCTTAAAAAAAATGGAGGACAGGAAACGAACCTGACCTCCACAAAGATATGAATAATATGTATAACGCCATATTTTGTGTTTTCAAAAGTTAGGATCTTCAAACTTGCCGTACTTCAAGAAAAGGCTCCTACACTTTTCCTTTATCCCCTTAAGCGTGACTTCATATCCGGCACCAGTCATGTAGATGGTTTGCTGATTAACTCTTTCCCCAGAATATTTGTCAACAAAATATGATCTGTAAACACCAAACTTATTTTTGACAATATCACTGTATAGCTCCCATCTACCCTGCCCATTTCTGAACATGAACTTGACTTCCTCAAGAAACAAACGAAGATTCTTCTCGGCGATGATAATACCATTTTGTTCAAGCTTCTTCGCGATATCTCTAATCAACCACATGTTTTCATGATCAACTTTCTTGAACGACTCCGCAAACTCCACATCGGGACGCTGCTCTTCTATTGTCTTTATAGCTTGCTGTTTCTCGGCTTCAGCTTGAACCCTCTCTGCTATGGCTCTGTTCTTGGCTTCAACCTCATCAGCTAAAGCTCTTAAGGCAGATGGATAATCTTTAGGAGTTATAGAGTAAGAACCCGTTTTTCTTATAGAGGGGAGAACCTCGGATGTTACCCATCGTTTAAACTTCTTTGCCGATTCTAATTTTGATGACAAAACAAGAGAATATAACCCAGATTCATTGATTACACGTATGCTGTCTAACTCATTGATTTCCAAGGGAGCCCAAAACGAGCCCCTCTGAAAATCAGACAGTTGCAAAAGAATGGTATCTTCTTCATCAACATGTCTTTTTATTGGATTTTTAGGCGTAGCATAGCCAAGTGATCGAGCTACATCTATAGCCACGAACCACACATCTCCATTTGGATCTACTATGGTTCTAATATCTCCAAATTCTGAATTTTTAAAGATTGTTACGCTCCCGTTTGTTTCCGTTTCGCTGGATTTTTGCGTCAAAATAATGTTACTGTTCTTCGCATTGTTTTGAAAATTGTTTACCTTTGTTCCCATAATAGGAATTGTTTTTTTTGTATCCGCCTGCTTGAGAAAGTAGACGGATATGCAAAAGTAGCGATTATCCTGTATCTACAAAGGGTGATCGCTACTTTTTTTCTACGACTTTCTGTGTCCTAATTCTTTATCTTCGAAAACTCTCTTAATCTGGAAATCTTTAAACACTCTTCTTTTAGCAAGTATTTCATTGTACATAAATCGATATCTTCGTCCTTTATTCATTTTAACCCTTAACTTCTTTTTCAAGCTATCTTGTATTACAAAATGGTAATATCTTTTAGAGTCTGCGAAATCCATAGCCAGGTGGTTGTAGAGGTAGCCGTTGGTGCCGAGCCTGCTCACGATGTCCAGGCCCCGCCTGACGGCAAAGCGCTGCCCCGGTATAAGTACATGGCATAAGTATCCTACGTTATCTACGTAAACACCAGCATCAGCTTCCACATAATGTTCTGATACGGTTTCCCATATAATAGACAACAGTCTTAAAATCTCTCCTCTGTCTCTTATCATGCCTTTCTTAAAACCATTCTTTCTCTTCATAAGACGATGGTAGTAAGCTGCAAAATACGGTGATTGTATTGATGTTCTTTTCATAATTCAAAAATTAAAATTATACATTTCAGATAATTAACATTAGAATATATTGTTGCGTCAAAATACTATTCTGTATTTGCAAAGTCTACCGATCCTCACGGACAGGTAGACTTATATTTTACAAAATTAAAATCGTAGTAAAGTTATGAAATCAAATGTTGTTTTACAATCAAAAGATCGAGTTTTGTTAGGAATGAACGTGTCTGTTATGTCTAAAGATGGTTACATATGTATAACAGACGCCGTATCGGCCATGAACAAAAAAAGAAAAGAAAAAGGGTTAAAAGAAAGATGGATTAACGAAATAATGCTAACTTCTTCTTTTAGGGAGAGATGTTTCGAGCTTTTTAATAAGTTGAATGACAGGGACTTATTGAGTAGGAGAAATCTCGGACTCAAAGATAATATCCTGAATATCAGCAGTGTAATGGATCTTGGTAAATTAGACCTTGCCTACAAAAAAGGAAAAGGAGTAGATCAAAAATGGTTTGTCAATCCATATCTGTTTGTTATGATTGCATTAGAGATGGATCCAGAAATTTACGCAGAGGTTGTCATTTGGCTCACAGATGGTTTGATAGAAAACCGGAACGAAGCCGGCGATGCATACGTTAGGATGTGTAGCGCAATAAGCAAAATAGTTCCAAACAAGAATGACTTGAAAGACAATATAAAGAGAGTTGCTAAAGCTATTAATTTCATTGTTTTTAATAAACACGAAGATGGGATAAGGAATACTGCCAGCAAAGATGAGCTCAATGACATAATAGCTATAGAGAACGTCATAGCCTCTGTTATTGATGACGGTTTTATCAAAGATTACAATTCTTTGATAAATTACCTCGGAGATAAATGGAAAAGAAAATGGGGAAACCCTGTTCTTGCATTGAAATAGTACAAAAAAACACCCGGCCAAACTATATAACTATGGCCGGGTGTCCAATAAAAAGAATCACTGAACAATTTGACTTTTCTGATTGGAATCAAGATTCGGATTTTCATCAACAGGAATCTGTAGCCTGAACGCTACTTCCTTTATCGTCTCTGCTACCACGTACTCAATTAGCTTGATAGGACAGATAAATTCGTATTCCCATTCAGACTCGCACCCTTTAGGTGTAGGATCACAAGCCATTAACTCCAGAGCCTTCTTTCTTCTTGTTGTAAAGAACTCTACGTTAATAAGCTCTATATGGAAATCCGGTATATAAATATAGTCGTTTTCTACATAATAAAAAGGACGACGTTCTTTAACGTATTTAGCATACGGTCTTTTTTGTTCATTGCGATACGACTTTATTTCAGCGAACTTAAAAAATATAGTGTTATCTACGTTAGTCACCTTAGTAATAGCCGGTCTAAGGGCAGAATAAAGAAGTCCTGGAAGCTTATGCTTTGACCGCATCAAAGTATTACATAACGCAAATTCGGCATCGCAGCAAACTATTTTATCAACTTCAATCATCTCCAGGCAAGTAACGTAAGTTAGGAGCCGGTGGTCACCAAGTAACGTCCCGTCATCCCACCTCTGTGCTGTATAAGATTCGGCTTTAGTTCTACCGATATTCAATATCCATCTCCGACTAACATGCGAATCTTTGTCAAGGGCATGAATACCGTTTACGACTCTTGATACAAATTCACCATTAGTGATCATGCTCCCCTCCTTTCTTTTGCTCTTGATTCTCTTGATTTAGCATTCAAGATCCTCATATAAATATCTCTTTCACTCATGCCGGATATGGTTTTTATAGCCTCATCCAACATAACTTTCGTATATAAAGGTTTAGGGAATCCCTTTATCTTAACCGGATCAGGAACCAACTTAGCCTTACGATATTCATAAAATCTTTTAGAAGTTACATTAAGATAAGAAACAGCCTCTTCTCCGGTATAGTACTTAGCCGGATTAGCAAGCTGCGTCCATGTCTCAAGATCGTTGGCTGTAAGATGATCGCATTCCCCGCTTAAAAACATCTCCTTTATCTTATCGCATACCGCCGCACCGCTTTTACGCAGCGTCTCTGTCAGAATTTCTTTCATTTTCAAAACATCCTGTTTTAAACCTTAAAACAATAGAGGCAATGATTATCAAAAGAGTAACAGCCATAACAGACCACACTACGATATTGTGTTCAATAGGCATCTCAATATTAACCGTAACCCATTCTACACAGATATTAAAAATCATACTATAGATCAATAACCTATGCCATATACAAAACCTGAACATTCTTGAAAAGCCAAGAGAAATAGGTCCCATGATAGAAAATGACCTAATATCGGATACAGCCAATTAGTGATACTAAAAGGATAAAACTCATCAAAAATGCTGGCTAACATAATAACCTGCATCAACACAGGATAATACTTCACAAACGTCACACAGACATTCCTCTGTCCTTTGCTAATAAACTTGTTGCTCATAATATGTTGTTGTTATGTTATTAAAATGGGGAAGGCGATCAGCACCTTCCCCTGGTTTTCAATCACTTTTTAGTGCTCGTCTTCTTTCTTTTCATCTTACCGCCAACACTACCGCCTTGACGCATTTTGGGTTTGTCCTTTTTATCAACTTCCCCACCCTGACGAGCTTTCTTTTTACAAGCCATGATACTAAAAATTTAAAATTGAATGATGTGCAATATTAATCATTTTTATTCTAATAGACAATACTTAAAACACAATATTATAATCTAAAATATTCAAGGGGAGAGAACTAAATTCCCTCCCCTTGCTAATTATGCTGGATTAAGATCTATTTGAGAATAAGCGTATTTCAAAGTACCATTTTCATCACCACACTCAGCTCCATCTACGATAAAGTTGTAAGAAGCAGGAGATTCATTATATACATTGAAAACACCATTTTTCTTGGAGATATTTTGTTTTTCATACTGCCTAACAGTAGCGGTCTTATACACTTTGCCTTCGTAAGACACGTTTATAGTTCGTATATACCATGTAGTATTTCCACTCTCATCTCCAGAATGAACATATCCTGCCAATATACCACCCATTACAGCCCCGAAATACGAACAAGAGCTTCCGGATTGTTTTCTCTGGGTTGTTGTTCCGATGCTTATAGTAGCTCCAGATATCTCACGATAATCAGCATCCACCACCTTAATATCACAGGTGTAGATTCGGATATTTCCATTTTCATCACCAGTCCATTCGAATCCGGCAATACACTTACCGGCGCCAGGGTTATAAGAAACATTATTCCTCCTATATGTAGCCCAAGAGCCGTTTTTCAATGTAATATGCGCCGGAACAGGCTTAGCCTCTGCCTTGCCTTCTTGGTTGACTGTTATGTTAACAGTCTTCCCAGACTCATTTTGCTTCAATGTCACAGTGCCACTTCTGGAAGATGAAGAGCTGTTTGCGGATGAGATTATTACAAATGAATAATCATGGCCTGACAAAACAGGACAACTTACTCCTGATGGTTTTTCTGTAACTTCTGTAACCCAACTTGGTTTAGATAATACAGCGTATCCTATCTTACTTCCATTTTTCTTACTTTTTAATTGAATACATAAATATGGGTTATTTGTACCTCCATTTGCATCGGCATTCCAAGTGTTTTGGTTGGTACTAAATTCGTAAGTAACTGCAACATCTTGTGTGATGCTAAGAGTAACAGTCTTTCCAGATTCATTTTGAACAAAAACAATGTCACCAGATCTGGAAGAAGATGTTGTATTGACAGATAATGTCACCACAGCCTTCATGCTTTCAGATGTCTGGTCTCTGTAATCAACAGAACACCAAGAAGGTTTCGATTTAACAGAATATCCTATATATGAATCATTCTTAGTACTTATGATAACTTCTTCAATATTCTGAGATTCTCCAGTTACAGACCTTGACTTGCTCGTTCTTCCATCATGGAACTGAAATTCATATGGTGCATATCCGCAACTTCCAATAACATACTCTTCTTTAGTATCAGAATTTCCGCAATCATCGTAACGAATAAACTTAGTTTTGGTTCCATTACATCCATTTTCTTGCCAAGAACCGTAAGATCCGCAATTACAGCAATTTCTACAACTTACAGAATATTGACGATCTATGCTACCAGAGCAACTATCACGATAAGCATTGTACTGAGTATGACCTACGCAGTCTCCTGTTCCATAGTAAGACCAGTCAGTACAAGACTCTCCACCTCCATTAACCCATCTTGTGTCGTTATAAGAAGAAGAGCATGGATTGGTGTCACGTTGTTGCTTCTGAGACGTACACCCGTCACAACGGGTGCTTCCGGTATCCGACCAAGAAGGTGTTGTGCTATCAGGCAAGCAATCAGCATTCTTATTAGCTACTGCCTGACCTTGGGAATTTACAGCATCTTGAGCCTTCTTATTAGCATCAGCTTGACTGATATTGGACGTAAATGGACCACCCACCTGATCTTGGGTTACGGTAACAGACGAACCATGCTGACAGCTTCCGCAATTGTTTCTGGTGAAGACCTTACTTGCCTTACCGGTCCAGGTACAAGTGCCTTGTGCATCTGCAAGAGCCTGACCCTGGACCTCAACGGCAGCCTGAGCCTTGCTATTTGCATCTTCCTGACTTACGGTAGACGTAAAAGGACCGCCGGTTACATCATCTTGATCTATGGTAACCTTAGACCCGACACCGCCGTCAGCACACTGTTTTGTAAATTGCTTGCTATATGTTCCGGTCCAGGTACATACCTTATCTCCACCTTCTACCCAGCGTTCATCTGCTCCACCATAACATTCGTTGGTATTGACTTGCTTCTTATAAGATTTACCTCCTTCACATTTGGTTTCAAGCGGTTCAGAATCTACCCATACAGGATCGGTGTTGTCCATTTCGCATGTCCCGTTCTTGTTAACATAAGCCTGACCTTGGGCTTCTACAGCTTCCTGAGCCAACCTATTTGCCTCTTCCTGACTTTCATTGGAATAGAACGGTCCGCCTACCATATCTTGTGTTACGCTCATCGGAACGCCATGCTGACATGATCCGCAATTGTCTTTTGTAAACTGCTTGCTATATACGCCTACGAACCTACATTTACCTTTTTGGTTAGCAATAGCCTGCCCTTGAGCTTTAACGGCTTCCTTAGCCTTATTATCAGCATCCTCTTGACTTACGAAAGAAGTAAAAGGATTGCCTTCAACATCAGCTTCACTTACCTCTACTTCTGTTCCTGAATCCGGTATTTCACAGTCGTTCTTTTGGAACGTTTCTGAGTAATGACCGGTCCAGCTACAAACTTTGTTCCCACCATCTACCCAACGTTCTTGATTGTGGGTTTCAGAACATTCGTTGGTATCATGTTGCTTTTTCTGAGACTTACCTTCATTACATCTAAGTTCTTCCGGAACAACGTCTTCCCATACAGGATCGGTGCTAAGTGGCGTACAGTTGCCGTTTTTATTAACATAGGTCTGGCCTCCTTCTTCTACGATCCTACGAGCTTCTGCGTCTGCCGCATCCTGGCTTTCTGTAGACGTAACAGGACTACCATTAACCATTTCGGCCGTAACCTCCATTTCTACACCCTTATGGCAAGCTTCACATTCAGGAACGAATCTCTTGCTGTAATAACCGGTATAGACCGTCATATTCTCACAATTACCCTTACTGTTAGCAATAGCCTGTCCTTGTTCTTTGACAGCAGCTTTAGCCTTGTTATTAGCATCATCTTGACTCACGGTAGATGTGAAAGGAGCACCAACAACATCTTGTTCGGTTACAGTAATCTTAGACCCTACCTGACCTTCATTACAATCGTTTTTGGTAAATTCTTCACTGTATTTACCAGTCCACGTACAATGACCGTCTTGGTTGGCTATGGCCTGGCCCTGTTGCTCGACGGCAGCCTGAGCGAGCGCGTTAGCCGCCTCCTGGCTTTCGTATGAAGTAAAAGGACCACCAGTTACATCGTCTTGATCTACTGTTACCTGCGAACCTACGCCTTCTCCTTCACAATTGTCTTTTGTGAATACCTTGCTATATACACCAACAAATTGGTTTTTATCTATGCAAGTACCTTTCTTATTTGCAAGATCTTGTTTCTGTTCTTCCATAGCGGCCTCAGCCAGCGCATTAGCTGCCTCCTGGCTTTCCCTTGATACAAAAGCATCTGGGTATCCGGCAAGATCCTTTTCAGTCAAATCAACGAAGCTTCCGGTCTGAGATTCGGCATCGCAATCATTTTTCTGAACACGAGCCGAAGCCTTTCCAACGAAATAGTTTGGATCAGTAACGCATTCTCCATTCAGGTTTGCCTGATCCTGACCGTTTTTCTCTATATCATCAAGAGCTTTCTTATCAGCATCTTCTTGACTTACGTCTGATGTATATTTACCGGCTTCTACTGTGTAAGTGTAAGGTGCTCCGATAAACCCATCTTCGCAGTCATTTTTATAAAATACTTTTGACTTCTCTACGTTATACCATAAATTTGTTTCACATGTACCATGCTCATTAGCATAACCTGGACCTTCAGCTTCCAAGGCATCCAAAGCCTTCTGATTAGCATCCTCCTTAGAAACAGAAGAAGAGAAGCGGCCGGCTTCTACAACATACTCTACCATAGATCCAACTTCAGTTACCTCACAATCTGTCTTTTGGAACATTTTGGATTTCCTGTCGTTGTACCATTTTATGGTATTGCAAGTACCATGAGAATTAGCATAGTCTTGACCTTTGGCGTTCAACTCAGCTTCAGCCTTACGGTCAGCATCTTCTTGGCTTATGGGAGAAGAAAATTGCCCGGCTTCGATTGTCATCGTAACCAAACTTCCTTCTTCGGTATCAGGATCGCAATCGTTCTTTCTAAACGACTTTGATTTCTTGACATTGTACCATAATATGGTTATACAACGACCATGCTCATTAACCCAGTTCTGACCATTTTGTTCAATGTCTTTCATAGCCTTGTCATCAGCATCAGACTGAGATATGATAGATGTGTATTTTCCGGCCTCAACAACGTACTCAAGCTCTTCCCCTTTCTCTGTCTCAGAATTACATCCTTCTTTTGTGAAAAGAGCTGACTGTCTTTTATTTCTATAAACTACCTGTTCTTTTTTTTTATGAACTAACGTACATTCTTCAGATACGCTACCGTCCCTGGAAGACACCCTTATCTTGACACTTCTGTTGGCACCAGTATCATTTTCATCAAAGTAAATATTAACCTTACTGTTAAGACTGCCTTCTTTCTTATCTATGTTCGCCCAACAATTACCTACTTTCATTCGCTGATCCTCCATCTTAAATTTTCGGGATTTGTATTTACGTTGATTACCTCCGGTGATCCATCGGACTCAAGATTAACAACATCCTTGTCCAGGTGAATTTCCTCCTTATCCACAGACTCGCATTCAACTATTTCAATAACATAATCTTTTATATTACTTTCTATACTTAACTGCGTGCTTGTTTCATCACCCTCAACCTGTTCAAATTCCTTATCCAATTTAATGTAAGGAACAATCTTCCCGGGCTGATAAATAGGAATCAGTACACCATTTATAGTTATGTTCTCATTAACTTCATTCCCATCCTCATTACCAGGCATGGAAACAATCATCGAAACCTGGAACGTGTCTTCAAGACCCGGATCACCAGGGAAACCATAATCAAGCCTAATATCATTGACGTCAATATTAAGACCGGAAGCGGTGGTAAATGCTTTTATGACACCCTTTATATCTTTCTCACCCGTAATAAGGGCATTGATCGAAGCGGCGTTGGTAGTAATAAGGATCTGCTTATCTCCACCAGATATAGGGAACTCCAGCCTGCTAACCGAGACTTCTGTGATTTTAATGCCTTTTTGCCTGAAAGTAATAGCTTTCATACTTTCAGTATCGGATTTTTTCACAATTCGGATAGTGATCCTATCTTCCCTTCCTTTCCAAGATGGAGCATCGAAATTCATTTTATCACGACCGACACCTTCCTTCTTATCTGAGGTAAGCCAAGAACCATCATCCATCTTATATATTTTCTCTCTCGACATAATTATCCTCCCTAATTTAAAGTGTCAACTCCCATTCAACTCCATCATCGACAACCACCTGTACCGTAGCCGTACCGCCTGTGGCTTCAAATGTTATGTCAGTAGGAATAACATCAAATATCTCTTGTACGCCAACACATCCTAAGCCGCAGATAATATCCTTAAACCATTCCTCTTTAGCGTATTTTTTAAGAACTTCTTTAAAGAACTCACGAAGCCAATCTGAATCAATAGATTCCTTAAGTATGGTTTCTATTATTTCCTTAAGCCAAGATTCGTGCATTTCCTCTTTCAGAATCTCTTTAATAAGCTCGACAATGGTTTCTTTATCTAACTTATCAGAAGGCACAGAGCCATCAACGAGATTACCCCCACATATAAATCCTTTGCATTTTTCTGCCATTTCTTATCCTCCTAAATTAACAATGGAACCCATAAGAACTATTTGCTTCTTCTCGGTACACAACCCTCACTTCAGCAAGTTCATCCTGTTGACACATATCCCGGCAGAACCTAACAGTACGACCCTGGACTTTATACATATCAGAAGGTACGACACCCCCGCAATAAGATACGATCAAAATCTCTGCCGGATCTTTCTTTAGAACCACATGAGAAGTACCGTCAAACACTTCTGTATTGACAGATCCACTTACGTTAATAGCCCTTGAAACGTATTTAGCTAAATTAGCTAAAGCTCCGTCTAAAGGCATACCATGATACAAACCAGCTTCTTCTATAGTTTCTCCATCATAGAATATGTTAGAAGAAGGAATATTGCAATGATGCGGGCGTTCGCACCCACCATGACTGCCAAAACAACCGTTGTTACCTGTTATTGCCATTATTGCTTAAAATATTTATTTTTTGTTTTAAAAATTCTATTTCCCTATCCTGATATTCCATACGGCATATCATTGCATTGATTAAAGCCGTAAGATCAGATTTCTGAGCCAGACTGAAGTAGCCAGCGTTGATGCCGTCAGCGCAGTACACGCAGTTCGTGCATGTATATCCGTCCGGGCATGGCACCGGCGTCTCGTCCACATGTGGAACATATACGTGTTTACCACTTAAGTCCTTACCAATTTGTGCACTCTTTTCCATTTTGAAGTTGTTTTTCAAGTTTTTCAACTCTTTGTTTTAAAAGCGTATTTTCTTCAACCATCCTATCCAAAAACTTATCTATGTTTTCAAAAACCAGTTCTATATTATGCATAACCTCATTATAAGGCATACCTGGAGTTAATTTGGATATGAATGTCTTGCATCCTGTATAATGAATGCAATGATCGCTTAAATGACCATACGGGCAATCGCATTCTTTTGGAAGAATTTCGCAATTGTCCGTACAGTCATTACACGGATCAGACCCGATACAGATATTAGATCTCAGAATATCAGGTCTGTCATCTTTACAAGTGTTACAATTCATGACTTTCTTTTTTTTGGTGCAAGATAATAATTTTCATTCACACCATCACAATAAGAAGTCAATCAATGTATTCCAAGCGGTTAGTGCTGCCTTTAAAAACGTATCCGCATCTGTTTTCTATCTCTACATCGGTAATAGGGAGAATAGCATCTTTGCCATAAGTAAGTTCGCATTTTGAAATAAAATTTACTATACCTTGATAATTACCATGAAATTCCCTTGCGAGTTTCCTACCGGTAGGAATCCCTTCTTTATTGGTTTCAGGAATACCTATCAAGCACTTTATCCAGTTTGGTTCATTCTTGTTATTGCTTCGTATTTCATAGTTCACGATATCAAATACAATACCTTCAAGGTTCTTGACATCGATGTTGTCCGCATCCATTTTCTTATCAATACGAATCGTGCTTGTTAAATCTCGTAATTTCATGATATTTTCTATTTTTGACATTAATGAATAACTGTCACAGTGTTTTAAAAGACCGAAGTAAGAAGACCAGCTTTCATTTGTAATACACTTCTTCGCGTCTTTGGCTACCCTCTTCCTTATTGTCACATAACCTTTATTGTGTTCAGATACGCCTTTGTTATTACGGTGGAAAACATACCCGCAAAAATCAAGAGGTCTATCCATGTCTGTTATAATACAAGTATGCCTTTTAGATCTTATCTTAAGCTCATACCACCAATAATTCTTAATCCTCCATTTGGCAGTATTAGCATCCTCCTTAGTATAGAAAGCAAGAAAATTATCGTCGGCATATCTCAATGAAAAAGGAGCTATTCTTTTTGCAAGATCATCAAAATCTTTCATAAGGAGATGATGAATAAAAGGGCTTGTAGGGGTTCCTATAGGTAGCTCTACAGATACGAAACTTACGTCTATTACAAAATCTATAAACTTTTTGTTTGAAATAAAGTTCTTAAGCACTTTTCTAAATACTTTGTCTTTTACATGGTTGTAACATTTACGTTGATCTATAACCAGGCAATACTTCAAATCAAGTCTATCATAATAAACATGCTTCATCTTTTTAATAAGAGACCTTGATTTAGACGATGCTGTTATGCCAAATCCAGGCTTACAATTAAGACCATTCATATTATCCTTCTCATAATACAAAGGACCTAACTTTACTAAAACAAGATGCTGATAGATTCTGGTGGTAAGATCCGGGCTGTTTATTTCACGAACCTTACCATTCTTGTTTTCTTTTACAAGTTTGCGATATTTGATTTTGCTAACATAAGTACCATCTAAATACCATTCATACAATTTTAACGAATTACCATCAAAATCAGAATTAAAATTAACAACATCATTCTTTTTAGAATGGTTTTTAAATGCTGCTTCGCATGCTTCTCTAATATCATCCAAACTTACATCTATATAGTTTGAAACTGATTTCAGTTGTGGGCTAATGACGGGCTTACGACCGTCGCGCATCTCTATCATATTTTTATCATATAACCTCATACGCTTGTCTTTTATTGATTCTCCACTCCTGGGAAAGATTAAAAAGAATATACCCAATTTTTTAGCCCACACAGGGCAAGGCCGCAATTGTTGCGATTCGTATTAGAAGCGGCGTTATTCGCATTCAGATTACGAGGCGAACAATTGCCATTGTTCGCATTACCGCCGAAACGAGCAGCCAATTCTTTTTAACCTATTTCTCAACCGTTATTTGCTATTTCAGAGGTCAGATCCCAATGTAAGACTTGTTAGCAGACTAACGGATTTCATTGAATAGATTTTTATTGTTTATAATGTTAACTACCCCTGTTGTCTAATGACATTGCAAATACATGTATAATATTTTATAGCTACAAAACAATTTGTATTAAATATTTTAAATTTTTGTTTTGTAGCTATAAAATATTATATTAACAAGATACGGCTGCGCCGTGATATAGTATATAAGGCTGCGCCTTAGCGCTGCGCTTATGATGGCTGCGCCATCAGAGGGGTGCAACCCCTCAGGCCTGCGGCTGACTGACGTCTAATAACAACTGGGCAAGGCCGCAATAGCCGCAAGACCTATAAGAAGCGGCGTAATACGCGTGCAGAGCACGAGGCGAACAAACGCCATTGTACGCATTACCACCGAAACGAGCAGCCACTCTGGACTTTATACCAACAGATGAAGCCCAGTAGCAGTTGTCCCATGTATAAAAACATTCTCCTGAATTATAATCTCCTCCCTTTTTACCCTTCCATCCGGTATAAGGGATACGATGTAAAACATGACCACCTCCTAAATTTTGGGTAGTTGCTATCTTCTTATATTTGGATTCAAAATCAAAAACCTCACCATTATTTATAGTAGACCTTTTCTCATATGTCCATTTCTTTTGATCTGGCTCTATATAAATATCAATAGTATTACCTATTCGAGTGACATTAGGATCATTTAAACAAGTCCCTACCTGTTCGTATCCTCCTCCGCAATACCTAAAGACGTCTCCAGACAAATTCATACCATCGTACAAAGACATCCTTAAAATAACTTCCAAATCAAATTCTGCCGGTTCGTCATTTTCGTTTAAGGCCGATATGGTACCAGTCATTTCCTTAAACACAATAACATTCATATGACCTTCAGCCATACTCTTGGCTCCCTGGACGTTCTTATACCAGTATTTTCCTCCATAAAAATCAAACTCTGATCCTTCTTCTACGCCTGTTTCAAATGCAAAAGAAGCCGCCATCTGACTTTCCATGCACTGTTCTTTAGGATACCCTGAATTTATGAGGTCAGAGAAATGAGTTTTTTTAGTAGGTTCATAATGGATAATAGGAGAAT